GGTGAAAACGTAGCTCGTGGAGCAGCTGAAAAGGCAATGAACGGTACTTCTCTTGTTGAACGGACCCCTGGTGTAATTCAGGGTGCAAGTGTAACTGAAACACCGGGTGAAAACCTAGCTCGTGGAGCAGCTGAAAATGCAAGGAACAGTACTTCTCTTGTTGAAGGGACACCTCTAGCACCTATACCGCCTATATTAGTATCACTAGCTAATATAGTACCAACTTATTTAAATGTTTCGTTTGCCCCAAAATTCACAACTAAACCAGTAACTGTACCGTTTACTTTTCTTGGTATAAACAAATCATCGGGACAAATTATTGGTTCAAATACATTAACAAATTCATCGGGATCGTGGAAGAAATACGATAATACATCTGTTTCACCAACAGACTCGCTTATTGTAAATGAAAGACCGTTTTCCCAGATTACGCAATTACAAAATGGACGATGGTTGTTTATAAATTCAAATACTCATGTTCTTTATACTGAATATTCAATTACAAATCTAGCTTCACTTTGGTCTGGAATTAGTACACCTGAAATCAAATTTCAACAAATATTACAATTACAAGATGGTTCATTTGCTGCTATATCATTTAAATCATACCAAATTATGTTAGCAAAAATGATTGAAGGAAATTCAGTTCTGTATAACAATCGGTGGGTAAGAGCTGATGTTGTTCCTCAATTACTCAATGTTATTACTAATTTATTAGTTGCAACTAATGATAAACATAATGGAAACATACAATTTAATAATATTCTACAATTACAAAATGGTACATTTGCAGCTATAAATAAATCTTCAAACCAGATTATAATATCAAGGTCTTTAGTAAATGACTATACAACATGGACCCGACCAAATGGTACCCCTTTATCAGGTCCAGCTGATACTGGTAATGGAGATATCCAATTTTCTCAGATTACTCAATTACAAAATGGTTTATTTGCTGCTCTGGAATACAAATCAAATCAAATTTATGTATCAGAATATTTGTCAAATCTTGGTGGACTTTGGACTAAAGTATATACAGGTGATTTACAGTTTTCTCAAATACTCCAATCACCAAAAATCCCCTCTTCAACAATAACAAATTATCCTTGGAATATAGGATTTATTAATTATACAAATATATCTCTTACAGAACCTGTATTACCAACATACTTTTCAGATGAATACAACGATTTCCGAATATTTTCAATTGGTGCTGGTACTTCTACACTCCCATATTATTCCGGTACTACAACTTCTGCTAACACACGACCATTTAACGGAACTTTGATAAAACTTAACTATTATGTAAATAACAGTACAGGACCAAATACTTATGAAAATGCAAGCATTAGACAAACTAATGCTATAGATATCTCAAGTTGTATTACAGGTGATCTTGGAACTAATGGTTCTGGTGCAACTATTACTATATACATCAGAAATGATAATTCAGGTAATGTTGTTCTTTCAAATAGTTAATTCTTAGAGTATCCAATAACGGCACAAGCAATTCGTTTACCGGCATTTCCTGTTTTTAAACTTTCTGTACGATTTTTACCTTCACCTTGGCCGCAATCATCTTGGTCTTGGTGTATTATAAGCATTCTTCCTACTATATTGCATTTTCCACTAAGACGTATAACATTATCATACGTAACATATTTTGCATTTCCAAAAATATCAGTTCGTATATTTCCAAGGTCTCCGACATGACGTTCAATCATTCCGGGACATCCGTGTGTTTTATTGTAAGGATTAAAATGCGCGCATGCGCTCGTACACCCATCTGAAAGGTCTCCGTATTCATGGACGTGAAATCCATGTAATCCGTTTTTCTTAAGACCCTTCAAATCGATGTAAATGTCTACTGTATCGGGATATTCAACAAATTTAACATTTCCTGAAATTGGACCTGTAAAAACTGCTATTGCGGTAGTCATTTTATTTAGACAAATATTTTATATCCGCGTTAACCGAATTTAATGAATTATTCTTTTTGCCAAATCGTTGAAGTGAAAATCCAGGTTGGTCGTAAAGAACATCACCTAGACAAGTTTTAATACTCGGTGTTAAATTTGAACTGTTTTCTGTTCCTGGTTTATAAAAGTTAACGAGGTTTGAATTTGTTGCTCCAAGATTATCTCCAAATCGTCCTTTACGGCGACGACGACCAAATCCGCAAGAACCTTCGGTTATTTTATTTCCAAATCCACAAACCCTTTCCATGTTATAATTTTCACCAATATTTGTTTTTTCACCAAAAGAATTAATAAAAACTCGACGATATGGATTTTTTCTTTTCGATTTACACATCTGTTTTAATTTTGAACGTGATATTTCTCCAACCGTTTTGGGTGTTTGAGAATTAATTCGTTTTAGAGGCCTGCAGTATGGATACTTCTTTCGGTTACTTTTTGAACGTCCACACGTTTGGTATTTTCCGTTTTTCTTTGGTTTGCATACATCCACCCATTTTTCTTTAAACCAACGGTCAAGTGAACCAAAAGAACATCGGTAAAAAGAAAATGCGTTCTTACCAGCGCATTTATAGGTTCCACCTTTTGATTTATATTCTCTCACCAATTGTCCGGATGCATATGCACTGGGCCAAACTTTTGAGCGCTTTTTAATTTTATTTTTTAAACTATTGTATAATTTAGTATTTATGGGTTTACTTTTTCCTTTTTTACAATGCATTTAAAGGTAACGGAGTTATCTTAATAAACTCTTTTATTTTAATTTAATTAAAAATGGAACGTCTTTTAAACGTTCGTAGTGAATATCAACACCTTGAACCCGAACAACTTAAAAAACTTCAAAATGCACTTTCCATGAACTGTGAAATTCTTTTGTTTAATATTCGAACGAGTGGAAATATAGCAATGTGTATACGTACGGCTTGCTTAATGGGATGCAAACAAGTTATTATTTGTGGACGTAAGCACTACGATAAACGCTTTACCGTTGGTGCTGAAAATTATATACCTGTTACATTTGTTGAAAAACCCTTAAAAGTAACAATTAATTGTAAAAAAGGAACGAATCCAGTTGAATATATCGAAATGTTTAATTACAATGTCGATGAATTTGTAAAATGTTGTAATGGACGTACGCCTATTTTTTTAGAACAAAATGGAACAAATATTTCCGAAGTTCCATGGAAACTTGTAGAAAACCCTTTGGTAATACTTGGAAACGAATCATTAGGTATACCAACGGATTTTATAAAATCGGTTAAGACAATTTTACCCGAAACACGTATAGTAAGTATTCCACAATGTTCCGTTATGCGTAGTTTGAATGTTGCTGTTGCAGCATCAATTGTTTTATGGGAAATAACCAAACAAACAACAAGTTTGTCTTTTACATGTTAATGTTTTTAAAAATTCTTGAAATGTCATTTTGTGGATTAACCGATAAGTTTTTAAACAACCGTTCAAACTTGTTTCTTTCATTTTCAGTTTTAAAATACTTCTTTTTGAATTCATTTCGTTGTTTAACAAGATAGTTATTTATTTCAATATCAGATACATTACTTTGTACTCGTTTTGATTTGTTATAAGCATACCGTTTAATTTGAGGGTCAATTCTTGCAAATTCAAGTTCAGAACGGTCAAGACAGTATTCCAAACAGCACTCTTCGTTTACAAAACAGTTTGGGTAAGTCTGAACCAACGATTGGTAAACATAATCGGCTGGAATTTGGGCGAGACGTTTTGCAGTGGTTTCATCAAATTCTTTCAATGCAAGGTTGTAATAATAAATGTAAACGTTGTTTGCTTTCTGGTTTATTTGTTCCATGAAACTTATTTAAAGACCAACAATATTTTTAAATAACACGAAATATGTTTTATGGAAACTTTAAAAGTTCTAGCTATAGACGTCGGAATAATAAATTTAGGGTACACTTACTCAGAAGTCAAACTGGAATTACCTGAGTCAGGAAGTAAATATAAAGCACATCGTTTGAATAATAGTTATCTATTAAATAAGGAAACTATTAAAAAATGCATTCGTGTTTTAGATTGTAATCGTATTGATATTACAAATATTCGTCACAAACGCGTGAGTTACTGTGATTGTAAATTACACCATGACAGATGTATTCCCGATTATCTGGACCATTTTATTCAGGAAACACCTTATTTCGAAGAATGTGATGTTCTTATAATTGAACGTCAACCACCAGTTGGCATAACTGGGGTACAGGACCTTTTATTTAAACAATTTCGTGAAAAGGTTTTGTTGATAAACCCAGGAAGTATCCATAAATATTTTGGATTACCTAGTGTTTACAGCGAACGAAAAGAAGAATCAGAAAAAATAGCCGAAGCATTTCTTTCAAACTTTTCTAAATTTACAACGAATAATCGTAAACACGATATATCAGACGCACTATTAATGACAGTTTTTTATTATAAACAAAAAATGGAAAAAATTATTGAATGTAATAAATTTAATACAGAAATTCATGATTTTGACAAATTTAGGTTTAAAAAATGTTAGTATTTAAAATAACTGCTATCTTCATTTGAGGAAGAAGGACTACGTTCATTTACAAATTTTTTCCGTAAAGAGCTTGAGTGTCGCTTGTTGTATTTGTAATTGTAATCATTGTCGTAATCATACTCTTTGTGTTCCGAAGTTATCAAATAAAAAACGATTAACAATAAAATCAAAATAAGAAGTGCTATAATAAGATATTCTCTGGTAGTTGAATTATTTTGTAACATTCTATATAATTAACAAAGAAATTATTTTAAAGGTAAATTAAGTGAAGTTGGGTCAAATTGAAATATTAATACTTCATTTTTCGCGTTATATATCATAAATGATATAATAGCTATAAGTATAATTAAATAAATGAAACTAGTAATAGTACCAATAGCCTCTCCAAAATTGTTTTTTCTCATTTAAACTTTGCATTTATTTAATTTTACAAAAAATAATTTACTTAAAAAATTAAACATAAATTATAAAAAAGATGAAGGAAAACGCAGAACCAACGATTTTAACAAAAAAGGATTTTTTTCAAATTGATGAATGTAATTGTGGAAAAAACCCTTTTCGATACACAGATGTTTCTAAAAATGTGTATGTAGCTAAATGTCCTCTTATGAAAGAAGAATACGACATAAAAACAAAAACATGGATTTCTTCTAAAAAACAACCATGTGATTTTTATTGTAAATATTTCGGACCGCGTCCTGTTTTTGAAGAAGTTAAAAATACACTGATTCGTAAAGCAAATGTAATTCAAGATAAAAATGTTTTATTGGAACAAAAACTTCGTCTTTTGTTTCGGTTTGTTTTTGTATCAAGGCACACTGCGACATTGGATGAAATTAATATTCTCGTTAAAAACAGTCTTCGTAGAGAACCCCGTAAAGAATATTATTTTCCAAGCCCCGGACACCTTCGTATTTCACATTATGAATCATTGGAAGACTATCGCGACCGTATTTTTTCTAAAAAAATAGTTGACCTTAGTAATTTACCAGAACCAGAACCTCCCAAAGAACCAATTGGTGATTTCTTTGATATTTTAACGTTTTTAAATATACCTAAAAATACCAAGGTTGTACCAAAAGCCAAACCAGTAAAACGTACAGTGCCAACCGTTATTAGTAAACCAATTACTTCTAAATTTATTTTGGTTTCTGACGATGATGAATCCGAAAAAGATTCTGATTATGAATCGGACCATGAATCCGTGTATTCTGGTACAGATGATTTAGATTCTGTATCGGAATCAGAAACCGAAGTTGTTGAAGAACCAGAAGTTGTCGATGGCGAACCAGAAGAATATGATACTTATGAATCTGGTGGTGAAGATTTTTATGACTAACGGCTCCGCTTTTAAATTTTTGTTGGGAATTTTCCTGTGCTGTTATAAATACCCAGTCTCCGACGGTAATCGGCTATACTAGCCCGAAGACTTGGTTTATTCCATAATACAAACATGCTAAGATAACCAGCGCGTGCTGGGTTACCCGTCCCGAGGTCCTTTTTGTGACGAGTGATATACCTTTGACGACGTTCACGGTCATGGTGTTTGATATAATCCGACATACCTCTGGCTCCGAAGTGTATTACTTTTTGGCGTCCGTTGGTTTCAAATGTTGCCATAAGTTTTTTATCCGATTTATTTGACTTTTTTATGGAAATTAATTTTATTCGCTCCTTTTTGGAGCCAAAAGAAACTTTTGCCAGTTTGTTTCCATTTTCGTCGACATCGTAAAAAACCAATTCACACTTTTTACGCAATGAACCTTCTTTTGGAGGATTCGTACAACCCTTTATGGGTTCCGTTTGTTTTGATTTAGTGCATTTACTACGGAACGATTCGTATTTTTCAGTAACTTCTTTAAACGTAACGCAATTATTAATTCCAAGTTTTTTATTTATTTTGTTGTGAATGTCAAATAACCACTTGCTAAACGTTTTACGGTCTTTCATAACTGAATAATTTAACATAGTCCCGGGTTGACGAATAAAGTCCTGGTAACTTTCTCGGCAGTACCTGCATGGCAGCACATTTCCTATAGATGTAAAAAATGTAAGATATTGTTCTTTTTGTTCCTGTGTTGGTTCTTGTGGATAGTTCTGAGCTATGCAATGGAGAAAAACCCATCCGGCAGGTCCCCATACCCGCGTTTGCATTCCATTTTTTGAATACAGTTCTTGCGAACTTTCTGCTTGCGAACTTTCCATTTAAATTAAAGAAATATTTTTAAATTTAAAATAATTGTAACTTTTAAAATGAACGGTTCACCTCCTGGACGCGATATGATTCAGCCTCCATCACAAGCACCGCCTGCACCAGCTCGTCCAGCTCGGAGACGGCGACTCGATTACGATAATTATCTTCCAGTTGCAAATCTTGGACGCCAATTTGATGCACAAGAAAAATTAAAAAATGTAAAGGGTACTGATGATTGCGCTATTTGTCTCACTGCCCTGAATGAACGTCCACCCGTTTGTATGATTGTTCCTTGCGGACACGTTTTTCACTGTACGTGTATCAGAGGATGGATAACTGAAAATATAATATCCCGAGATGAACCCGAACCATCATGCCCGCTGTGCAGAACACCAATTCAGCGACTTATTGAAAATGTAAACCTTCCAGCATTTGGGAAAAGCCGGAACAGTCCCGTTTCGAAGGTATCGGGTGATATAAAATACCTAAATTCTCTGTAAATTTATTTAAGAAATCGTGCGTTAAAGAAGGAAAGCAGGACTTTCCTTCGTCGCCAATCGCAGATTGGCTTTTAAGTTTAACAAAGTTAAACGTCGCAGATTGGCTTTTAAGTTTAACAAAGTTAAACGTCGCAGATTGGCTTTTACGTTCAACAAAGTTAAATTTTATGATTAACCTTCCTAAAAATATAATGACTTATACAAAAATCTCTCGTCCGAATATTGTAAAAGTTATTAAAAAAAGACCATCGACAACTGGTGAAAGAAGTATTTGGTGTTCTCCCGAACACCGCGATAAAATGTATTCAAGCATGTTTAATGAAAAGCAATTTATTTATTCTTTTTTAACACACGAACCATCTATAAAATGTATGCAATTTCTAAATAAGTACAAACAAGTTAACGGACATTATCCTGACCTTCATGGAAAGCACATTAAACGTAAGGATGATAGTGGTGAACTTTATATTGGGTATGAAAATTTAAAAGATTTAAAAAAGAAATGTTTACTTAATGGGATTGGTTTAATTGGTATATCTGATTTTGGCTATGTTTACGTAGATACATTTTTGGGTCAAAAGAATGTTTTTAATTTAAATATTTCGGCTGTTGACCTTTTAGAGGAAGAAGTTTTAGACCGTTACGAACAAATTGAAAATTTTAATTACCTGTTGGATTTCTAGAATAAAATATATAATTTCTACATTTTTTAGAATCATTAAAATCTCCAAAACAGCAACTTTCATCAACTATTTTATAAGAATAACCAAGACTTGCAAGATAACCCATTATTTCTGGATTTTCTTTGTATAACATTTCTATTACTATGTACGGTTTGTATTTTTTAATTGTATTTTCTGAACCTTTTAGAACAGGTAGCTCCATACCTTCAACATCATAATGCAATACTTTAATTTTATGAGGTATACTTCCATTTGCTACCAATGAATCAAGAGTATAACTTTTTAATCCATCACCAGAACTTGAAGCGGTATATGTTGCGTTTGGTTTATTTATATCAACACCCGTGTAATTTTGTTCTGAGTCGCTCAGTAAAATATTAAATACCGTCAGATTATCTAATTTATTGTCTTTTTTAATTTTATTTATATAACCGTAATTGTATTTACTTGGCTCAACAGCATAAACAAAACTACTGGGAAATTCTTTTGCTAATATTAATGAAGTATCTCCAACATACGCACCTGCATCTATAACTGCGTCACCTGGTTCTATGAGACTATGAAGTTCTTTTTTCAATTTGTTTTCATGGAATGTATCTGAAATTGGAATTATGTATGAATTCATGTGAAAAATTGGTAACTTTAGTTTATTATATAAAAATGCACCTTCTGCTGGATAAATTGTAACAAAATGAGAAAGTATAATATAAAAAACAACAACCAAAGATATATAAGTAAACATATTGGATTTATTTTTAAAACACATTATAATAAGAACAAGATAAACCAAACCAATTAATTCAGCAAAAGAATTACATAAATCGTTTTTATTTGGGTTACATACATCATAACTATTATTAATTACAAAAAATATATGAGTTGTTATTTGAATAAGGAAAAGTATATTTACAATAAAGTTGTACTTTTCAAGTTTTGCTACTTTTAAAGACTGAATCATTGAAAAATAAAATAAAATCAAAAAAGGAAAAAATATAAATGTTTTTTTTAAATATTCAAAATCCATTTGTATAATAATTAAAAATATTTTAATTATCTTTAGAATTTTTAACTTCAATGAGCTCAGTGATGTATCTTAAATTAAATTTAATATCGTGTATATTGTTATCTATATCAGGTAATTTTTCATTAAGTACTACTAATTGTAAACTAATTATTCCAAGAAAAAGTGTATTAAAAATGCGAAGCATCATTTTAAAATACTGTAAATTCATTATATTTGTATTCTTTAAGCATTCTTGTTAAAATATTTTCAGCCAAAAAATAAAAAATATCTTCAATGTGATACCCCGAATTTTTAAAATTCATAAATTCATGGTATGCCGTTGTAAATGGATTCCGAGCATTTGAATAAAATCGTTCAAAGACGTATTCAAAGATTTCCGGGTCTTTGTAAATTGACTTCATTGTTTTAACAATATCCCCAATTGCCAAGAGATGTCTTGAAATTCTATAATTCTTTACGATAATATCCATCAATTCACTAAAAGACTCATAAACACGCTCTGCCATACATTTCTATTTAAAAATAAATTAATTTAAACAATTAAACAATTTATAAACAGAACCATGGAGACCGAAATCGGCCCTTTGGGGTATAGTATTACTTTAAAAACCATTCCAGCTCACTTTGTAGAAAATATTCGTTCTGAACTTACAGTAAAACCTTTGGAAAATCCAAATTTTAGTTTTGGTGAAAACACAGCTTACCCGGTTTATCGTATTTCCAAAAATAAAATTTATCTTCCACGTTTTTATGGAACTGAAAATTACAAAAAACCCAAAAAAGTAACTATCCCCGAACCCGAATCCATAAACCTCGAATTCAATGGAACACTCCGCGATATTCAACAACAAACAATAGATGCAACTTTAAAAGCTTATACCGAATACGGAGGTGGGCTTATTTCATTGGATACTGGTTTGGGTAAAACAGTTGTTGCATTGAAACTTGTAAGTTTAATGAAAGTAAAAACATTGATTATAGTCCATGCTGAATTTTTATTGGAACAGTGGAAAGCTCGTATAGAACAGTATCTACCTGGTGCTCGTATCGGTATCATTCGTCAAACTAAATGTGAAACTGAAAATGTGGATATTTCAATTGGAATGATTCAAACAATTATTAGCCGTGATTACCCGAAAGATTTTTTCAAAAGTTACGGTCAGACCGTGATTGACGAGTGCCATCACATCAGTTCTAAAACATTTTCGAGCATCTTTTACAAGGTCCAAACAAAGTACATGATCGGATTGTCTGCCACACCAGAGCGAAAAGATGGACTTTCTAAGGTTATTTATTGGTTCTTGGGACCACAAATTATAACAATTAAGCGCGAAACAAACAAACCAAGTATAAAATTTGTAATGAATGATTCTTCGGGGTACACAGAAAAATTTAATGTTTTGGGAAAGGTCAATAGTCCACAGATGATTACTGACCTTACCAAACAAGACAATCGTAATTTATTAATTATTAATTTAATTAAAGAACAATTAAAGTTTAATCGTAAAATCTTGGTACTTTCGGACCGCCGAGACCATTGTGAGTATTTCCATTTACAGCTACAAAATGAAAATATTAGTTCGGGTGTTTATCTAGGAGGTATGAAAACAAAAAACCGCGAAGAATCGGTAAATAGTTCAGTTATTTTGGGTACGTACCAAGCATCGGGTGAAGGGTTTGATGTTCCAGAATTAGATACACTTATTTTGGCAACACCTAAATCGGATGTCGAGCAGGCAGTTGGTCGTATTTTACGTCAAAAGAACAATAACGAGCCTATTGTTTTTGATATAGTCGATTCATTTAGTTTATTCAAAGGTCAATATTACAAACGTCGTAAATTTTATAAAATAAATGAATTTCTTTTAAAATAAAAATATTAAGGAAATGTATAAAAATGCTCGATTTTACAAAACTCTCTCTTATTGTTCTCGTATTTGTTCTTGTCTCACTTGATTTAACATATGGGGTAACATACTCTATCTTCGGTAAACTACTTGGTGCTTCTAGCCAAGTCGCTTATGGAACAGGAATGGCTTTAAGCAATTCTGGTTTCCTTCTTCACATAGTTGTGTTTGCTGTACTTATCGCTCTACTGATGGCTTATTATTAAATTTCTTTGAAATTAAAATAATGTTTCTTAATAAGAAACTTTTAAATGTCTCAGAGTTATAAACTTATATTTTTTTCGACTGTTTACACACTTTTGGTATTTATTTTAGTTTCACTTGACTCTACATACAGTATAACGCATACTATCTTTGGTGGCAATAAAGATTATGGAACAGGTATTTCATTTAAAAATAAAGGGTTTTACATACACATTGTCGTTTTTGCTTTATTAATTGCAATTCCTATGTTGATGTGTAAATCTGGTGAAATTTAATTTGTTTGTAAATAAACCAATTTAAAATTATACTAGAAATTATTAAGACAATTAATAAGCTAACCAAAATAACAATAAGATAAATATAATTTTTAACACGATTCCATAGTTTATCTTTATTAATTAATTTCGTTTCCATTAAAGTTAATATAAACGAATAAATTAAAATATCTTAAAAAGCGCGAAGAAATGGTTAAATTAATATTTAAACCCGATGGTAAAACAGACAACGTAGTTGAAAGCAAAACATCTAAAAAACAAGAACTCAATTTAAATCCATTCAAATTTAACGAATCCCCCGATTTTGAAGTAACTGAAACAAAACCAGAAGGACCATTTGCAAATTGTGTAAAGGACCTTGTTGGTTTGGAAAATTGCGCGTATGTCCTTAATGATTGGTATCTTAACAAAAGTGATAAATTATTATTAATCATAGGACCAGTTGGTTGTGGTAAAACAAGTTTAGTTGAATTTTATTGTAAGGAAAATTCAATTCAACTTTATACAGTTAAAACAACTGAAACAATAAAAACAAAAAAAGAGCTTTTACGAGACATAATTACGTTTTCAGTTTATTCTTCCACCAGTTTTTTTATTAAAAAAGGAAATGGTAAAAAATTAATACTTATTGATGAATATCAAAATGGTCCAAATGATTTATTAAGTATAACAGATATTAACAATTTATCGAGTGGTGATTTAAAAGAATTAAGTACAGTTTATGATGTAAAAGGTGGCATAGTTCTTCCTCCTATACTTATTATAAGTGGTGATTCTAAGGGTACAAAATTAAGTGACCTTAAAAAAACCCATGAAGTTTATTATATAAATGAAATTCCAAATTATATTTTAAAACCATGGATAACAAAAATTTCAAAAAATTCTCCAGAAATATTAAATGAAATTCTTAAGAAATGTAAAAGCGACAAACGGCTTATTCTCCATACCCTGGAATTCTTAAAAAATACTGGAACAAATAATATTATTTCTTTTATTGAAAATTTTTATATAGATGTCGACGTTAATATTTTTGATTTTATAAATTTGTTATTTGACAATTCTGAACTAAGCTTAGATGAAATATTTAAAGTATACGATACCGATGGATTTTTATTAAGTAATCTTGTCTATGAAAACTATCTCGATTACAATCAAGATATCCATGCAGTTGCAAATTCATCGGAAGCTATAAGTTTTGGAGAAACTATTTTTTCAGATACGTACGAATCAACAAAATCATTTATACCAGACGCACATTGTTTAAATGCAATGTGTATTCCACGGTATCATTCAAAAGATGACCGTCCGAATAAAAACGTAAGGTCAAGTTGTTTAAATAACCGATTCAATATATTCTTAAATAACAAAAAAACATTTAAAAAGATTTCAGAATCAAATTCACTCGATATATATGATATATTTATTCTAAAAAAGTTTGTAAACCAATCTTTAATTAAAACTAAGATATTATCACCAACACAAGAGCTTTTTATTAAAAATATAATTGGGTCTTTGAATGGAAATGGTATGGAAAAAATGGAATTTATTTATAAACATTTTAGTGAATTCGATGGAAAGGATTCAAAAACTAAGAATTTTACATTAAAATTTAAAGAAAAGATAAATAAATTAATAAATTAATCTATAAATGAATAATAGTATTCCCGAATCAAGAAGACTTTCATTCGAGCAAGTAACATTTCAAATTAATTTCCATACATTACAACTCGAACGCGATGCATTTGAACTGGAAATGTACGATTACCTCGTAAATCCATTTTTAGGTATTCCAGATTCATTTTGGGAACCTATCAACGTTTCTTTTGAAAATGTTAATGAACTCGAAGACATCATAAAAGAAGATACTTGCTATATTTGTAGCGAAACACATCTCAACTTTAAAAAAGTGAACTGTTGCAATCAAGAAATATGTAATGGGTGTTGTTATAAATGGTTTAAAACTTCCGTAAAATGCCCGTATTGTTATCAAGACCTTAGAGAATTTAATTTAAAGAATCCAACTAAGTTAAATTTAAATGAGTCTTAATGGTAGACATAGTTGGCCTATTCGGCCGTATGAGCCATTAAATCAACAAAGTTTATTTTCATTAAATGACAACAGACTCAATCGTAATTTTGAAGAACTTATCACAGAACGTGGTGAGGAAGTAAGTTCAGCACCTCCACCTCCTCAAAAAAGTATGTTTGCCGATGTTTTTGAAAATATACGTGAAAAAATATTTATAATGAATGAATCGGATGACATGGAGATTACCGAATCCGATAAAGTTTCCTTTCAAGAAAAATACAAAACCCAAGAAGTTCAAAGCACAATTCAAAAAGTAAAAGAACAAATATCTCAACTTTATGTCAAAAAAATAGAATACAGCATTATGATACAGGAACGTCGTCGCCAATACGCTTCGTTTTGCGAACACATTACAAATTCAATAACTTCAATTGAAAATTTACAACTTGCTGAACTTCGCCCAGAAGACATTCAATTAAAAACAATACTTCTTAATCGTGTTAATACCTATTACGAAGACCTTGAAATAGACCACCTGATTGATTGTGAATACAAAATTAAAACAGAATTCGAATTTCTTAAAAAAACACTCATTGGACTTTCAAGTGTTAGTTTAACAATGTGTACTATTTGTATGGAAAAACAAATTGAATGGTTTGTTGATCCATGCGGACATACGCTTTGCGATGATTGTAAATCAAAAACTGAAAAATTAAAAACATGCCATTATTGCAGAACTCAAAAAACAAAATTTAGTAGACTTTACCTTTAATTAATTTAAAGAAAATTGCTTACTTTAAGTAAAAATGGCAAATCGTGTCGAACAACTCAAGGATATTCAAAAGAATGCTCTTGAGCTTTTTGAAAGAAAAAATGCAGATTATGGAGATGCCTTTGCAAAGTACGGTTTGGTAGGTGTACTCATGCGTATTGAAGATAAAATTCAACGCTGTTTGAGTATTACTAAATCAGGTATTCAGCTTGTCAACGATGAAGCTCTGGAAGATACTCTTTTGGACCTTCACAATTATGCGGCTATGGGTTTAATGCTTAAAAGGGAAACTCCTCAATTTTTTTAAAAGGAATGGCGTTGCCATTCCGACGCAACACCGCTTGCGCTTTTTGCTTTTAAAATTTCACTTTGATAGGTAAAGATTTAGCAAAACGATATTCCATAGCAACATGTAGAAGACTCTTGGCAATTTCCTCAACAACTGGAAAATCTTGGTCTTCGATGTATAAACTTGGTACAAATTCTACTTCATTTACAAAAAATGTATACGGAACTCCTTCTAAACCAGAACCAATATCGATTCGTGTTAGAATTGGGCTTTTGAGGTTTCCGGGTAAATTAAATTTTGGAAGCGTTTCCATGACTTTTTTAGAAAAACGCATAATGTAATTCCATTGGTCCGATGGAACTTTAAAATTACCCCCTTCTTGTACTGGTGTATCAACTATTCTGTCAGTTGTTACCACAGTGTAAGCATAAATACCATCTATAAAATATGTACGAAATTCCGGATTGGATTTATCAAATCCCGGTATATATTCTTGGATAACAATGGATTTGTATTTTGGAATATTCTTGGAGAGATACTTTTTGATACGACCTTTTTGGCAATCAATTGCATCTCCACATCCACCAGAATCGCAATTGTCTTCGCATTCTTCCTTTGGTTTGGTAACAAATTTGGCAAAATCTTTGGATTCCTGACCGTAAACAGGCTTTGCAATAACAGCAGTCCATTTATTGGACTTTATTTTATTAATAAGTTTATCAACATAAGCATCTGAATCACGTTTTAGCCATTTCTTTTTACTAATACAGTGAGTTGGGGCAACAGGTATTTTCTTTTCAGCAAGGTACTTGTAATACGCACATTTATTATTTATAAATTTTTGGTAAACATATGGAGGATACACGTTATCTGCATTTTTTAATGCATGTTTATATGTTTCAAATTGTTTACCTTTACTGAGATGAAAACATTCAAGAAGGTCATAAATAATTACAAAAACGATGTCATTTTTACGAAATCGTTCAAGGGAAATCTCATCGGGGGTAATATAATCAACGGTTATTTTGATTTCTTCATTTTTGGGAAGATTTTCTAGAAAAACGCCAATTGCAACGTCAGCCGGAACGCATCGTTTATTCTTTTTCGTAATAGTAAGGGAGTTATACGACTTTTCATTTGCTATTTTTAGCCATGGATGTTCTTTAACGCAGTAAAGTTCATCCTTTTTCATTTCAGCTTTTTTATAATTAAGAACTATGCCTATTTTTAATTCCAACGCGGACATATAAATATTCTTTGTTTTAACAGTTATTTTTTTTAATTTGTTTAAATAATTAAATTAATAAACTTTTTAAAATTAAAGTGTTTATGGATAAAATAAGTTGCATTATTATTTTGAGAGCATTATTTGTATTTAGTTTAATTGAAAAAGGGTGGTCTATTCGAAAATGTAAAGAAAACAGTACATTTGAAATATTCAAAAGTGTTAAAAAAGAAGTTATTTAACTTAAAAAATTAATAATAGTAATAGTAAAACGTCATGGGAGGTGGTTTAGTACAACTTGCTGCTTATGGGTCTCAAGATGTTTATCTTACTACGAATCCACAAATTACATTTTTTAAAGCTGTGTACCAACGCACTACTAATTTTGCAATGGAATCCATAATACAACTTATTGACGGAAATATCAATTTTGGTGGAAATATAACAGTCGTTGTTGCAAGAAATGGAGACCTTCTAGGAAATATTGTACTACAAGTAAGTCTACCTGACCCAAAGTTATATATAAATCCAGTTAATGGAGCAACTTTACCAATAACTGGATACGATTATTTTGGATACATCCAGGGAGTTGGAAATTATCTTGTAAATTACGTATCAGTTGAAATAGGAGCACAACAAATTGACGAACAATACGGGCAATGGCTGGATATATGGTCTGAATTAAGTCTCAATGCTTCACAGGTACCAGGATATTCACAGATGGTTGGTAAAAATTACAATCAAGCAGGGTGGCAGCCATATGATGTTTCAACTGAACCAGGTTCACGACTATTTGTACCTTTGCAATTTTGGTTCTGTCGTAATCCTGGTTTGGCAATACCTCTTATTGCTTTACAGTATCATGAAATACGTCTTAAGATAACATTTGCAAAATTTGAAAATTTAGTTGTTGCTGTCACTGGAGGAAACTACCAGGAAGTTACACTTAATGGAATAACACCAACATTTAATTCTTTTCAGATGTTTAATACATATTATTATCTTGACACCGTTGAACGTAGAAAGTTCGCCCAAAACCCACATGAATACCTTGTAGAACAGATACAATCACAAACAGGTAACGTTCAAAGTATAACGGGAGAAAATCTTATACGACTTAATTTAAATCATCCAACAAAGGAATTAATTTGGGTATTTAATAGGAATGGAACAAATGCTCCACAAAATGATTTTTCTGTAGGAAATGAAATTATTCCCAATGGAACGGCAAAACAATTTGCACCACTTTATAATTTTAAACTTAATATTAATGGAACCGAACGTTTTAAGGAACGACCAGGTGAATATTTCCGATTACAACAATGCTACGACCACCACACGCGTATTCCAGGAAATTATATTTACGTATACTCTTTTGCACTTCGTCCGGAAGAACATCAACCATCGGGTACATGCAATTTTTCACGAATAGATACGTCGCAACTTGAATTTTTTCTAAGGAACACCAGTTCTTCGCCCGGAAATATTGACGGTACGCCCCAAGAAAATTATGCTGAACTTCCAAGTTATACACTTTATGCTCCATGTTACAATATTCTCCGCATTATGGGAGGTATGGGAGGACTATCATTTTCAAATTAAAATAACAGTTAAAATAAAACGTTTATGGAAACGTATCACACCGGAAAAACAATTGACGGTAAAAATCTTTACATTTCGAGTTTAAATTTAAATGGTAAATTGGTAATGTATCTCGATACTTTATTTGGTGAAGAACTTCAACAAAAAATCAATAAACTTGGTACAGGTTCTGTTTATGGATATCTTCGTATTTTAATTTCAAGTGCCTTGGCAAATTGTGATGTTTATCTTGATTATTTTGAAGTTAAAATTAAAGGAATGGGAAAATTTATGCTGTGTATGGCAATTTCTATTTTAATTCACAATAAATTATCTTTTGACAAAGTGTGTCTCCATGTTGTGAGTTTACGAAAAGACCCAGAACTTGAAGAACGATTAAAATTATTAAGCGCGGAAGAACTTGTCGAGTACATCTTTCAATTTAATAGAATCCATGACTACCAAGAAACAATAAATTTTGAAAATTCAGATTTAAATAACGAACCAACAAAAGAAATAATGATAAAAAATGTAAGTTTAAATTTTCTTAGGAACGCACTTATTGAAAATTTATCAAGGGACCCTACAAAATTAAAAGAATATTACCGTAGTTATGGATTTAGAGAAAAAGAATATACTTACCAAGGAATTTTTATGGAGGCCGAATTAGCTGACATTTTAAAAAATTGTAAAGAATTAAATTAATTCAATTAAAAAAATTGAATAAAATTATTTTATTTTTTTTCGGAATTTCCCAGAAAAATAAAATAATTATTAAGAGTACACTACTCACACTAACTACTAAAAATGGGAGGAGGACTTATGCAGCTCGTTGCCTACGGCGCCCAGGACATCTACCTTACAGGTCAGCCCCAGATTACTTTCTTCAAGTCCGTTTACCGGCGCCACACCAACTTCGCCGTTGAGTCCATTCAGCAGACCATCAACGGTGCCGTTAACCCCGGCTCCCGCGTAAGCGTCACCATCAGCCGCAACGGAGATCTTCTCAAGAACCTCTGGGCCCAGTACAATCCCAGCCTTCTCGTTGCCGCAACTGGCTCTACCGATCTTGCCTCCGATCTTTCCCACGCTCTTTTCCAGACCCTCGAACTCGAAATCGGAGGTCAGCTCATTGACCGCCAGTACGGTCTCTGGCTCAGCGTGTGGCGCGATCTCTCCGAGTGCAACCCCAGCGGTGAGCAGGGTGAACTTGGCATTGGAGGTGCTGAGCCAGGACTCAACAACCCCACCAGTGTTCCATCCACCAAGTACCAGCGGATGTCCTACACTCACCAGGGTTTCAGCGCAACAAACACTCTTCTTGCACCCACAGAAGCTTACATTCCCATGCGCTTCTGGTTCTGCCGCAACCCCGGTCTTGCCATCCCCCTCATTGCCCTCCAGTACCACGAAGTCAAGTTCAACATCCAGTTCGCGCTTGCCACAAGCTACATCTACCTCGCCAGCGGTACCCCCAACCCCAACCTTCAGTCCGCACAGTTCGCCGTGTATGCCGACTACGTTTACCTCGACACAACCGAGCGTCGCCAGTTCGCCCAGAACGCCCACGAGTACCTCATCGACCAGCTCCAGTACCAGCAGGAGTCCCCCTCTGGAAACACCTCCAACGCCACCATCCGCCTCAACTTCAACCACCCCGTTAAGGAACTCATCTGGGTCGGAACACCAGCTTCCACACTCAGCTCCAACAGCTCCACCGACATCACATCCGGAGGTGCCACACCCACTGCCATCACCACCGTGTCTGGATCTGTTTCCAACATGCTTAACAAGATTATCCTCAACGGTACCGATCGGTTCACCCCCCGGAATCTTAAGTACTTCACCCGCAACCAGATCTGGGACAACCACACTGGTTTCGGTGCCACAGGTGTTGCCGATTCCATTGCCGTTTACAGCTTTGCCCTCCGCCCCGAGGAGCACCAGCCCAGCGGCACATGCAACTTCTCCCGTATCGACACCGCTCAGCTGTGGTTCAGCAATACCAGCACCACAACAGAGTACATTAACCCAATCACCATCTTCGCAGTTAACTACAACGTTCTCCGCATTATGTCCGGTATGGGAGGTCTCGCATACAGCAATTAAAAGTAGCAACGCTGCTTTTAATGCATCGCATCTTGCGATGCTTTTAGCAATTAAACATTTATTTTGTTGTTTGTTGTATTTTCAAATCATCAGTAACCTTTTTGTAAATATCAAGGAAAATGGGAACTACCAAAAATCCCTTGTATTCGTTTAGTGAACGAAAACAAAAACGTTTTAAAAATGATTTTATGGCAAAGGCCATGAAAAATTTAAAAGACAAATTGGTTAAACATAAAAACATTCTAATTTAAAAAAAAAGTTAAATTAAAATATTTTTTACTTTTATAAAAATGGCAAGCTCAAGTGTAGGGACACTAATTGACAAATCACTTGGTACTAATGGTGTTGATGCAAAAAAACTATATATTTCAGCACTAACAACTTATCCAGCTGCAGTAAACTACTTTTTAACAAATTTACAAACTCCACCACCACCAGACACAAAAAAAAAGAATGTTCCTAGTTTTTTAGACTTAAATCTTAAGAATATTTCAAGCATTATTGCCAGAAATAATACAATAAATGGTTCTCCTTTACCTAAGGACACAAAAGAAAAAGCTGCATTATCAGGCGCCATAGGTCAAATATTAACATCTATTTCTATTGTTAATAACAATGTTATAAACAAAGATATTGTAAACAACGCACTTCCTGAATACAACGCATGGATAGCAAATCAAAGTATTTCTATGTTTACAAATGTTTCAAAGTTTGGCGCAATGGGTGATTCAATGAACTGGTATATGATAATTCTTGTTGTCCTAATTGTTCTAGCAGCGTATTATTATTTTAATAAGAAGAGTACACCAAAATTTACCATTCCCCAACAGATAGCGCAGTTTGGTCGGACAATTCGCGCAATTCGGAGAATTTAAAGAAAAATAAAATATTAAGTGTAATTAAATGAGTTTAGTAGACTCGCTTAATACCACTTTTAATCAAACTTTTTTTAATAAATACAATACCGTTGTTTCAGAAATACTAAGTAAACTACCTAACCAAACTTTACCAAAAACTACATTTGAATCACAAAGTCTAGTTATTAGTTCAAATATTATAAACTCCCAAAAAAATATTACAGAAACAGATAAACAAATATTAAATATAAGTACACCAGCATTAATAAATATAATTGCATCAAATTCAACAGACAATGAAGGAAATATAACTAATTTACAAAATACTATAAATGCTGTAAATTCTTGGGTTAATAATGTTCCTGCTTCTCGTTCAAATTTTGGTTCTGATAAAAAATTAGAAAAACCTTGTATGTGTTGGCTATGGATAACTATTATTATAGTACTTATCTTAGTTTTAATTTATTTTTATTTTAGAAAAATGTAAAAAATGAACGGATATCTCTGTTCTTTTCTTGTTTACGCTTTGCATCGCCGATTGCTAATTTTTCACGCTGTTTGGCCTTTATCAACGATGGCCGATTAAACATTTCTTCACACTTCAATTCACCCAAAAGAATATCAAAAATTGTTTTGAGTGGATTTTTTAATTGATGGTCCAAATAATAAAGACTATCTATAGGTACATTGTTTTCCATTACATATTGCGGGTCCTCCGTCTTTTTCCATGAAAGCGCTTTGGGGTCTCCGATAAAAATACTTAAAGAATAAGTTTATTTAAAAAATAAAAATGGTAAATAAATGTATTCATAATAAACAAAAAAGATATTGTAAAGAATGTGGAGGTTCTGGATTATGCGAGCACAATAGACAAAAATGGCAGTGTATTGATTGCGGAACTTTATGTTTATGTGAACATGGTAAAAGAATAAAATATTGTAAAGATTGTGACGGTTCTTTATTATGTATACATTTCAGAGAAAAAAAATCTTGTAAAGAATGCCATGGTACATGCATATGCGAACATAATAAATTAAGACATCGTTGTAAAGATTGTAAAGGTTCTGCTATATGTATTCATAATAAATTAAAATATAGCTGTAAGGAATGTAAAGGTTCTGCTATATGTATTCATAATAAAAAAAAAGATAGTTGTAATGGTTGTAAAGGTTCTGCTATATGTAAACATAACATAAATAAAAGATATTGTAAAGAATGCGATGGTTCTGGTTATTGTATACATAATAAAATTAAAACATATTGTAAAATTTGTGGAGGTAGTTGTTTATGTAAATCAAGTTGGTGTGAAACACGATCAACAAAAAAATACGAACACTTTTGTTTATTTTGTTTTATTCATTTGTTCCCAGAAAAAGAAATTTCAAGAAATTATAAAACAAAAGAAAAAGTGATAAGTAATTATATAACCACTAATATATCAGAATATTCATTTACTTTAGATAAAAGAATAAATGATGGATGTTCTTTAAAAAGACCTGATGTGTTTTTAGATCTGGGAACTCATTGTATTATAATTGAAATTGATGAAAATCAACATACTTTTTATAATACAACTTGTGAAAATAAAAGAATTATGGAATTATCAAAAGATGTTAATTTTAGAAATATAATTTTTATTAGGTTTAACCCAGATGGTTATAAAAAAGATGATAAAAAAATTACAAGTTGTTGGAGTGTAAATAAAAATAATATTTATATAATTAAAAAAAGTAAAATTACTGAATGGAATGATAGATTAAAACTACTTGTTCAAACTATTAAATATCATATTGAAAATACACCAGAAAAACTTATAACTATTATTGAATTATATTATGATTCTTAGCTTATTTATTTTAAAAAAAGAATGTACGAATATCTTTATTATTATTTTTAATACGATACTCATCCCCTTTTATTTTTGCATCAATTCTTTTTTGTATTTCTATTTGTTCTTTTTCTTCTTTTTTTGCTTTAATATAAGATTTACGATTATATATCATTTCTTTACACTTTAATTCACCCAAAAGAATATCAAAAATTGTTTTGAGTGGGTTTTTTAATTGATGGTCCAAATAATAAAGAGTATCTATAGGTATATTATTTTCTATAACATATTGCGGGTCTTCTGTCTTTTTCCATGAAAGTGCATTTGGGTTTTTTATATTAATATACACAAACGGAACACGGTCTCCTGGCTTTGGTGCACTGTTCGGGTCTCTAGATATCATCTTTTCTACCAATGCTACGTGAGCCATACACGGTACTTCTTCGATTGTTTCATATTCACCCGTTTTTACTTTGTTTTCTTTTATTTCTTTGGTATGCATCCATATGTAAGGCCCGTTGGTGTCCGGACGACCATCGGGTAAACGCTGAGAGTACTTCTTTTGAAATCCCTTGTATTCGTTTTTCAACGTTTTGGAAAGTATCAATTTTTTTATGGGAACTTCTCCATTCAACAAACGGTCTATGTGGATTTCTGCTTGTTCTTTACCTTTTGCAAGATTGTTTTCAAACATTATCGGTGTTAAAACTGCATCAAGTGTTTCTTTAACGTAGGGACAATTATCACGACGAACCAATTCAACTCCTTTGGCTTCTATTTCTCCATTATGTTTCTGGGGGTCAGTCCATTCAAGATACATATATCGCTTCTTGGCAACCAATATCAATGGATACATAAACTTTTCAAATTCCAGCTCAATTGGTTTTTTGAACGTTTCTGAAATTTTTTTGGCTGCATTCTCGGCAACCTTGAAAAGCGTTGTGAGAGTTCCATCGGAATCTACAGGCTCTGGAAAAATAACATAACAAGAATCCGTGTTTTTAACTATCATTTGTCCTATACCTGCTTGGAATGTTCCATCTGCAGTTTCAAGGTCATAAACATAATCATTACATGTTCCTAAATTTATAATAGATTTTATATGTTTAGAATTGTTCCAATTAGTTTTTACATTGAATTTTATAACATATTCACCGAGAGTATTACTTCTAATACAAACACCATATCCACTTCTTCTACCCAATAAATAATACCAACTTGCTTCAATTTTTGATGTAGTTCCCAAAGGTCTGTCAAATGATATATCTAATTCCGTTCCATACTGCTCTATATTATTAAAAAAAGCTGGGTATGTATGAAAAAGTTCAGTTCCAATAATAGTATCGGATGGTTTTACTTGTTCTAAATTAGCATCAAGTAAAGAATGGTCTTCAGTAACATCAACTAACCCAGTATCTGTCATTACTCGATACATCTGTTTTTCACAACGATGTCTAATCGTTCTTTTTAATGGAGACCACCCAGATGCAGTCCATACTTCTAATTGTGTAGAAGGTTCACTTTGTTCTTTTTCATAAAGACCCTTTTCTCCAGCTTTAAATTGTGGAAATGGTTTCTTATTAAAAATGTTAAATAAATTTTGAATTTCTATAATATCGATTTTTCCATTTTTGCGAATTAAAACAGGAGTATCACCTGTAACACTATCCCCGTACACTATCTCACATTGAAACATATTCTTTGCATGATATTGCGTTTGTTCTATCATTAATCGACCACAACCAGTAACACTTTGAGATATTTCCAAACAAGGAAGCGCACCAACCGTTGCACCTGTAAATCCATAAATCGAGTTCATGGAAACTTTGATTGCTAATTGTTTTGCATTGAGAACCGTTTTGACAAATGGATCGGTTGCTGCATTCATTTCCTTCTTGGTTACTTTGCGATTTTTCCATAACGATTGAAGAATACCTGAAAGTACTCCTGGTTGGTTCTGTACGAAACTTACCGAAAGCTCATCATTGCACTTGATTGTAGAGTATTCAACTCCAGAAATATTCATATAACGTTGGTCCAATACAACTGTGGAATAACACATATTGTGAGCTATCATAATCGAAGGATACAGACTTGCAAAATCTAACCCACATACAGGACGAGTGTAGTGGCCGATATGGGCTTCCAACACAGTTGCACCTTGGAATTTTCCTTCGGATTCAACTTTTGGCAATACGGGAATAAGATACCCAGCTTTACGAGTTTCATATGCAATTTGGCTAAACACCTTTATGGATTGGCCCCGAGTGATAAGATATTCTAAGGGAACTCGGGTAACTTTAGCCATTTCGACATGATTCGGAAGAACTGCAAACTTTTCAAATAATAATAAACACAAATTGGTATCTTGTACGCAATACTTTCCAACAATAGTTCGCTTTTCACGAGTACCCAGTGTGCGGTCCCAAGCTTCAAAGATTTCTTTGGGCGATACGTCGTCTTTTCCTTCACCCACAAAGTGTTCACCAACATAATTGAGTTTGTAGCTTTCCAGTTTGAAATCCTTTTTGATAACTTGAAGAAGGTCAATATGCGTCCGTCCATAAATTTTAGTCATTTTCCAATCATTAAATCCAGATTGCTGATTGTTAAGAACTTTCTTTTCAATTTCCGTTCTTTTGGAAATTAACTTCGATTGATAATTAAAAAGGTCTTCGATTTCCAAAACTTTGGCACGCTCAAATAAAAATCCATTGTCAAACCCGAATATATTGTATCCAACAATAACATCCGGATCGGTATCATTAATAAAGTTTTTATAAGCACATAACATCTTTTTTTCAGAAGCATATTGCATGACAATGGTATCTTCTACAGAATCACAAGTACCCAAATTGAAAAGATACTTCGTTGTCTTTTTAGAAACGGTATCTTTTAAAATAGCACAAATTTGAGTAACTCGGTCATTTTTCTTAAGAGCGTTGGGAAATGAACCGTCTTCGCTGCAAGCTTCAATATCAAAATAAAGAATTCTTACGTCACTAATTTTATTCGCAAATTCATTTTGGTTCCATGGATTTACCTTTTTCCAGTTGCATTCAAAATAACTTTCTGATTCATCGAGTTGGTAATCACCTTGATTAATCTTTACCCATCCACATGTAAGAATATCGCGAAGGTGGGTAAACCGAAGAATGGGGTCGATATTGGATTCATACATTGGAAAACAGAATTCCTTTCCACCAATTTGATAACTTTTCTTTTCAAGTTGGTACTTTGCACCACGCATGCCCTTGGAACTGTAAAATGAAAGTTTCAAAAATTTACGAATCTTGTTATTTTCAAATCCGTAGTAACGTTTACGTTCTAAGAACTCAATTGACTTTATACTTCTATTATTGAGTGCTTCTTTAACACTCCAAATACAACTTGAATTCCAAGTTATAGGAACTTCAATAAAAAAGAACGGGTGAAAATCATTAATACAAACTGTTACGGGAATTCCAGTATCACTTACACCAAATACATAAATTTTATAAACTGGGTAACCAGTATCGGGGTCTTCAAAATCATCACAGTACCAATCAAGTGTCTGGAAAATAAGGTCTTTGTCAAAGGTCAAGTCTTTGATACGCGCTTCCCAGCTCATCTTTGTTTAAAAGCAAATCGCGACGCAAGTTCCTTTTTATTATTAATCGCACGAATTTTTAAGCAAATTAAATTATTGGAAGAAAATAAACAAAGCACGATGTTTTATAAAAACATGCGTTATTTAGAAAAACCATTAATTGTATTAGTAAGTATAATTGGTGTTGTTATGTTTTATAAATACTTTTACGATGGAACAGAATATACCAGAAGTAATCTTGACAATAAACTTTACAGAGTTCGTTCTGCAACAGGACAACAAGAAAAAGCGGATCTTTTGGCATTAATGAATCTAAAATTAAATGTGATAGTTGATAGTTTTAAAAATGCAAATTATAATTCAAATGTAAGTATTCAGCGTTTAATTAAAAATTGGAACAAAGGAGTAACTATTAAGGAAATAGGAAAAATGGAATCAGATGCCGCGTATGTAATAAATAAGCAGTATATGTCATTTTGTTTACCTGAAAATACATCAAAAACGTTAGATAATACGAATTTAATGACTTATGTAGGAATTCATGAATTGGCGCACATTATGTCAAATGAAACGGGGCATGGAGATGAGTTTATTAAGAATTTTGAATTTCTATTAAATCATGCTAAAACGCTTAATTACACTGACCCTATTATGAATAAAGAAGTACCTGTATATATTCAATTAAATAAATTAAATACAGCCGATAATTATTGTGGCGTTCCGTTGGTAAATTCAATTAATTAAAATATTTCTTTTAAAAAAAATAAAGTTTATAATTATAAATGGCATTATTCTCATTTGGTAAAAAACGCCGCGTTCATCGGAAAAAATCCGGAAAGGGACGCAAGCCACCTGCAGCACTCCTTAAAAAGTGCCGCAAACACCACATCAAGACAACTATGAAAAAGGGAGGTAAGCGTGTTTACCGCAAGGTAAGTACTCTTAAGAAACTCCTTGCACGGAAAATGCGTAAAATGGGACGCAAAGTCCACCGAAAAAGTTCTTTCGGCCGTCGCCGGAGAAGTTCACGGTTTGGAGAGTCGTTAGAACAAGTAAAAACTCGTTTAGGAGATGCGATGTTTAAAATGAACCCAATTACTTGCCCGGATAAATATTCGCTTAATACATTTCAAGGTAATAATAGTACTTATGGAATATGTAGTGATGGGTCTAAAGTTCCCAAGTATTCACCACCTCTCATTGGAAAGGGGACATTTAAAGATAGTTTGAAATTTGGCCGTCGTCGCCGGTCAACTCGTCGGTCACGGTTTGGTAATGGGGGAGTTGTAGGATTCCAGTTTGATAACCCAGCAAACTATGGATTCGACCAAAAAGTTCAGCAGTATCCATCCGTTCTTTCACAGTCAAATACCGTTGTAAACGAGCAGATGAATCTTTCTCGCCCAGAGGGAATGGTTCTCAGCTCCAGTGACCTTCCAGTTTATGGAGTTTACCGCAATTTCTTCGGTCAAGATGTTCCCACCCAGATTCCACCCAATTGGGACTGTATGGGACAGCCTGATGGAACTTGCATGCCCGTTGGTGTCCCGTTCCAGTCTTACAAGACCCCAGTTTCTTTCGGAAAAAAGAAGCGAAGCCGCCGGTATAATGTCTCCGGTTCTGGTTGCAATGGACTCCGGAAGCGGGTGTGTATGTCAAACCCCAACTGCAGCTACACCAAGCGCGGGTGCCGTCGGCGGAAGGGAACTGCGACTAAGGGAGTTGTCTATGAGGGACCATCCCTTCAGTTTGGTCGTCGCCGCCCACGACGCCGGTACAACGTCCCAGGCTCACCTTGCAATAAGCTCCGGAAGCGGGTGTGCCGTTCAAACCCCAACTGCAGCTACACCAAGCGCGGATGCCGTCGCCGGAAGGGAACCCGTAAAGGACTGATGTACGAGGGACCATCCCTTATGTTTGGAAAAAAGAAGCGAAGCCGCCGGTACAATGTTCCAGGAAGTTCTTGCAATAAGCTCCGGAAGCGGGTATGTAAGTCAAACCCCAACTGCAGCTACACCAAGCGCGGATGCCGTCGCCGGAAGGGAACCCGTGGAGGACTGGTCTACGAAGGACCATCCCTTTTTAATGGTGAATACGTTGCACCCTCAGCGGCAGATGTAGCAGCAGCAGAAGCAGCCGAACTAATGTTTGGTCGTCGTCGCCGGCGCGGAGTTCGCCGGGTTTAAAAGTCTAACTTTTTAAGTTCGGCAATAACGAGTGGGTTCAATTTTTTGGGGTAAATTACATTAAAAACTAAAATTAAATTAAGGTTACCGGTAATTTGGTAGCCATCGTTTGATTTTACAATACCGTTTACAAGGATAACGTGTTCGTCTCCATATGGGTCTTTAAATATTTTTTGAAATCCCGTTAATGATTCTTTTAAAGAAATATTGTAATTGCAGTACAGTTTGTTGTCTTTAACAAAATAGGGTTCTTCTATACTTAATTTTATTAATCCGACCAAAGGATTGAATATTTCAAATGAATTTATATTGGGTGCAATATGGATTGTTATATTTTTATCGACAAATCCATTTTCACAAGATTCACATGATTGTGTAAAACCTTCACCAACACAGTGCATACAAGGACCAAGCGGCATAAAATTAATAATTGTAGGAGGAGGTATATTAAATCCAGAACCACCACAATAATTACAAATGTTTTGCTCGCACGAACAACGTTCTTTTACACTAACAGTTCTTGATGTTCCTGTAAGATATTCTTTAGCTGATAAACTAATAAAAATGTCTTTTTGGAGTGAACGTTTTGGTTGTTTTTGTGGGATAGGAGGCATTTGAAAATTTACTGTAAAATTTTTAAATATAGTTGAAAAAAGGTCATCAACTTTTTGGTAATTAACTGGGTCTGGCTGTGGTTTTGAAAGAAACTCATATGCTTGGTTTAATTGCGAAAATTTTTCATTTGCATCGGGTTCTTTGTTTTTATCGGGATGGTATTTTATTGCCAAACTTCGGTATTTCTTTTTTAATTCTTCTTCGGTATAATTTTGGGGTAATTCCAAAATTGACTTCGCTTTTGATAAATCCATAAAATTAAGAATTACTTCTTTACTTTATAGGCTTATTAATTATTTATGTTTTAACCGAATTTTTAACGGCGGCGACGGTGAACCTTTGTTTTGCGATGTGTTTTGCGAACTGACTTCTTCATTCTGCGAAGTTTGCGTGCAATCTGCTTCTTAAGAGAACTGAGGCTTTTGCATACCCGGCGGCTTCCGACCTTCTTTGTGGTCTTAATCTTTAATCTCCGGCACATCTTGCGAATTTTAGCTGGGAGTTTCTTGCTTTTGCATCCCTTACGGCGGTGTACCTTGCGCTTCTTGCCAAATGCAAGGGATGGTCCTTCATATACAACTCCCTTAGTGGCAGTTCCAGAGCGCCGACGGCACCCGCGCTTGGTGTAGCTGCAGTTCGGGTTTGACTTACATACTCGTTTCCGGAGTCGATTGCAACCAGAACCAGTAACGTTGTAACGTTTTTTCTTTCCGAAACCTGCAAAACGGCGACGACGTCCAAACATCAGCTCGGCAGCTTCGGCTGCTGCTACACTTGCTGGGGTAACGGATCCAGAAGGCCCCATTGGTCCGTAATAGATTTCATTAACGCCTTCTGTTCCCCGGCGAGCCTGGCACTTCTTGTTACCAACCCACTGGCAATTGGGGTTGTATCCACAGTTACGTTCACTGAGACCCTTGCATGCCTCGGTAAGTGATTCACGTACAGCAGAGGGGATCATTGGTGCAACTGCGACTGGTACCGGTGGTGGTGTCATTGATGCAAGTGCTGGGCTTGTTGCCATAACATAGCTCATGTACTTTCCAACGGTACTTGCGTAAAGCTGAGTAACTGCGTTGGGGCGTTTCTGGCACCGGTTATTGGCACCACCAGACCAGTTGCATGGGTACAGACCACCTTCAGTGTAATTGAGGCAAGTGCGAATGTCCTGGTCCATATTACCAGTGCGGGGAAGTGTGCTGCACTTGCTTGAACCAAATCCATAACGACGACGCCGACGACCGAATTCAACAACACCCCGTGCCTTAAGGCGCTGGGCCAGTTCGTCCATGTAGGGAAGATTTGTAGCTGAAATAGGCCGGGCCTTGGGTGGAGGTGGAGGTGGGGGTGGTGGAGGTGGTGCTGCTTCAACAGCTGCAACTGCATTTTCAAGAGCAGCAACTGCTTGTTCGGGAGATGCACCTGCCTCAACAAGAACTTCCTGAGCGGCAACACCAGCAGCTTCAATGGCGGCATCGTGTGCTGCTGCGGGTGAACCACCAACAGCGATAACATTTTCAGCAGCAACATCGGCAGCGGCGGCAGCAGCAGCCATAGCCTGGTCGGCAATAGGTGCTCCGGCATCGGCGGCGGCGGCGGCGGCAGCTGCACCAGCTTGTTCGACTTGTTCGTTAACGGCGGGAACTACTCCCATTGCAACGATTTTGGCAAATCCCTTAGCCCGACGGCAACCGCGCTTTTTAACGTACCTACATCCAGTTGTTGATTTGCAGGTTTTCCGTTTGAGTTTGTTGCATGGAGAACCGGGAACGTTGTACCGACGAGGACGCCGGCAAGATTTCTTGCGACGGTCACATGCTTTGCGTTTCTTTTTTCCAAATAGTGAAGATAGTAAACCCATATTTATAATTTAATAAAATATTTTAATTTAAAAAATAATTTAATTAAATTTTAAAACTTTTAAGAGTTTGTTCCGCGGCAACTTGTTCTGCCTGTTTTTTGCTTTTACCCCACCCAGTAGAAAAATTGACTTTATTTATATTAACAATTACTTGGAACATTCTATTGTGTGGGGGGCCTTCGGTACTTACAAGATGATATTCGGGTGTTGTACTGTATACTTTTTGAGAATATTTTAAAAGGAGGTCTTTGTAATTGTCTTCAAATAAAATTTCAGTAAAATCAAGTTTTTCTATAATTTCAGTAACAAATGAATCAACCGCGTCAAATCCGAGGTCTTTAAAAATAGCTGCCAAAAAAGCTTCAAATGCATCTTCTAAAATTTTTTGAGAATTGCGACCCTTAATATTTTGAACGTGGTTACTCATCAAAATGTACTTTCCTAAATTAATTTGACGCGCCAATTTGGAAAGCTGAACTCCATTGACAAGTTTTGTTTTAATACGAGTTAAAAATCCTTCATCTTGGTCCGGATACTTGTGAAAAAGATAATTTGCAATAATAAGACCCAAAACAGAATCACCTAAAAATTCAAGACGTTCGTTGTGTTGCTGGAGGTATTCTTGAAGAGGATTTTCACCTTGGTATTTCTTTACGGCTTTGTAGATACTTTTATGGACCAGTGCACGCTGGTAATGAGTTACATTTTTTATTTTCATACCGAGAAGTTCTTGGATTTCTTCACGAGTAACATGGGGTACGGAAAAATCATGCGTCGCAAGGTCATCTTCAATTTGTTTTTGAATTAACAAATTGATTTCTTGTTTTTTACTTTGTTCATCACAAATGAAACCAGATTCATTGTCTGAATTTTCGGAATCAGTTGTGATAAATAAAGTTTCCATTTCACTTTGGGTTTATTATGCACGTTTTTTTAAATAATTTTTGTTTTAGAAAAAACCAAAATAAAGTAATTTTTGTTTTAAAAAATAAAATAACAGTAAAAGCAAAGGGGAGATATGGTTAAAATACATCAAAATGCACCCGAAATTCAAATTAGACTTTTTAGATTTATAGTTAATTTACTAAAAAGATATTCCAATCCACAAACAAGGAAACAATTTTTAGTAAATTGTCTAATTTCACATGGATACGTCAAAAATGTAAATCCATTAGAACAATTTGAAAGTTCTGAAAATGAAACTCAAAGTTCTGAATCAGAATCCGAAAACGAAAACGAACAAGAACTTGTTTCTGGGTACAGCGATACTCAGAGAACTTCTAAATCAAATCGGACATTTATTCAAACAAACGACCAACGTATGCTTAAATTGCAACAACGTATAAAAGAAAACGATGAAACTGATTTTGATAAAGCAAAAGAAACAATTACCGTTGCACTCGAACAGGTTTATAAAAACATCCCAGGTTTAAATTATGAAGAAATTCTAAAAGTCGCCATGGATATGTATCTTACGGTAAGAACAAGTTATCGCAGTAAAATAGTTACCGATGAACTTGGTGGAGATGTAAAACGTGGAACTTTAGTTTTATTACTTTATTATGCTTTACTTCAGTACCGTATTAATATATCACCTCAACAATTAGTTGTTTATTTTAATAACAGTTGGAATGTCGATATTTTACCAAAAGCTGAAAAAAATCTAAAAATTATTTTTGGTAATAAAATTACATTCAAACCAGAAGTATATCTTTGTAATATGGATTTTGATTTAAAAACAAAACAAGAAATAAATAAAGTTATAGACGTTCTTAAGGAAAAAAGAGTATTTAGTGAGCCAGCAACAGAAGCACAAGTAGCAGCTGCAATTTATTACGTTACAAATAAGATTGGTTCTGGTAAAACCTACACTGAACTTAAAGTAAATTGTAGAGTTTCACCAGACACAATACGAAAAATAGTTCGAGTTATAGAAAAAGAATTTTAACAACGTTAAAATTTTATTAACTTTTATTTAAATTTGTCTTTTACAGGGTCGATATATTTAGCAGCCATGTATTTTCCAAATCGAACATCCACACTATATTGGTCTTCGCCATTTTCAAGACGCCGTTTCATTGCCATCATTTCTTTAAAAATAACGGGGTCCATTCCTTCTTGAGAAAATATCATTTCGTAAAAAGTCCGGTTCTTCTTTTTAAAATCAGCAAATTCCTCCATTTGATTAATAGATTCAATGCTCGATGTTTCCTTTAATTTTGTAAGTTTGGAATATATTTCTTCAATTTGGTCTGCAGTATAAGACATTACGCTTTGCTTCGCTTGATTTTACTTTTATTTAATTCTTTAAATTAAAACGTTTTAATTAAATGGACTTGTTAACCATTTAAATGTAAAAAATGAAGCAAATGCGTCAGGGTACATAAATAATATAAACATAAAAAACACAAAAAGGACAAATGCTATAAGTAAACCAATAGTTGAACCAGTGCTTCCAAATCCTTGACGGAGGTAAACATTTCTAGTTAAATTAAGAAACCGTGTAAGAAAATCAGTTGGCCCAACTGTTTGTACTACAGGTACAGATGGAGGAGTTGGATAAATAGTCGTATTTACTGTTTTCTCTGGCTCATTTTCATATTCCATAGTCTGGTCCATGAAATCTTTTTTAATTGCGTTAAAAACTTCTGGTGATTTATAGTATTCAGATAGATTAAGCTGGCTTTGAAAAGCATTTTCTATGTTTGTATCCGTCTGCACGTTATCAACACAAGTTGAAAGGTTTGGGTATGTATTTTGGCAATTATAACTTGCAGCTGATTTATCTTCTGGAAGTTGTTTAAAATACAGCTGGGCGGATACGTTTTGAGTATCCATTCAAACTTTGTTACTTTTCCTATTATTTTAATTTTATAATTAAATTTAATTTTTTTACAAAAGTTAATTTACTTAAAAGTGTATCGTTTAATTAAAACAAATAAAATAAAAGTAATTTGTATTTATGGAATCTTTAATTGATGAAGCTTGGAACGATTTTAACCTTTCGCTAAATGATAGCAACGATACTAAACCAATTTCCAAAAATTGTAAACAATGCAATAATATACCAGAACAATTTGTAATTTCTGAAGGAGACATCGTTTGTATGCAATGTGGACTCGTACAACAAAGCTGTATTATTTCTGATGATCCCGAATTAACTTTTTCTGAAGAAGGCTGTACTCCAAATGTTATGCGATGTGGAAGAGTCTTAGATCCGACAAACCCATATGATACTGGTGGAAACTTTATTCCTAAATATATGTGGTCTTGGCACCTCGATGACGAAGGAAACAAAAGATATACTAATTTATCAAAACTTGCAATTCGTGCGAGTTATTCTTCAAAACAACGTGCATTTGATGAAGGAAAGTATTCTTTCGAACACATTCAAAGTCGTTTAAACCTTAATGATACTGTTTTTAATGCTGCGAAGTTGTTTTGGGGAATAATACTGAAAACTGATATTCTTAAGCGTGGTGGAAATAGGCGTGGTATGAAAGCTTGTTGTATTTTTTATGCCTGTTTATCTGAAAAACAACAACGTAATCGTGAAGATATTGCTGCTGCTTTTGACATAGACGGTTCTTCCGATTTTACCAAGGGTGAAAAAATATTTCGTGAAATTTTTGAAAAGGAAGAAAAGTTTTCATGGATTCTTTATAAAAATTCAGAAAATGAGCGTATGTATCACCGATATGTTAATCAACTTAGTTTACCTTTTTCTATTACAAAAACTATGAATCAAATTAAAGAACACACTCGGGACCATCTTTTGGGTATTGCTGCAAAATCTGAAATTGCCGGTTTGATGTATTTTGCATGCAAGGAAGTTCACAATTTAAAACACCCTAATAAATCTGAAATTGCCAAATGCATCGGCATCTGTAATCCAACTCTTAACAAAGTTATTGAAATTATAAAGTACTTTTATGATAAAAATCCAAACTTAAAAATAGAACTTAAATGAAAAAGTTATCTTTTTTTCGGTTAAATCTGTTTTTTAAAATACCATCAAAAATTACAAAATGCCAGGTTCTACACCACTCGGCCGTCTTCGTGAAAAGGAACAAAAATTAAAATCTCAACTAAGCGCTGTTTCTAAAAAGGAACACAAACTCGAATCCGAAATTAAGAAAATCCATAAACAAAGAGATAAAATTAAAAAATAAAATAAAACGTTCTTTTACAAAGAACTTTTAATGGATTCAATTTTTCTTAAAATAGTTGCAATTCTTTTACTTATTATAGGTTCACCAAGTTTAGTAATTGGAGTCATTCTTGGAATGTTTAACGACGCTGGTTCAAAAGAACAATCAGATAAAGTATTCAAGATAATTTGTATTAGTTTTTTAATGATTATTATTGGAATTTTTTTAATACTTAAAAAATAAAATAATGTTTTTTCATAAAGAAAATGAACTCAACTTTTTTAAAATTTATTGCTGTTTTTTTACTTATTACAGGTTCTCCATTTTTATTATATAGTACCGTAATGAGTGTAACAAACGAACCTTCAAAAAAACCACTTGGGGTACTTGGCGTAACTTTTTTAATGATTGTTACTGGAATAATTTTGGTATTCAAAAATTAAAAGTTTTAAATCTTCAACCAATTAAATATAGCAAAAAATTCATTTTGTTTACGCTTTATCCATTGCTCCGATTCATCATTGTAATCTTGTGTAAGACCAATTGACATATCACGATACTCTATTATTTCTTGTATGTATTTATCACGTTCATTCAATAAACGCTGTAAAGATATATTAGGGTCATAAATATCCAATTCCGGCTGGTTGGATTTTTCTTTTTTACTAAAAAAACTTCTTTTTGGTGGTATTTCAATAGAAAAACTTTTAATTGCACCAACGTCTACTATTGTACAATCCTTTGTCTTTACTCCTTGTCGCTCTTTTATAACATTCGTTATATTTATCAATCTCTGAATATGTAACGAACGTTTTGTTTTATCTTTCTTCATCATTGCGAATATATTGTAACTATAAATATGGTTATAGCGATACCTTATTACTTCGGGTAAACTAAATTGGTTCGCGTCTTTTATTTCCCCAACCTTCTTTTCTATTGTTTCGATAAACTCATAAACTTTTTTACCAATATCCTTGTCAGGTATCAATTGGGCCTTACCAGAATAAAATTCACACGCCGATTGAAGCTTATCAAATTGATAAGCCGACGTTTTATGCGCTTCCGCTTTGGCATCCAATTTCACATACGTCACAAACGCCAACAAAAATGAATTAAATCCATTTAATGCACTTACAACAGTTGCTCCGTTTTTTACTGACTTCAGTGGTGCATTCAATACAGTACACGCAGAACTTATAAATATAGCTGGTAACATTAAACAATAAAGTACCATCTCGCAAAACGTCTTCGATTCGGTGTAAAGTAATTTTTGACCTTTGAGATACAAACTTATTAGGTCCAAAACTATGGAGTAATAAGTTCCAACACCCATATAAATTGATTCAATTTGGTGATTGTTAAGTGCAAAATCACTAACATTTTCTATAATATTATTTGATGTTTGGGTGGACTTTGCATTAATTTCTTCTGTTTCCATTTAAAGAATCAAAACTTCGTTACTTTAAAAGGAATAATTTATTCTTTTACAATAAAATGAACGTTAGAAAATTACCAAGGTCTTTTGAAAACCCAATTGATAATGTACTATTAGACATCGTAGAAATTGCAAATCCATACTTTTATAATTGGGGATTTACTCCCAATATGATTACAAGCGTTTCTGCTTTTTATGGTATTCTTGCAAGTATGTGTATACTTTATAATTTTTACTTTTTGGCAAGTATGAACTATTACATAGGGTACTTTTTTGATTGCATGGATGGAAATTTTGCAAGGAGATACCGTTTAACAAGCAAATTTGGTGATATTTACGACCATGTTAAAGACATCGTTGTTTCATATGGCTTAATGGGTGTTTTGGTTTATAAACATGGATTTGATAATTTTAATATTTTTTTAACAGTTATTTTTGCAATTATTTTTGGATTTAATAATCTGTACCTCGGACAACAGGAAACCTATTTTGATGGAGAAAAAAGCGAATTTTTAAAACTTTTTACAATTAAAAATAATTATTCTTTGAATTTTTTAAAATATTTCGGATGTGGTACAGTTAACCTATACGTTTCCATTGTCATTCTAATTCTTGGAAACATTTAAAGATTAAAGTTATATTTAAAATAAAAGTCTAAGGTAAGATGAATTCTTCACCCGAACCTCTTCTCGACCCAAATCCGGAGCGCTTTTGCACGTTTCCTATCAAGTACCATGACATATGGGAATTTTATAAGAAGGCAGAGGCATCTTTTTGGACGACCGAAGAAATAGACCTGATGGAAGACACGAAACATTGGGATAGTTTAAATAACGACGAACGCCATTTTATTAGCCACGTTCTCGCATTTTTTGCAAGTTCCGACGGAATTGTCAATGAAAATCTTGGTGTGCGATTTATGAATGAAATTCAAATTCCCGAAGCAAGGTCATTTTATTCTTTTCAAATTACTATGGAATCGATTCACTCGGAAACCTATGCAACTTTAATCGAATCATATATCAAAGACCCAAATGAAAAAAATAAATTGTTTAAAGCAATTCAAACTATTCCGATAGTAAAACGTAAAGCTGAATGGGCGCTTAAATGGATAACGAGCTCTGACAGTTTTGCTGAACGGTTAATAGCTTTTGCATGCGTGGAGGGGATTTTCTTTTCTGGTTCGTTTTGTGCTATTTTTTGGATGAAAAAACGTGGATTGATGCCCGGACTTACTTTTTCAAATGAACTTATTTCACGTGATGAAGGCCTCCATCGCGATTTTGCCTGTTTACTTTATCGCCACCTCAACAACAAACTTGATAAATCTGTTATTTTAGATATAGTCATTTCAGCAGTCGAATTAGAAAAAGAATTTGTATGCGATGCATTACCCGTAAACCTTATTGGAATGAATAGTTCACTTATGAGTCAATATATTGAATTTGTTGCAGACCATTTACTCACTTCACTGGGTTTGGAAAAATACTACCACGTAGAAAACCCATTTGAATGGATGGAACTTATCAGTTTACAGGGAAAAACCAACTTTTTTGAACGCCGAGTGGGCGAATATCAGAAAGCCGGCGTCATGGCTTCGTTAACTAACGGAAATGAAGACCGGCTTTTCAATATGGATGAAGACTTTTAAAAATCAATTTCTGAATCTTTTGATTTAAAATAAAATGCGTCGGGGCCACAAAGGTCCTTGTTTTTTCTTATTAATTTCGATTCAAATAAATTATCAGTTAAACTGAATAAAATACATATATTACCATTGTCTGTAGACCATTTACAATCTTTACAAGACGGTGAAAACTTTAAACTTGGTGCAGTTTTACTTACAAAGCGTGCTTTAACTAACATCCGTGGCTTAATCGGTAACATTTTAAGCTTTATTTTTATTTTTAATTTAAAGTAAATTCCGCATTCTCAGATAATTCTCTTAAATTACGTGCATTTACGTAGGTACACGCTGAGCGAATACCTCCATTGATGTCCTTTATAGTTTCTTCAAGTGAACCCTTCATTTTTATCTTTTTTACTTTACCTTCCGATGTACGATAATCCTTCATACCTCCGTTATACTTTTCGTTTGCCTCCTTTGATGACATTCCATAACAAAGTTTGTACCTTTCATCATTTTCAATTATAGTATCGCCAGGAGATTCTTCATGTCCCGCAAACATTCCACCCACCATTACAAAATCAGCACCTCCAGCAAACGCCTTGCAAATATCGCTCGGGCTACTAACACCACCATCGGAAATAATATAACCACCTGCCGTTTCTGCAGCCCAAGCACACTCAATAACTGCACCAAGTTGAGGGTATCCGATACCAGTTTTTAAACGAGTTTCACATACTGAACCTGAACCAATTCCTACCTTCACAATATTAACACCACATTCACTAATAAGTTCATCAACAATTTCAGGTGTAACAACATTTCCAGCTGCCAGAACCATATCGGGAAACTTGTTACGAAGATATTTACAAGTATCCTGGAGCTGTTGAAGATACCCATTTGCAATATCGACACATAAAAACTTTACTTTAATATTATCATAACAAAGCCTATCGATAAGACTTACTGCATTTTGGTAATCATTTGTTCCACAACTTAACATGTAATTTTCAACACAATGAAGCTCATCTGGGTAAAGGTAATTATCAAATTCTTTATTGAAGTGCTTGGGAAAACACGTAAGATAATTGTTTTGGCGTAAAATTTCACATGTCCGTACATTTGAAACAGTATCCATGTTTGAACTTATAATCGGAACACCGCTCCATTTAACTTCACCTCCGGGTGTTTTAAAAGTAAAATTGGTATTTAAATTAACATCTTTACGGCTTTTGAGGTAACTTTTTTGGGGGGTTATAAGAACATTTCTAAAATCAGGACGATAACCTTTAATTTTATTAAATTGTGGAAGCATTTAAGTTATTTAAAAATAAATGTGTTATTTTTTTAAATAAGTTTAAAATGGATGCTTTATTAAACTTATTTAAAAGGTTTTTTGAAATTAAAATTGGACCCGTTCTTGTTACTTACCAAGACTTTAGTTGTCAATTTGATTCTAGTTGTTTAACATGGGAACCCAGTGAAAAAGTTTGTGGAAAACATGGACCAATCAAGTTTATCAGAGAAGATTTTGGTGGATGCGTCGAGTGTAACGATAAATGGCGTGCAGTTGTTTATCCTAAAAAATAAAATAACAGTTAATATAAACGGTATGTTTCAAGTATACCTCGAACCAAAACGTAAACCCGTTGATAGCCTCACGCCCGCTGAACGTAAAACAAAGAAATACCAAATTATAAAAAAGTACATAGACCAAGGATTTTGTATATTTTCATTTCCATACATCCGGACATACATCGACCAAAAAACTGGTTTGGAAAAGAAAAGTCCCGCGTTTAACGTCCGCTGGCACTCGATAAACAAAACAAATAATCTTCAAAACCTTAATTTTAATGACCGTGGATTTGCCTTTGTATCGGGTAAACTCAGTGGGGTTACCGTAATTGATTTTGATGACCGTGTGGAATACCGCAAAGCACTTAAACAATTCCCCGAACTCAAAGGATATCGCACAATTAAAACAAAAAATGGAGCACATATTTATTGTAAATACGACCCAACGATACAAACACGAACGGATGCATTGATAAATTTTCGTAAAGTTGATATACGAAATGACCTCGCGTTAGCATTTTGTCCTCCATGTGAATATACTTTGTTAAATGGTAAAAAGATAGTTTACACAGATCTTGGTGGTCGTATTGGAGTTTTTCCACGTGGTTTAAAAGCTGACTTAAAACAATTCCATGAACCGCCAAGTAGCCAATTTAATATTTTTTTGAAATAAAATAAAGAGTAAAATTAACAGTTCTTATCAAAGAACTTTTTAAATGTCTTACCTCCCAGATATCAATTTTAACCGAGTTGGACGTGTGACACTTCCCGAAGCATTAGACCAACCCGAACATACCACAGAACCCATTCAAGTATTACGCGATGCGTTTGAAAAATATATAGTTCAATCACCAGTTGAAAGTGGGAGTATCGGTTTACAAGTTATTTTTACAACAACTGGTGAATATCACGAAGCCCAAACTTTATTTTTAATGAAACGACAATACCGGTGGCCCCGTCCTGTGTCCGAACAACTACAAATCGGAACAATTGAAAAATATATCAAAACACGTGATATTGCTAATGGAGAATCATTTGATAATAACCAAATTAATACAATGGTTGAATATCTTCAAAGGGGCTCAACTAAAATTCTTGAAATCGTCCTTTGTGAAGTCTACAACGACAACCAAATGTCACGAGACATTAACCAACGTTCCATTCAACTAAGCAACCGAGAAACATATTACCCCTTTACAATTCCCATCAAAGTGCTTTATCGCAGTCGGGACATTAATAACAGGGTCTATAATTCACCCTCTATAGTCCGCGAAAAAATAATTTCACGAGAACAATTACGACAGGCCCAAATACTTGGTATTACGTTACCACAATTTCAACGACTCCTTAGTGAAAATCCCGAACAAATACGTAGAGAGGTCCGAGTTGCTCTGGCAATCAGACGCCGATCCGTTCAAAATCAAGAATCAGCACAACAACTTGGTTTAACACCCTCCCAATACCGACGCATTCAACAAGGTTTGTTAGGGCGTGTTCGTCAAAATCGCACACGTAGAGAACAAGAACGTCAACGGGAACGAGCACTGCGACGCGAACAAGAACGTTTGGCACGAGAACAAGAACGTCAAGAACGTCTCCAAAGAAGAATCGAACAAGGAACAGATACACTCCAAAGCAGCCGAGCATCGGCCCGGGAACTTGGTCTGACACTGGCGCAATACCGAAACATTCGCCAAGGGGTTGTCACAACTGCTCAACGAAATCGTGGACGCAGAGAAAGAATGGCACAGCTTACAGACCCCGAAGCTCAACAACGGTTACTTGAAAACTGGCCCGTTGAAATTACCCAACAAGTGCATGACCCAAATAATGAATCGGAAAACCCAAATCCGTTACAGTACATAAACGACCAGATACTTTTGGCTAAACCACTCACAAGTTATGTATGGCCCGGAATGTGTCAGATATGTTTTACAGATGACCGCGAAGGTCTTTGTCGGGTGAATTGTGAAGCAGGACATATCTTCCATTGTGAATGTGTTAATAGCTGGCGCAATACCCGCAAAACAAATACATATTACGAACACGATTGGCACAACGATTGTCCGGTTTGTCACGAAGAAATTGAATCAATGGTAATGGTTACACCGGCTGTTGCGGAAAAATTACCAAGTTCGTTTGGTAAAAGTTCCAAGCAAAGCATGGAACGTCTTTTGAAAGTTGTTGAATCTGAAATTAGATATCTAAATTCCATTTAGATTTTTTACCTTTCAAAATTAAAATAAAATAACTTATAAATGAAAAAAGTTTATGGAGTTCAAAAGGATATTTCCTTTTTGAAAAGAAATAGTAGATTTGGTGGCGACAATAATGATGATTTCTTATCAAGAGTAGAAAACACTCATAAAAAGGCTCAAAAAATGGCTCAAAAAAAGGCTCAAAAAATGGCTCAACAAGCAAGTCCAAGAAGTCCAGAACAAACCCCTGCTCCAACAAGAGAATCATCTGGTACAAGTTCATCGGGTAGTTTATCACAAGTGCCGTTTCAATCTTCTCCTGCTTCTCCTCTAAAAAGAAACAGGCAAAAAAGTACCGAACCATATATTAATTTAGATCTTAATAAAAAAGTTGAACTACTCTATCATAATTCTGTTTTAGAATTTATGGATGAAAATAAAGGTATTAAAGTAGGAGATATTATATTATGGTATACACGTAGAAAACTAAAAGGTAAAAGAATAGTATCGGGTAACGAAGTTTTTACATATATTGGCGTTGTTACATCAATATATACATATCGTAGAGATCAAACCAAAGTTGTTATATTATTTCAGGATGGTGAAATATTTTATATCCCCATTGAAAAATTTTCTTTTATTAATGATTATATAGATAATCAACGTGAGGATGATGTTTTTTATATTTATCCATACACCTACCCAGGTATTAACGACAACATAAAAATGATTACGATTGTCCCAGTTAGTATCGGAACTGGTGAAATTGATAAAGAAGTTTTAGAAGAAGTACAACAATTTATTCCTCAAGTTTTTCAAATTGAATTTAATACATTTATAGAGAACAATAAAATTGGAAAAGAAGAATCATCGGAACAAGTATACAAAGAATATGAAAGTTGGACTAAATCTAAAACAAATCCAATTACGTTTACATATGATTTAGATGAATCTAAAAAAGAAAAAATGAAAAAAATATTTGTAGCCGATCAGTTTAAAGATTTTATTTCAAATAACCCTACTTGGTCTAACATTCAATTAAAAAATAACCAAAAAGAAATTCTTGAACGTATACTTACTAATTTAGGTGTTGAAAATGTACGTACGTTTAATCCAATATATTATCTAATCCAATTATTAAAAGATGATGTGACTTCTCTTTCATTAGAAAAAATATTTGAAAATTTACAAATAGAATCAAATCTAAATTTAAATATTCCAAATTTTTTAACAGTACTTATACTATTAACAAAAAAAGGTGAATTATCAAAACTTTCTCAAATAAAAGGCAAACATATAAAATTTATTAATTATTTTTTAACAAAAATAATTGATGAAAGCAATACAGATATACTTTTTTCAATTGATGCGTTATCAAGTACATCAAATATAGCACCTTTTGTACAAATTTTAAAATATTACAATTCGCGTACATATACTAGCCCAGCTACGTATGCAGATGGAGCAACAACAGATACAATAACAAAACAATATTATTCACAAAGAAAAGTTGACTATATAACATTATTAAAAGACAGTATTAAGTTAGAAATTCCTGGTTTATTAGATTTTACATTTACACGTAATGATCCAACAAAAACATTTCAATATAAATTATCTATAAACAAATTTGGAATAGTAAATAATTGTAGAAAAATGGATTCCAATAAAGATGGAAAATATACTATAGAAAATTCTATTTCAAAAATAGAAAAATTTGTTAATACTATTAATTTGGATAACTTAGAAGATAATAGTAATAAAATAAAATTGACTAATGATCTTTGTGAAAAAAGTAGTAAAACAATAATGGATTTATCAAAAGTTTTATTTTTTTTACTATATATCAAAGAAACCAAAACTGACGAAAATAATATTTTTTTTACAAATGATATTATATTATCTTTAATAGCAAAATATTTACTTAAAGAACAATCGTGTGTTGTTTATGCTTCCGGTGAGCCATCTTATAATACGTATGGAAAATTTAACATTGTGTTTACAAAAAAAGAAATTGAACAACTAAACTCTGAACCTAGACAATCATCTTTTGGAAAGACTTTTATTAAACAAATTGAAAATGATATCCTTTACCTTTCAAAGAAAGGTTAAACTTTAAAATAATCTTTGTATGGTGTGGGATTCGAACCCACGAGTGCTGTATACACAATGGAACTTGAGTCCATCTCCTTAGACCAGCTCGGACAACCATACAAGCATCATTTTGACACATTTAATTAATATTTATTTCTTTAAATAAAATATCTTTAAAAGTTATAAAATGTTTAGCAACATTGTAAAATCCATTAACAGTAGCAAAAAGAACGAAGTTCTAAAAAACACAAACACAAGCGTCAACAAAGCAAACAACACAAATTTCAATTCCAATACCGGTACATCTGAATTTAAATGAAATTAACTTGGTTTACTTACCAATTTACTATTTCGGAGGGCTTCGAGCTCATCTGAAATACCTCCCGATGATTTAACAGTATCTTCTACTAGTTTATCAAGAACTTCTTCAACTGCGATTTCATCTTCAACATTTATAACAATTTCTTGTTCGAGAACAACAGCTGGTTCAATATCAGGTTTGGGTTGTTCTGGAACACTAATAATTTCTTTTTCTGGAACGTAGTCCGGAAATTTTGGTAACTGTGGTTCTTTTTTAGGTGAAAAACGATTGAGTACGTTATTAATCAGATTTGTATTTACCGTTGATACCAATTTAGGTAACGATTTGAGCTCGCTATTAAGCTTTTCTTTACGCTCTGCTGTTGGGCTTTCACTTAACTTAAACAACGGTTTCTTTGCTTTCTGTAAAGCATCTTTAAGTTTTAATCCAGCTTCAGCAACCGTCGTTGCAACTTTATTTTCACGGTCTTCAAATATTTCTACTTTATTAATAACAACGATTTCAGGTTCAGCCAAACCTTTACCTGCAAATTTATTTTCATATCTAAACAACACACTCTTTGGTATAGCCGGGCTTTGTTCTATCAAGCGGTCTATTTCGGTTCGCGATACTTTAACGCATTCGGCACCACCCGAATTTCGGTCTTTAACGGGTAAATTCAATTCGACCGTTATCGTTCTCGCCAATTTTCCATAGTTTATGGAACTTATCCGGTGAGATTCCATAAATTCCGATATTTTCAAAAATTGATAAATAGTCGTCATTATCGCAGAAACTAAATTAATAGCCCCGATTATTTGTGGAACATATGGTCGTATACTAATAGGAAATGTTGATTGGGCGAAGTTTGCTGTTCCTGTAACGGTACTCATTATTATCAACGGCAACATAAAATGGAGATTTTTCTTTTTATATATCATATACGCCTGGTTATGCATCCAACGATAACTCGATGCTATTTCAGCCCAACTCTGTAACAATTTAGATTGCTGTGGATGCCATTCTTTCGGTTTTTTAGGTTCTAAAACTACCGGGTCAGTCATTAACGTTAAATATAACGATTATTTAATTATTTAAAGAAATAATAATTATTTAATTAAAAATGAACCAACTCGAACGCATTCTCATGGATTACGGCAAATCTGGACTTAGTATCAGACAAATTAAATTGGCAACTGATTTTTCCAAACGCAAAATTAAGCACCTTGTTTATACTTCAAACTTCATTGAAGACACAAATCCTTGGTTACATGGTTCTACAAAGTGTCGTATCAATGTTTACAATTATACTCCGGAGTCAAAGGTTTATTCCCAACGTCGAGTAAAACGCCAAAACCGTGTAACAGAAATTGAAGAAATTTCAATTTAAACAGAAATTGAAGAAATTTCAATTTAATTTAAAATAATGGAAATGGTTAACAAGTGGTTAACCTTCCATGTCTTTGTGTAAATACAAAGGTATCTTCGGTGAACCAAATACAGGTGTACACAAGATACGTTTATTTAATTTTGCAGTCTTTGATGTCGTTGCAACTATTATATTGGGATATTTTTTTTCAAAAATGACAAAACTTAATTTAGCACTTTCAATTGTATTGATGTTTATTTTAGGAATTATAGTACATGTCATTTTTTGCGTTAAAACAACACTTGGCGGTATTTTAAATTTAAATTAAATGTTGCCAAAAAGCAAAAATGAAATTTTGTCAACAACTCCATCACCAGTTTGAACGAATAGTCCAACAATGCGTACAAACCAATAAATTTTTTGTAACTTACAGCGACTTAAATAAGCCAGAAGGTGTTAAAAAGGTTATTTATATTCCTCTTGTTTTATTTATGTCAAATACACCAAACTTTGTAGATTGCGCGCCTTACATTCTACAGCATTACAACGTTCGCGTTTTCGAACAAGCATGGAAAACGTTTGGAAAAATGTTACAAGACGGAATTTCACCACAAGATGCAATAAATACAATTGCATTTCAAATCGTTGTTCGTCGTTTGAAAGATGAATTGGAGGGTCATTATTCCATGATTGGTAAACCACGTGGAAAACGATAGTTTTAAGTTTAAAAAACTAATATTAAAATAAACCGTACATTAAATGGAATCTGAAATTATTGAAATTTTAAAAAATATTGAAAAAAGACTTGAAACAATTGAAGAACATCTTGGAATTGTTAAAGAAGATTGTTCGAAAATGGGAAAACATATTCACTTTGTTGAAAAAACATACAACGTTCTTCGTCAACCCCTAAATTATGTTACGAGGATGATAAATTGTAAAAACAATGAATTACCTCAAATAAAAAATGTCAGTGAAGAATAAAATGAATATTGAATCGGCTGGATTTCTTGTTGGTTTTTTTGGAGACATTTTTTTACAACTACTTTGTCAAACACCATATTTTAATTATGGTCTTAAGGAATATTTCAAACAACATGGAGCTCCTGAATCCCCGTTTATTGCTGGAGGTATGATGGTTTTATTTTTAATTATTTACCGTTTTACCGGTTTACCAATAAAATGGCAATATTTTGCGGTGTATGGAGTTATTTTAGACATTCTTTTTAGAGTCTTTATGATTTTCCCAAGTTTGAAGGGATATTATTCAGCACTTACTCCATTTTGGACGTGTCTTTGGGAAGCTGTGGCGATGGTTCTTGTAGTTATAGCTTATTCGTATTTTAATTAAATTAAAATAATTGTTAAAGATAAATGGCAAGAACAAAGGCGTCTATGCTAAAAGAACGAGAAGACGTTTTAGAACAACTCCAAGCTGAAGAAGAACTGGAACGTCAACGTGAAACCGAACTTCGAGAAGAACAAGAACTGGATCTTTTGTTCCGTGAAGCCAAACGAAATAAAGAAATAAACAAACGAGTAAGTTACGTTAGACCTGGTTCGGGCCCAATTAAAAAGGAACGAACAAGAAAAATCATTATTCAAGATGATTCCCCCGAACCGGGTGGAAGTTTAACAAAACGGGTACGTTCATTCCGTAGAGCTAGTCCAGAAACTCGAAGGAGATTTATGGAAGAACAATCAATGGAACACATTTATAACCCGAATGCTTTTGGAAAAAGAAAAATTCGTTCGGTTGAAAATGAAATAAAATATTTAAATTCCATTTAAACATTTGTGCGTTAAAGAAGGAAAAGAAAACCATTAAAGTTTCCATGGAAACGTTAAACGAAAAACAAAAAAGTATTCTTACTTCCATACTTGATGGTAAAAATGCTTTTATAACAGGTTTTGCAGGTTCGGGAAAAAGTTACCTGATTGAATATATTTACCGCGTTTTTATAGAACAAGGTAAAACTGTTGAATTAACTGCTTTGACTGGCTGTGCTGCTTTATTAATAAATGGAAAAACGTTACATAGTGCCCTCGGTATAGGCTTGGCAAAAGGAACAGCACGAGACCTTGTAAACCGTGTTCGTCGTATGGAAGGTATGATTGCTTATTTAAATAGACTTAATGTACTTATTATTGATGAAGTGAGTATGCTGAGTGATACTCTTTTTGATAAAATTGGTGAAATGTTTAAAATAATACACGGTGTCGATAAACCATTCGGGAACCTTCAAATTATTTTGGTTGGTGATATGTCTCAATTGAAACCAGTTGAAGGTGATTATTGTTTTTATTCTGAATCTTGGGACCGTTGTAAAATTGAAGTAAGTGTATTAACTGAAAATATGCGCGTTAATAATGATGAACGTTTTGATGACCTTTTGAAATCCTTTCGTTGGGGAGTTGTTCGAGACATTGAACTTATTGAAAAAATGAAACAAAATAAATTCGATGGTTTAATCAAACCAACCAAACTGTTTTCAAAAAATAAAGATGTTGATGCTGTGAATCAATACGAACTTGGACTACTGTTAAAAGAAAACAGGGAATCCTTCGTTTATAAAGTTGTTTATCCCGATAATCCAATAAAACTGATTGAATCGACGAAGTATTCCATGGATAATAAAGTTCAAGAATATCTTACGCTTTGCGTGGGAGCCCAAGTTATGGTAACTCGTAATTTAGAACAAAACATAGTAAATGGAACTCGTGGAATTGTTGTTAGTTTAACAAAAACATCGGTAACAATTCAATTAACCAATGGAGAACTTTACAACGTTTGTTATTTCCATGTTCGTCCAGACCAATTTGAAACAAATGAAAAACTTAAAAAAATAGATTTTAAATATCTCCCTTTAACTCTTTCATGGGCTATGAGTATCCATAAATCGCAGGGTGCTACCATAGACCTTCTTGAAGTTGACCTTGGAGATTCCATTTTCGCATGCGGACAGGCGTACGTAGCGCTTTCACGTGCGAAAAATTCGGATAGCGTCCGAATAACAAATTTTAATCCCCGAAGTGTAAAAGTGAGCAAATCGGTTCTTGCATTTTATGATAAATACAATTAAAAAAAATAACAGTAACATTTAAATGAAGAAAAAAGACCTTATTCGTAATCTAAAATCTCAAACATATTGCCGGTTACGTCCAGATTCATTTGGAGGTGTTGGTGTATTTGCGATACGAGATATTCCAGTTGGAGTAAATCCTTTTATTTATGGAAATGGTGTTTGTCCAATAAAGACTATGGATATTCCCGACAAAGTTGTTAAAACATTTGATCCGGAAATACAACGAATGATAAACGATTTTTATTCGTTTGATTCTGAATCTGGAACATGGGGAATTCCCAAAATGGGTCTCAATGGAAATGATATATCCTTTTATCTGAATACATCGCAAACACCCAATATTCGAATCGTTAATACAAAAAAATGTGATATGTATACATTTTAAACAATCAGACCCATACGCAAAGATGAAGAACTATTTATAAACTATGACAATTATCCATAAAAATTAAAATATCAGTTAACGTTAAACATAATGTCTGAAGAAATTGCTATGAAACAAGAATGTGATAATTTTACAAAATCATTTGTGGAACACATTGAGACCATCTTAGAAAATCCATCTCAAATTTTAAATTTAACAGAAGTATTACAAAATTTGTGGAAAACATACCCACAAGGGTTAAGTTATTATATCAATTACTATATGTATACAGGTAAAATTGATACAAATATTAATTCATTTTTAGTGAGTGGATATTATTCATGGTTTCTTGAACATCTTATAGATTTTGAACTACAATCTGAAGAATTTCAAAAAGAATTAAAAAAATTTAACAGTGACATGGAAGATGAAGATAATTATGGTTATTCATGGATAGAATTTGAAATTGATCTTTTTGATTTAGTGTTAACTGATAATACGCTTCTATATGGTAAAGAAAGAAATACTAAAGATATATTAGACTTATTTATAAACTTATTTATTACATCCTTTCGTAGTCCTGATATTGCTTCAACAGTTTCAAGTGATTTAGTAGTATACCGCGGTATAGTTGGTTTAACCATTAAAGATAAATCTACATTATTAGCAACTCCAAAATCTTTTATATCAACTAGTAAATTAATTGGAGTTGCGTTAAAACACACTACTTCAATTATCTCAACACGAATACAAAATGATTTATCTAAAAGAGTTATATTAGAAATGCATTTAGATCCTGGTATAAAATTTATAGACTATAACGCCATTAATCCTAGAGATAAAACAAATGCATGGCAACATGAAGTTATATTAACACCAGGGTTACGTTTTACTGAAATAGGAACGAGCACAGCATCAGAAACAATTAAATTTAAGAAATTACGTGAAGAAAAACAAGAATGTGATGTATTAGTTGTGCGTGTAAGCGCAAACAATGTTACTTCATTTGGAAAAAGTCGCAATCGCAGGGCGATTGCTTTTAAGAGTTCCAAGCTTCGTTCGGTCGATTTGGATATAAAATATTTAAAATCCATAAAATAATATATGAGTCCTTTATAAGAACTTTAATGCCCAAAAAAGATAAAGCTCCCAAACCCCTCAGCGATAATGTAACTGTTTTTAATGCAATTAGTATGGGAAATTTAAAATTATTAAAAAGAATTGTTGAAGAAAGAGGTGACAGCCTTAATAACGTCGTAGATAAGTATGGTGATACACCACTTAAAATCGCGATTATTAACCAACGTGGAGATATTATAAGATACCTTGTAGAAGCGGGTGCCGATGTTAATGATAATAATAATAATTATCATGAAAGACCACTTAATTTAGTTTTTTATAGTGTTAATCATGATTCGAGAGACGATTTATTAAAATATCTTATAGAACACGGTGCAGATGTTAATCAAGGTGATGGTTATGGTAATACAATTCTCATTAGTGCAAGTGGACTACCTGAAAACTTACCACTCATTAGGTATCTTGTTGAAGAAGCGGGTGCTGATATAAATCATCAAAATAATGATGGAGTTTCACCATTAATAGCTGCTTGTCGATCAATTGACATTAATAATTTACCAGTAATAAAATACCTTGTAGAACATGGAGCAGATGTTAATACACCTGGTCCAAATAACAAAACAGCTTTAAATATTATTGAAGACCTCCTGAAAAGAAGTGTTAATCCCCAATATTATCAAAATATATATAATTATTTAAGGTCGTATCCAATTCAACAGCGTTGGAAAAAATCATTTCCAAAAGTAAAAAAAATGGTTCGGAACAGAGTTTTTCTTAATGAAGTTGCTGGATTCCCACAAAACGTTGCCAAACAAATCTCCGAACAATCTGTTGGTTTTGGTAAAAGTCGCAATCGCAGTTCCAAGCTTCGTTCAGTAGATTTGGATATCTTTTACCTTTTAAAATAATATATCCGTTAATTTAAATGGAAACAATTAGTCAATCTACTCCTTGTTCTGAAGAACTTAGTAAACTATATCATGATTTAGAATTAGAACCTTATAATTATGAGAATCGTTCTAATTTTAAAAAAAAAGTTAGACAATTTGAAAAAATTCTTAGAAATGCAAAAAAAGAAGAAGATATTTATTTTACAGAAAGGCAAACAGATGAAAACAAAATAGAACGTTTAACCTTAATGTCAAAACAATTACCCGATAAACCATGTATAATTGAAAAATCAAGTTTAATTTTAAAAAAAGGTAGTTCTGTTACTATAATTGAATCTGAAACAAGTAGCCCAGAATATTTTAAAGAAATGTTTGATAGATGTAAGAATGATAATTATAATAGAGTTATTATTCCAGTCACACAAAAACTGTATAGATACCCCTACCATAGTGGCTGTGATACAGGAAAAAGGCATTCTAATATTATAATAGTTGATTTACATACAAACGAAGCATGGAGAATTGAGCCAAATGATGTTGATAAAGAAAATATCGAAATGTATGAAACTAAATTAACAGAGTTTTTTAATTTATTCGGTATAACATTTAAAGGTTTTTATCCAGAAACATGTCCGATAAATCATGGAGGGCTTTGTAAATATGTAACATACGCTCAATACTTATATGGAAAAGAAATAAATTACGATAAAATTAAAAATGTTATATTACAGTTTTTAAAAGATGATATATTACAACTTTGTAAAATTGAAAATTCAGATAAAATAGAACAGATGTTTGATAATTTAAAATTGGAGTTTGGAAAAAGTTCTTATATGATTCCTTTCAAACTTCGTTCAGTTGAAACGGACATCCGTTACCTTTCTTCGAAAGATTAAGTTTATCTAAATTCCATTTAAATAAAAATATTCATTAAATATAACTTTCATGGAAAACGTATCCCAAGAAAATTTAAGATACATCGTAAAAAAGTATTTTGAACTTTTCCGCGACAAGGATTACATAGACAAGCAAGTGTTATTTATTAAAACTATGGACCCTAACCTCGCGCACGAAGGCGGCCAAGCTGGATACACAACATTTGGAATGTATAAAGATGGTGAAATAATTAAAACCTTTGGCAATCAAAAAGAATCACTTTCTTTTGAAAAAGATAAAGATACTTTTCTAAACGATACAATTATTTTATACATCGACATAAAATTTTTAGTATTAACAGGTGCACATGAAGGAATTAGAACTCTTTTTCCTTTAAAATTATACAATAACGGTGTTTTATCGGTATATCCAGGTGAAAATTGCCCCGATAAAAACCGTGTAACTTCACTTGAACTTTTGTTTGATATAATAGCAATAATATATCAATATACTGCGATTATGGAATGTGTAGATACAATTAAAAGTATAATCGATTTTAAACAACGTATTACAAAAACTTTAATAAAAACAAAAGAAATAAAAGAATCCGATTTACCCGAAACAAATGCATTGAATGATAGCATAGTTCAACTTGCTCTTCGTTACAAAGAGAGCCAAATACCCCAAGAAAATATAATGAAGCGTTCACCGTCAAGGTCTTTACGGCAACTTAAAAATGTTGATTACACAGCATTTGGTGCTACTGATTTAAAACGTCTTACCGAATTTTATAAAAACAACGCGAAAGAAATAATAGCGATGGATAATGTCCCATTTATTGACATATTAAAAAAACCAATATACCTTGAATCTTGTGCTGGTATTTCAAGATTAATTAGCGACTTGGAGCGTATAAAAGAAAATATGGAAAAGGCATTAAAAACTGTATATCTTATATTAAATGAAGAAATGGATAAAAATTACCAAACCGAACCAAAAAATTACGATAATTCCGAGGAATTTGAAAAAGAAAAAAAGAAAGGGATTTTACCTCTTAAAGAGTATCTTCAAGTTAATATGGCACAATATATGGAATTAAATAGCCAAACTGTAAAAATCAAAAGAGATACGAAAAGCGACCGTAAGCGTAAAGGGAAGTATTTAAAAAATATAACCGGAAGGGTCCATGCAACTGTTCCATTTGCGTTTGGAAAAAGTTCAAAATTAAAACAAGTTGAAAATGAAATTAGTTATCTAAATTCCATTTAAATGGTTTAAATTTAAGATTAATTTTATTTAAATTCCATTTAAATTTAATTAAATTCAAAAAACCGTGCATAAACACCACAAAGGTAAGGTTCCATTCGTGCCAAAGGTGTGGGAACGATTGTCTCTAACTTAATTTAAGTTACAAGTATACAGCCCGGTTGTTGTATATAATTTTTTATTTAAATTTACAAGCAGATTGAGGCTTGGGTTTTTCAACGAAAATTGATGGAGCGGTTTTTACTGGAAAGAATCCCATTTAATTTACCGTTTAGTTTTAATTTAAAATTTAAACGAAAAATTAAAATAAAGTGAAGTGGTAAATGGAAACCATCCGAGAGTCTTTACATCGTCTTGAAGTACCGGCTATAAACGAACATCCCGTTATTGAAATATTTTTTCGAGACAATACACGTGTTAGAATATTTACAATGTTTTTAGAACAAAACGATACATGGAGAGTGGGACCTAACATGGAAGCTGGGTACTATTTTCATTATGTTGATTTAACAAATAGAACAGGTGGACGACAATACGTTACATACAATGAAATAATAAATTACATTCAGCGGGAAGCACGTTTTCATGATGGAATTAAACGTGTACTTTATTTTAACGATGTACAAAATGCATACAACCAGGTACCACAAGAAATACTTTACGATATAACTCAAAAAGCTCAAAAAACATGGAAAAAACTAAAAGTAATTCCTCCAGTGATGGCTCTCCATAAACAGGCAACGATAACAGCCAATAATCCAAAACGTCTTCGCGGAATGACATCTGAAGAATTTGATGAATATATGCGTCCAGCTACATTCGGAAAAAGTTCCAAACAAAGTTTGGAACGTCGCAATGGAATCACCATTGCTTTTAAAAGAAACGCGTTAAAAACCGTTGAACGTGAAATAAAATATCTTAATCGTTTACTTTCCTGAAAATGAGCGCAACACTGAATCCGAGCGCACCGAGCTCCCTCCATGAGGACCTGGAGGTGCAGTCCTTTGACTCGGTAGTGTCCGAGCTACAAGGGCACCTGCAGGCTTTTATACTAATAACGATTGACCTTAGTATGACCTCAGGGTGTATTTGCAGTGTTTGAGTACAAAAGGTGATTGACCTTAGTGCTCTGTCGTAAACTGAGGGCAGCAAATAACGATTGTCGTTAGTGCTGTTGGTGCAGTGTTTTTGACAAAAACAGTTCTACCTTAGTAGTGCAGAACCGTGTATAGTGCAGGTATACGCAAGAGGTACCAGTCCCCAGTCACCCGCTGTTGCAGTGTTTTTGACAAAGGAAGAAGTACCTAAGTGCGCATAGTGCAGTACTTGGCAAATGGAGCAGTTGGATACCAATCGCCCCAAGCCTCCGCCACCAGCTCCCCGAAAAGGATTCACGCAGCAGTTCATCCGCGAACTGTGGCAGTGGGTCTACACTCCGGTTGGCAGGTAAATTTTACAAAACTAAAGGACCTTCGAGGTCGCCCTGAGGGGAATAACAAAAGCGAACTCAGTTCTAGCCTTCTTCTCTCACACAGATGGACGCCCAGATCACTCAGCTCGTGCTTACTCTCTCGCAGCAGAACTTGGAACTGTCGCAGGAAGTTACTCGCCTCCGCGCCGAACTGGCTAAGTACCTGTCTGCACCGGTTGCGATGCCAACTCCCCCGGCTACCAAGAAGAAGGTCGCGACTCCGGTTATTCCGCCGTCTCCGGTTGAGGATTCCAGCTCAGTTCCCGTTCCTCCCAAGATCGTGAAGAAGAAGCTGAATGTCACTCCGGAAGGTCACTCCGCCCACGTTGCATCGGGCAAGAAGGTCGCAGCTATCAATGCGATGCGGAAGGAGTTCATGGCGGCGGCTCAGTTGGAGGGTGAGTGGTAAGCGAGCACAAATTACAAGACTAAAGGACCCTAGCGGTCGCCCCGAGGGGAATTAAACGAGCTACCGCAATGCCTCCTCGCCGCAAAGCACCCGCTCGTAAGAACCCTACTGTCGCAAGTATCACCCGTGACATCAAGAAGCTATGCAGCAAAAAGCGCTCTGATTCCTCGGACGACAGTTCGTCGGATGAGAGCTCTTCTGAAAGCGATTCGGACAGCTCTTGCTCTGACTGCTCTGATAGCGATTCGGACTGAAATACAAGTTGAAAGGACCCTAGAGGTCGCCCTGAGGGGAATTAAACGCCTTCGCTCTTTGCGCTCAGAAAGCATCATGATGATGCTGTATGATGCACTTAACCGCGATATGGAGTTGTTGCTTCGCATCTTTTCGTTCTACGATCAGAATGTGACCTACCAGTATGTTTATTCACAGTACATTACTCTGCATAAACAGCTTGGTTTGTTCCAAACCGAACTCGAGACTCTTACTCGGTGGCGGTGGAAGTACCAATTTCTTACCCTGCGTCATTTTAAGGAATACTACTAAATTTTTTTACAAAACGAAAGGACCCTAGAGGTCGCCCCGAGGGGAATTAAACCAGCTATTTGTACCCGCTTTACGTGTATAGATGGCATCCTTTTCCGCTAGTGTGCTCAAGCGTTCTGCCTCTCTGAACGCGACGGCTATACTTCAGTGTGACAAGAAAGCCGTTAGCTTTTACGAGTTCGACAAGGAGTTCTTCAAGCAGCTCGCCGTGGCGTGCCGTGTTGTGGAGACTTACCAAGTTGTTCCGTGGGATGACGACGACTTGTGGGTGCTTCTCCTCGAAGCTGCTACTCAAGGAAGTCACGCATTTGTTGACGGACTTGAATGGTTTGCTTTCTCGTCTGGAGGGTACTCGAAGCCTCGCGACCTCGGCAAGGAGTTTGTGTTTCACAAGTCCATGACCAAGGAGCAGCGCCACAGCATTCACCGCATCAGTGGGAAGCTGTTTGCCACCGTTACTGAGCGCACTCCTACCGGTGACAACATTCTTCACGTGTACGTCCCCAAGTGGATCGAACGCTAAAGCGCGGCGGAGCAGCGCATCGCGATGCTTTAAATTTACAATCAAGAAAAGGACCCTAGAGGTCGCCCGAAAGGGAATGACGAAGTCACTCCCGTCGCAACGCTAGCGTTGCTTTTAAGGGAATTAAAAGCGTTCAGTTTTCACAATGGCTACCATTGTCGGGACTGAGAGTGAGAGTGACCGTATCCGCCGCCTGGTAAAGATGGTAGAGACCTTCATTCCTACTATTGACCACTGCGGGCTCGGTGTTGAATTTGTGGGCGGTTCCCGTATTTTTATGACCCAGATCGAGGGAGGCTACTGTCTGTATGACCGCCAAACCCACGTAGAACACAACTTCACTACCAAGGAGGAAGTAGCTCAGAAAGCAAAGACTTATCTTTCCGAACACGAAGTTGATGACGTCACGATCAGCGGGTACAGTCTCCTCAAAGAATAAACAAAAAAACAAAAAAAACAAAAAAAAGGACTCTAGAGGTCGCCCGAAAGGGAATTAAAAAAGCCCAGTTTGCACTCATATTCCAACTTACAAATGAGCTCCCCCGCCGCCGTTTCCAAGAAGATCGAGCAGATCGAGCTCCAGCTCGGGAAGCTCAAGCTGATGCTCGTCGCGAAGTCTGCTGGCAAGTCCAAGTCTGTTTCTCAGCGCAAGCGTAAGGACAAGCCCGAAAGCATTGAGAAGTGCAAGAAGAAGGCAGACCTCGAGAAGTTTACGGTTTATGAGCTCAAAGAGTGGGCTAAGAACAACGACGTCGACCTCAAGAAGCTCGCAAAGAAGCACAAGGAAGACTATGTCAAGCTTGTGTGGAAGAAGCTCAAAGAGAGCACATCCGAGAGTTCTTCTGACGAGAGCAGTTCCAGCTCTTCTTCCAGTGGTTCTGACTCGGGGTCCAGTTCTTCGGACTCTGAGTAAGTATCACAAAACACTTTAGAACAACAACCGTTACAGTGATACCTTCGGGTATCATTGTAACACCGTAAAGGTTTATTGTCCTCAGTTCACAGATGTCTTTCAATACTGAAAAGGAGTTTATGGATTCTCTTCCAAGTATCACGAAGCTCCCCAATCCAATTATGCCAAGTTACTGCATACCCGAAGAAGAATTCATTAGACTCACACACAGAATCCAAAATGACCCGATCAGGATTCCGATATTCTACAGCGAACAGATTATGGAATTCAAATTTTACAGCTTCAGGCGCTAAAAAGAATTTTACAAATAGTAATTTACCGAAGGTACAAGAATCAAATTACATTTGATTAATTTTTCCGTTTCATTTAAAGGACCCTAGAGGTCGCCCGAAAGGGAATTAAACTGGGCGCAATCGCTATGGACGCTAACGCACTTGCTGAGAAGTATTTTTGGCGTTGGAGGGACTGTGTTGCTGCTCGGATATATCGTGAATGGCGTGAAATGCAGGATGAACTTGCTGCTGAAGCACAATTTGCAATGGAGAACGACATGGAAACTGAGTTTTGGTGCTGGAACTGTAAGCATTCTGTTTGCGACATCCACAAACAAACGTGGAAAAGATACAAACAGAACAATACTTTCCAAAAGTCAAAAGGTTGTGCTGGGAAAACACAACGCGGACATGATTGTCATTTCAACACAACAAGTTATATCTGTGGTAAGTTTTATTGCTTGTATCACAGGGATTTGTATTAAAGAATTAAATGTAAAGGACTCTAGAGGTCGCCCGAAAGGGAATTAAAGCGCAAGCGTTCGTAGATTCAATTACTGTAAACAAAGTTCATGATAATGAAGTGTTCGGCCATAACGCTTAACGGAAAGCGATGCAAGAAAAATTCTCTAAATGGTAATTTTTGTTGGTGTCACGGTCCGAAAGAAATGAACGAATGTGGAATTTGCTTAGAAGAAACTCTGAAGACGTCAAAGTATAACGTAGAACTTGATTGTAAGCACATTTTTTGCAAAGAGTGTATATTTAAATGGATAATAGAAAAGAATAATTCAGCAAATTGCCCCAAGTGTCGCCAAAAAGTTTCTGAATACGAATTGATGCGAGCTCGAATGTGGGGTGAAGCAGAAGGTCTTATTTATCGCGCTCAAGTTCATATTTATGATTTGAAGCAATTGTCTACTTTTGATACTTTGTTCGTTGGTATGATTGTAGATGTGCACCGCGAAACTTCTTTTGCCGATTCTGAGTTCAAATTATTGGAACATGGATTATCCAAAGACCCTGAAAACGCAAAACTTTTTGAAAAAATGATAAGTATCAGGTATTCAGTTGGTTTATGGATTAAGAAAAATACGTTTGAAGGGAATCCAAAAATTTTTCATACGATACTTCCATAAAATTTTACAAATAGTGTTTTACCATAGGTAAAACTCCGTTTCACTAAAAGGAGCCTAGAGCTCGCCCGAAAGGGAATGAAAAGACCGAGTCGTTCATCACACACGATTCGATTCGGAATCCGACCTTTTTTACAAATCCAAACGACCCTAGGGTCCGCACGGGGTGATTAACAAAAGCAAGCCATTTTCAGAGTTTTCATACACAAAATCCTCAAAATGGCTTCCATCGAATCCCGCATCGACAACTTCATTGCCGAGCACGGTCTCGACACCGACATCAAGGAGGAAATCTCTGTACTCGTACTCGGGTGCATGGAGGACCTTTACAGGCAGGTGTTTACCGCCCCTGTTCCCGAGACCGACTCTAAGAAGGCCAAGAAGGTTCTCAAGGCTGACAAGGTCGAGGACCCGACGACCTGCGAGACCATCGATGAGCTCAACAACTGCACCACTGGTGTTCTCAACCAGTTCTGCAAGGATCACGGGCTCAAGGTTGGTGGCAACAAGAAGGAGATCAAGGACCGCGTGTGGCGCCACATGCAGGGCGAGTCCTCGGAGGAGGACAAGTCCACGCGTGGCAAGCCCAAGAAGGAGAAGAAGGCCGCTGAGAAGCACGCCTGCTTCGGTACCAACGCTTCCGGGGCCGACTGCGCCATCTCCGCGACTGAGGTTTTCTGCGCCCACCACTTCTGCCACCGCCACATCGCAGACGCGCAGAAGTTCATCGATGCCAAAGCCAAGGGTACGACCATCGCTGAGCCCGTGAAGCCCAAGACCAAGGCCACCAAGACCCCCGAAACTGAGCCGGTTTCTGCCAAGCAGGCGAAGCCGACCAAGAAGAAGGTTGTTGCGCCGCCTCCGCCTCCTCCGCCGGAGTCTGAGCCCGAGGAGGAGGAGCTCGAGGAGGAGGACTACGAGGACCAGCAGGAGACTGACACCGAACAGTAAATAAAAATACAAAAAAAATCAAGAAAGGAGCTTTGAGCTCGCCCGAAAGGGAATTAAAAGCGTAGCGTTTTTTGTTTCTTCGTCAAATGGCTTCCTCTTCTTCCCTTTCCAAGCAGCTCAAGTCTCTTCGCAAGAAGATTGATGCTCTTCAAGTCAAGTTTGAGGCAGCTAAGAAGCCCAAGAGCATTGATGAATGCACCAGCAAAAAGCAGCTCAAGCACTTTACCGTGAAGCAGCTTACCGATTGGCTCAAGAAGAAGAACATTGACACTGAGAAGCTCACCAGGAAGCACAAGGAAGACCTCATCAAGTTGATTTGGAAGAGCCTCGAGGAAGATTTCTCTTCGGACAGCGGCGAATCCGAGACAGATTCCGATTCCGACAGCGATTCCGACAGCGATTCATCTGACAGCGATTAAATACAAAAAAATAAAAGGACTCTAGAGGTCGCCCGAGAGGGAATTAAAAGTTTATTGTACTCAGATTCCATGGTTCTTCGTATCACCGTTCTCCCCGAGCAATGGGCTATTATGAACGAAATTGAACGTGAAAGTTTGAAGACCTTCCTCCGCGCAGCTATCGCATCTCACCTGAACTCTTTTGACGACTGCGAAAAGACCATTATCAAGCTTCCTCGTACTACTACCAAGGTTCAGCGTTACAATATTCACCGTCTTAGTGTCATTGGATTTACTAGCGAGAGCTACGACAATGAGAACGAAGACCGCATTATGGAGATTACACTTTCCAAGCAGTACGTCCAGACTTTGTTTGAAGGATATCAGTTTGTTCCGAGGCAGATTAACGTTCAAATCGAGGAGGAGGCTCCAAAGACCAACAAGCAGAAGTTGTTCGAAGCGCTTGTTGGGTTTATCAATGAGAACCTCGAGGAAGAATTCCAGAATTACATGAACTCGTTTTAAATAACACAGTTTCAAGAAAAGGAGCTTCGAGCTCGCCCGAGAGGGAATTAAATGAATTTAGCCAAATACGAAGTTCTTAATTTTCTTATTGCCTCTTATCAAGCGCAAATGCCTACTCCAATTCAACGCATGGATGATTTCAAACCTGGTGATTTTTCATTTCACTACGACAAAACAAAGTGTGAAATGTACTCGTGTGATTTTAAAGTAATTAGTAACACACCTGGTGCTTGGGAGTATATAAAGAACCTTCCTAAAAATCAAGAACTTTTATATAACGACGTTCTCGCACCTGTTATCGCAAAGTCTTGGGCGAAACATACCAAAGACTCTTTTACAAAGTGTATGAGTGTTATGCGATTTATTGCAACACAGGGTTGGGAAGATTACGTTTTTTTGATGCGTGAATAAAATTAATTTAAAAGCTTAAATAGATACCTTCGGGTATCCTTTAAGCACCGTAAAAACGACAACGTTATGGCGCTGTGTCAAGCAATTTGCAAATGTTATCCTTTCGAACGGTGTACTTTTATTGCAAAGTATAATGATGATGATGATGATGGTACAACGAAGGTTTATTGTGGTAACCATCGTACGAACAAACCAGTAGCTAAGAATATTTGTCAAGGTATCACAAAAGAAGGTAAGCAGTGCAAATGTCCCGTAAAGCGAGGACAGTTTTGTAGTCGCCACATCATTCCCGAACAACCAGATCACGATTATTCAGAATTGAAGTTGTATAAGCCTGATGTCAACTGGCCTGATATGGGTTTAGTATTAAATGGTGTAAAGAAAGTAAAGACTGGTAAACAACTTGCACGTGCGATAGAAATGTATAATTATGCTTATTACCCAAACAATTTGTTTCCCATTACCGAAACCAGTCCCGAAGAACTTGAAAGGTGCAATAACCGTTTTACAATTTTGATGATGGAAACTTTTTTTGTGAATTACTACCTTGACTACGACACACCGCATTGGCAAGGTATCATCACGGACCTTGTAAAGAAAACTGAAAATGTCAAGTGGTTAAGTGAATACCATTTGTTATTTCGCAAAAAATTTGATTCGGCTTTTCGCGAAGAAACAAAAAAAAATTATATTGAAAAAGTATTGGTTCAGGCAAGTGGAACCGATGTTGCCAAAAAGATTAAAGAATTTTTGTAAATAATTTATATAACAATTTGTTCCTTAGGGAACCATACAACACCTTAAAGTTCCAATCTACGATTGGAACGTCGAAAGAAACGAAGTTTCTTTCTTTTAAAGAAATTTCGTTTCGTAGTCTTTTTTAAAATGGCCGACAATGTTAAAGTTGACATTATGACTGAACTATTTACTGGACTTGGCATAAAGAACAAGGGAACTGGCGCTGGTGGTGCAAAAACCAATGAAAATGGTAAACAGTTTGAGGAAATCACAAACAACGAAGTGCGCTTACTTTCCCAAGGATTTACCAAGACCGTTATCAACAAAAACAAGTATGGATATTACCTTTCCAAGAAAGTTGGTCTTTTCACTGAAATTATTTTTGTTTTACAGGGCGGATTGATTGATTACATGAAACAAGAATTTGAAATTGAACTGTTTCGTAATCCCGATGAAGCCTATATCATCCGGAGACCTGGTGAAAAAACCATTATCAAGATTCTTGAAAAGAAACACCAAAACGTTCAGGGAAGTGTTGAGACCAAGTTATGGGCCGCCGTTGCTCTGAAGCGTGAATATGAATTGGTGTGTGGTGAACGTTTTGAAATTGAATATGCATTTTGTTTGAATGATTGGTTCAAACAACAAAAATCCGATAAGTACATTTATCTTCACATGATTCTTGAAGAAAACGATATCGATGTTTTTTATGCCGACAATGATTATTTCCATAAACTTGACACATGGATTCAAAGAATTTAATCATTTTTGGATTCGACGTTATTGAATTTTTTACAAAAAATAAATTACTTTAAAGATGCTTAGGCATCTATAAACAACACAAAATGGGTTATTGCAAAGGAACGTCTAACAATGGTCTCCGTTGTAAACGTCGATGCTCTACTGAATTTTGCAGTATACATGACAATAGTATACTTTGTGGAATTTGTAGGCGTCATCACGATATTCATAGTCGCTTACGAATACATGGATGCGGTCATGTTTTTTGTCACGAATGTCTTACAAAATCTATTATGAACGAGCAGTGGCATGAAGGGTTTAGTACTGAAGACAATCTTTGTTGTCCCGAATGTCAACTTGAGCTTGATGTTGATTCATGGCAGAAGGTTACTAGTCTGTTAGTTGAGCGCAATAAACTCAAACGAAAGATTATTTACAATACATACCTTTCTCACGAAATGTTTGTCAAGATTAGACCAAGGGTTCATTTGGATTACGAATACACATTCCATGAACTTGATGCTCTTCATCGTTATCACGACAGTGTTACTGCAACTTGGTCTAATTTGTATAATTTTTGTAATCAAGAATATGTAGAAAAAGTTTATTTTGAAAAGATAAATCCGGGTGACTGGAGACATGGAAACACACGTGAAAAAAGTGTTTATGTCTTTTATTTGGGTGACCCCGGTATAAAATTTTTGTTTCAAAAAGTATGGAAAGAACTTGTAGAATATGTTTTCCATCCATCTCGAATAAACTTTGAAAATCTTGAAGATATATAAAACTTTATTAAAAACCTTCGGGTTCCACTGAGGTGGTTAAAAAATTTCAGCTGAATTAAAATGAGCGATCCTAAACTTGGATGGATATATGTTATCACGTGTGATATGTATGCTAAGGATGGTATAGTAAAAATAGGATATACTGAAAAACCTGACCTCATTGAAGAAGAAGTAAGAAATGCACTTGTTCAACGTTATGGAACTACTTTAATAAATCCGATTATCCATAGTTTAACAAAGGTGTCAAATCCTAAACAAGCTGAAAAATATGTTTTTACTGAACTGATTGATTTAAAAATAAAAAAGGAAATATTTAAATCTGATTATGGTAGAATAGATAATGTTATATCAAGTTTAAAAAAAGATTTTAATCCTGATATACCATATAAAATCCCCGAAGAACTTTTGGAAAAATTATTATGCCGTCTTCGTAAAAAATCTCAAAAAATTGCAAAAGATATTTCATATCAACAAACTTTTTTTGCTTGGATTCAGAACAATAAACATAATTTATCCATGCAAAATATATGTAATTTTCAATATTTATTAAATAATTATCCAAATCCTTGTAGCATCGGTTCACATTTTGATTGGACTAAAAAATCTGAAAATCAATCAATATTAAAAATGAGAATACTTACAGCCGAACAAACTTTTCTTCCTAATAACTGGGATCGTTGCGATAAACAATTACACGCATTTCTAAAAAATCTTTTAAATAATGTTTAAAATCAATTTAAAAAACCTTCGGGTTTCCCCGAAAGGGTTAAAAGAAAATGAATCGTCGAGTTATTCCCGCCGCTGTTCGCCATGAGCTTATGTCCCGTAAAACGTGCGCAAATGTTCCAGGTAACTTTGCACCTGGTTGTCGTAACTACATTTGTCCCATGTGGAAATCAAATGGTGGATATTTTGATGAATCCGGATTTCAAATCGACCATATCGTAGAAGTAACCCACGGTGGTTCGAATGAGATTACCAATCTTCAAGTTCTTTGTCCCTCATGCCATGCTGTAAAAACCAAACGGTGTGCCACTCAAAGCTGGGAATTTACTTCAGATGAAATTGATATTGGTCGGGCCAAGATGGAAATTGGGTTGGGGAAAAGAAGACGTGCGAATAGCCAGTAAAACAATTTAAGAAAATAAACGTTGCTTAGGCAATAAAAGCAACACCCAATTTATGGGCTGTGGAGCTTCAAGACATATGGATAAAGAAATAATCAACGTCGTAAAAACAACATTCACTCCAACTGGTGATTTCAAGAAGGATGAACTTCGTGCTCGAGGATATGCCAAAGCAGTCGGTATGGACCAAGCAAATACCGAAATTGCTGTTGTGATGGCTACTCAGGGATTCGATGCAGGGGCAAATGCTATGATTAAAAAACACACCACAGATGGAAAATTTGATTACTTTGCTATGAGACAACAATATGGTTAACCTTCGGGTAAGGATTTCGCACATTAAAAAAAGAATGGTACTTGTCAAAATTATTACGCTTTATTACGACAGTTATGAAAAGAATTTCGGAGATGGTTTTTATCCTCAAACAACTTTCGTTCAAGGATATGAATCCATAAATATACAGTTTAACTTTACAGATGGTTGCTGGCAACAAAGTTCGGGTGACCCAATTACTGGATTTGATGGAAATGAGCGCAAAAATATACTTAATTTATTAAATCACCATAATTACATAAGTAATAATATCCTTGATACACTCGGTTATCTTATTTAAGTTTTTTACAAAAAAATAAAAACCTTAGGGTTCCCTAAAAAGGGTTAAAAAGTTATGGATATCTCTTATTATTTCAAACATTGGCGCGATATGACCCGTTTTAATAGATATGACCGTTGGTGTGAAGAAAATTATGATTGGCTTGTAAAGGAAAAATTGTATAATGACTCTGAAGATTATTCAAAATTTATTAATGGTTTCAAAGTATAAATGCTCTTAAAGGCAACGCCGGTGGCGTTGCTTCGCAACGCTCTTTAAAGGACCCTTGAGGTCGCCCGAAAGGGAATAACAAAAACTATATTTTTGTTATTCCCGTCGCAACACTAGTGTTGCTTTTAAGGGAAATAAAGATGTTGAAAGCACTCAAAGACGAAAACACTTTTTTAAAGGCAACCATTATAAAGCTTGCTTCCCGTATCGCCGAACTTGAAAGAAATGCTGCCAGTGTTAACAAATACCTTTAAGTTTCTTGAAAAAGAAAATTACAATGCCGCTTCGTTTACAGAACTCAATGAACTGAACCATGTTATTAGAGAATGTGTTATGGGTTCATGTTATGCGATAATTATAAACGAGGAAATAATTTACAATGCATATGATAAAAAAATCAAAACTGCTCGTGAAATTATACTGGATGAAATGGTTAGACAACAATTTGCAAATACACCTGAACTTTTAGTACAACCAAATGATACATTAAATATTAAAATTTATATGTTTTCAACAGAGTGTTGGTATATGAATATTATATATGATAGTGGTTTCTATAAATTATTCTTTTACAATTAAAAAGCACGCAAATAACAAAAACCTTCGGGTTCCACTGAGGTGGTTAAAATGGACTCTAAACTTAAACAAGTAAACAAAGACATAAAATACCTTGAAATCAAGCACAAAAAACTTATCAATGCAATCTGGAAACTCCTTCAAAAATCAAATAAATCTTAAAATTTCAACATCTTCGGCGTTTCGTCCATGGAAAAAACCAAAAATAATAAATAGTTGTGATATTATAATGGGTCTTATAGAATCTGGTGAGATACGTATTGCTAGAAAAAAAGATATTCTTACACCAGCAGAAGGACTTATTTGGATAAACTCATTAAATGTTAAATGTTTCAATGGAATTATCAAAATTTTAAATTAAAAAAGATAAAATTAGTTAAAATGAAATAGTTAAAATGTATGCTTAGGCATACATTTTAACGACATAAAATAACACAATGGTTGACGCTCTTACAGAACAACTAAAAAATATCAAGGTTTTTACCGTTAATGATATGTTCGTTGAATGTATCGAAAACCAAAAGGAAAAAGAGAAAAAACAAGATATCTGGAAAAATAGTATTTTTAAAGACCTACCAACATTACAATCAAACAATGTCGGAAATGTTGGTGAAATCTTTTTGAGGAATATTTGTATTAAAACTGGTATACCCGTTGAAATCGATGGTACCAAAACCAAAGAAGCTGGTGGTGGTACGGGTGATGGAAAAATTAAAGACCATTCAATTGAAATTAAAACAGCCCACCAAGGAAGTACTGCACCCAGTTTCCAACACGAATTGGGTGAACTTCCATGGAAAGCTGAATATATGGTATTTATTGATATTTCACCTGAATGTATTTATTTAACTATATTTCCCAATTTTACAGAAGAACATTATAAATCGGGAGATAAATGTGAACCCTATTTTCCCACCAAATCGGTAACATGGAGAAAACAAAAGGGTGCTTTTAAATTTGATACATCGGTTTCCATAAATGAAGCCAATGTAGAAAAACTTTTTACTTTTAAAATCACCAGTACAACTGATTTTGATGACCTCAAAACTTATATTTTATCAAAAATTAATTAAAAACTTTTATTATTTGTGAACTTCTTAAATTATATGCCGAATTTGTAGATAAAAAGGCAATTGTGGTCCAGTCAGTGGACCTCATTTTGTCAATAAATTCTTCTTTAAGTTCTTCAAAAATAATACCATATCCCTTTTTTCCTGGAAGCTCTTCAAATGAATCATAGCATCGCATATTTTCTTTTCCAAAACACGTCGATGGAATATAAACATCACACTTACCAATAAAATCTTTATTGCGAGTTGTTGCAACTGTACCTCCATCGGACAAACTGTAAATTTTTACGTTTTCATGGATATTTTGATTTAAAGTGTAATTTTTATCGGTGTGATATTTCGACCATATCTGGAAAATACAATTTACTTTGATTTCTTTGTCATTGGGTTCGTAAAAAAGGGGTTCAATCTTTTCAGAATGTATCAAGTTGTACCCCTTCACGCGTTTACGAGGAACACCCTTTCCATCACTTTCAAAAAGCTGCGGCAATATAAAACATACGTATTCGGCAAATTCAAATGAATGATTGATGAATTTGAGCGCAAGATGTCCCCTCAGACCAAACGGAGGATTTCCAAAAACAACGTACCTTTCATGCGTTACTGGCTTCCATTCAAGGTAATCTTGTTGAATAGTATTTTCACACATCGGCTCGATATCCATGGAAATTGTATTTTCAGGAAGAACTTTTAGGAAATTTCCAGTTCCTGCAGAAGGTTCGATAAATTTAAAACACGAAACGTTTTCATTTACCTTTTCACAAAAAACATCGAAACAATGTTGGGCTGTTTTTTCGGGTGTGAAAAATTGGTCTTTCTGTTTTGATGGATAAACGGTATAATCTATATTTATACCGCTCAATTTTAGTAAATCAAATTCATAGTTGGTTGGAACATCGTCCAAATCAATCCATCGTGTTATCGTCCCTGGGGACAAATTGAGGTACTCACTAAGTTTTCGCAGTTTATGTTTCGTTAACAATTGTTTTACTATCAACACCAAGTGATTCTTTTCACTCATTGCTTTGTTTAAACCTTTAACGCTTAATTTCTTAAGTTAAATTTTTTTACAAAAAGATATTTACCCGAACGACCAGAATCAAAATAAAGTAAAAAATTGATTACAACATGATGTTCTTTGACAAACTAAACCCATTTGCTTTTTTTAATTATCTTAAAAGAACACACCAAGATAAGCCTTGTCTTTTAGCAGAAATAAATGAAAAAAATTTATACCTCGTAAAACATCATAGTTATTATGAGATACTTTCTTTCAAGATATTTATTTGCGAACTTGTTTACAACGGTATAAATTTGTTTCCTGAAATCTGTGAATATACAATTACGTGTGAAAATGAAATAGGTACCTGCCAGTTTATTCTTGGTAATTTTGAAGTACCCGCTGAAGACGGTCTTCCATGTATGGCTGTTTATAAAAATCTCGGAAAACAAAATATAAAAAAAGAAGACCGCGAAGAACCAATCGTTTGCCATTTTGAACTCCAAGACATTAAAAAGATTTATTGTAACAATCGTCATTCCAATGTAGGCCAAGATGAAATAAATACACTCGTAATGTTGATGTATATGGGTGGTTCCATGCCAACAGTTTCAACAACCTCAAAAATCAATAAAGATTATTTTAAAGACAAATTGAAAATCAAGTAAAAACAAAGTTGCTTCGGCAACTAATAAAAAAACTAAAACTGAGCGCAAAATGATTGACATTTCTAAAGTTAACACCGATGAGTTTAGCTTTTTTTATTATGAGCCGTTTACTTATAAAAAAACTGAACCTGCTTATGTACCACCTCAGAGGAGACAACCACCTGTTTATCAGCCCATGAGTAGGCAATATGTGCTATACCACCCCATAAATAGACCACCTCCTCTTTATGTTGTTGCATACCAAGCTCCTGTTTTTTATACTAATAGTCCACCTCCTGGGTATGGAATGCCATTGTCTTACACCCCCTCCATGACTTCTATTAACAATTCTCCTTTAAATTCACCTAGGTCAGATTTGAGCGGTGAGGCATCTCCATACAGCCCAAGGTCCGAAATGAATTCGCCAAGATAAAATTAAAACTTTTTAAAGAAATAAAATAATTGTAATTAAAAAACCTTCGGGTTCTCGAAAAGAGTTACTTTATTTATGCAAAATGATTCAAGAACAAAAGCTGGAATGAGATGTTGTGGAACGACCGAATCCGGAAAGCGTTGCAAATTGAAAAGAAAGTACAGTGATTTTTGCTATTTCCATACATCCCCGGAAAATGAAAATTGTTCTATTTGTTTTGACAACATTAAAATAAAAACCGACCTTGAATGCGGGCACAATTTTTGTACTGTTTGTATTTTAAAATGGATGTCTAAAAGTATGAGTTGTCCGTTGTGTCGTACAACTATTACTGATTCTCGGCTTATATGGAAAGCTATACATTATGGACTTCGTAATAAATTATTAGTTCGTATGGAAGAAAATTATATTAACCTTTCTCAATTATCGGAAGAAGAACATGAGGTACTTGGATTTATTGGAATTAATTCTCTTCAATTTATGGGAGAAGAAGAATGGAACTCCATAAAAACACACATCGATTCTGCTATACTCGATAAGATAATTATTAGACGAAGAAACTGTATTATGACAATTAACGAACCCGAACAATGGGAATACTTTAAAAATTTTAAAAAAATTTATCTTTTCGAATAAAATTTTTTACAAAAAGTAATTTACTTAAACCTTTGGGTTATATAACAGTAATTAAAAATGTCTAACGTGATAGATGCCCTTACTGAAAGCGTCCGCAAATTTGGTGTTAGTCAAGACACTAACACATTTAATAATGAGCTTGATTTTATTATGACAAAAATTAAAAAAGTTGACCTTGATAATGAAGATATCCATTGGGAACATTTACAGTCTGATTATTCTAAAATGAAGTACCTTTATGAACTTATCAATTTTTACAATGTTTCAACTGGCAATAAATTTCGCGAGAGTCTGAAAAAATTTATGGATTCTATTGAAGCTAGAGTCCAGTATTATCTTTCTGAAATCAATTGGTATGACACTGTTCCCGAACTTAGAGATGATACACTTCGTATTAAGGATTTTTTTGAAGAATCTCTAAACCAAAACGATTCTATTCTCAAGCTGGAATCTGTAATTAAGGGGTATCAAATTCTTGTACCCATCGTTGAAGATTTTCGCAATGAAAAAATTAGTAATGAAATTGACCGGGGTTTTCTTGATGAATTTCAAAGACCACCAAAACGTTCTAAGTACTAAATTAACATTACCTTGTTCCTTCGGGAAATAAAAAACACCTAACGATAATGGAAATTCCATGGACTCCGGAAGAGGAAACGCTATTGATTGTGATGTATCGTTTTATGGATGTAAATATGCTTTCAGAGCACATTAATCGTAGTCCTTTAGCTATTTCATTTAGACTTGTAAAAATAGGTATGGAAAAAAATGTAATTGATGTTATTGGGTTTAATCAAAATTGGATAAGAAAACGAAATAGACAAAAAGTATATACAATTATTTTTAGATAAAACTTTGTTTTAAAAACCTTCGGGTTCCGCTGGGCGGTTTAAAAGAAAGAAATGTACTGTTTTGCTTTTAAATGAACGTTATTGTACCTGTCGATGAAATTGCAGAAATACTATTTGATAATTCCGAAGCATTACCAAATGATATTTATATACATTTTATGAATTTATTAAAACGCTACCACGAACATCCATGTGAATCAACTGAAAAAGAAATTCGGGATTATCTTAAAAAAATTGCTAAACCTGTTCGTATTAAATTAGAACGTTATTTACCACCAAAACCATTTTGTGTTTGTACTATTTATACAGAAGGATTTATGAAAAGTTATTTATTTTGGGGAACTATATTTGTTGTATGTGTTACTCTTGGAGCACTAATGTTTACTGCTATCACACAAACTAATTCTAAACGTACTCAATCTTCTAATAGTACAAAATAAAATATTTTGCTTCGGCAAATAATAAAAAACTTAAAAATGGACTTTTTAATTTTGATTGGTGCCGGGGCTCTTGCATACTCTATTGTTATCGTTGGAACTGCTTACCTTGTTCTCAAAGACTTGAAATTATGAATTGCCAAGCAATAACAAAAACAGGAAATACATGCAAAAGAAAAGCTGAAGATTTTTGTTGTTTCCATAAACAAGTATTTTGTAATAATTGTAAAAAACTAAATTTATCAAAAAATTCTATAATTCTTGAATGCGGGCACAATTTTTGTAAAACATGTTTAGCCAATGATATTTACAAAAACCAATGGTTTGAGGGGTTTAGTACAGAACATCCCCTTCTTTGTCCGGATTGTGACAGTGAATTATCTGATTCTAATTGGCAAGACATTATGGACCATTTGGTTTTTCTTAAAAAAGTCCAACGTAAAATAATTTATACATATTATCTTACAAGAGAATGGTCGGATTTGTTATTTGGAGTTATTGAAATTGGAAAAGAGTATACATGGAGTGACTTGGACCAAATTGATAAATTTAACGAAGAAGAATTAATTCTTCTTCTAAAAGATGAACCAAGTAAAGTGTATTTTGAAAAATATGGAACCAACTGGATGGCAAAATGGCCGAAAAGAAAGTATACAATTGAACTCGATTACAATTCCATAAAATCGGCAAATAGAATTTCACAACAAGAACTTGCAGAATATATTTTCCATCCAGACCGTGTAAGACGGTTTGGTATAGAGTATCTTGATACTTAATTTTTTACAAATATTCAAAAACCTTAGGGTTCCACAACGGTGGTTAACAAGTTCCAATCTAAGTTCGAAAAAGCGCAGCGAAGCAGCGCAACGCGTTGCTAAAGTTCTTTTAATGAAGATATCGCCGGCAATCGTTTATGGATTTCCATCAAAAGAAAAACTAGAACACTCGGAATATTTTAAAGTAGGCCTCACCCATTTAGGAGGAACCCCTGTATATTATATTAATGAATGCAATATAGCAGCTATTAATATAACACAAAACGAAACAACAAATAAGTTTAATAAATTTGCACGATTCCATGACAAACTTCCTGGACTTATGTTAATTCTCGTTGTCGATTTTGACCCATTTACATAAAACCTTCGTTTTAAAAACCTTTGGGTTCCCTGAAAAAGAAACAATCGTAGATTGTTACGTCACAACGCTAGCGTTGCTTTTAAAGGGTTAAAAGAAAGAAACGTAGTTTCTTTCGTCGCAAAACGTATGTTTTGCTTTTAAATGCTTGAGTTTTTTTTATTGATTGCTTTCTTGATTCATCTTTATTTTTCAGACAAAGAGCTTAACAGAATTTGGAAAATCTTGATAGACCAAGATTATCGTTTTAAAGCAATCGAAGAGAAATTGAAAAAGATTACTTAATGTTTAAGATTTATTGGAAACACAAAATCACCGGTCAAACCGGTCAAAGCAAAGAACCAATGACCCTTGAAATTGCAAATTCATGGATAATACCTTTGAATGAAAGATATCCTGATATCGAGCACAAAATTATTCAGTAATTTATTTAAAAAAAACCTTCGGGTTTTCCCTACGGGGTTCAAAAGAAACGTTATGATAATAAGTATACTTTTATTGATACTTCTTTGGCTTGAATATAAAGAAAGGTGTGAAAAATCAAAAGAACTTACCGCTTGTTATTCTGCTTTATTACAACAACAAAAGAAAATAAACGAACTTGAAGCTAAGCTAAATGGACCTCCTTGATTTATTTTATTTTAGTTTAATTTTAATTTTAAGTGTAATTCTTGTTTTAATTGTTTACCGTCTTTGAAAGTTCAAACTGTAAGTTCTTTTATTTAAAAACCTTCGGGTTCTCCTTTGGGAGTTACTTTATTTATGGAAATTGATTTTGAAAAAAGTTTCCATGAAAATTTATTTTTTTTCTTCTTCGGAAGTTTTTTTATGGAATTAAAAATAAAGTTTTCCATAAATGTGCGCCTGTGAAAATAACCTTTTTATTCAGTTCGATACTCCCGAAAAGAAAGACTATTTTTTGAGTATACTTGAAAATGTTGAAAATCAACTTCTTTTTCAATCTTTCATTCCAATTTTTGAATCCAAAAAGGAAACATATGGAACTGATTCAGATGTTTACATAGAATACATTACGTTTGATGTTTCCGATTCTGACGTTATTAATATAATTTTTTATACAAACGAAACTCCGTGTATTGAATTTTGCAAACGGGTTTCTGCAAAGTACAGTGTAAACATTCAGCTTCTTTATTTCTGTGAAGAAAATGGATATTCAGGACAAATTCAAATCTTCCACAATCAAGTTGTAAAGAATGAACTTTATAATTATTGGCAAGGGATGTACGTTTTACAGTATGACCTTTTCTGGGAACGTTTACAGGATTTTTTTGAATCCATGGATGCAAAAAATTTCATGGAGTTTCTACAAAAAAATGAAATGACTATCTACCAAAATGATTTTTCAAAATTAAATTATCATTTCGACGAATTTAAATTATTGAATCAATTTAAAAATCTTTGAATTAAAGAAGAAACATGGAAGCGGTTATCCCAGTTATTTCAGGGTACTTACCACCCAAAACAATAAATATTTTGCGCTTAGTTTCACAAACAATTCGCCAAACCGTTTTAACAGATTGTTTGTGTAATTACAACTGCAAACCAACTTGTAAGTGTAAATGCAATATTTGTAATTCAAGACTTTCCTTTTAACTTTCGAGTTAATATAAAAACCCGTAAAAAATGGCAACGTGTATGAGCGTGATTGTACCTATTGAAAATGATACAAGTCAGTGCGTTGAGTTTATTTTTGAAAATGCTGAAAAAATGCCAAATGACTTTTACATCAATATTATGAATTTGATAAAATATTACCACGATTATGGAAATAATTATTTTGAAATCCATGGATTTTTGGAATTAAATAAAAATAAAGTTGACAATTCAATTTTAAATGAAATTAAAAAACACATAAAACCTCCTCCTCCACCACCTGTACCACGATCGGTAATTGTAAAAAGAATAAATTGTAATATAACATGGTGTATAGATTATAATCTCGCATGTTGTAGGTGCTGTGTTAGTATTTTTTCAGTAGTGTTCCTCCTTTCATTTGTAGGTGTTATTGCATGGTGTTTTGCAACTCGGAAATAAAAAAAATTAATTTAAGCATTCGTGCTTAAAAAAAAACAATAACAAATGATTTATGCATGAACGAAATCCTTCATTTATTATAATCGATATTGAAGGAAAGATGCCGAGCAAAGAAATCAAAGCAATGATGATGAAGAATGCACTTGAAAAAATTAATAAAGAAGAATTTATTTTGAGAAAGTTTGTTAATTATATTTATTACTTTTTCAGCTACTACTTTCCATTTTTGCGTATCCTTTTTTGCAAGAAGTACAAAATAACCCAAATAATTGTTTTTGAAAAGAAAGAATTTGTTTCATTGGCAAAAACAGAGCTTTATTTATACGATAAAGGTATATATTTTAACAAATTGCTTGTTCCATATGAAAATATACTCTCATTTGGTGAAAAACAAGGATACCTCATTCTTGAAATTTTTGCCAAAGCCGACTTTGAAGATACTAAAGTATCCATTTCCTTGAATGATAGTATTATAAAAATGGCATTTAAAACTGAAAACGTCAATAGCCTCTTCAAAAACGTCAGAATAAATATGTTTTATCACATAAAGTACAACCAAGTCAATGAAAAAGTAATTGATTACTACTACTTGGAAAAGAAGAAAAATTAAAATTGTAAATTGAAACTTTTTACAAATAATTTTTTACTTTAAAAGTTAAAATCCATGTTTAGACATGGATTTTAACGACACAAATACCGAAAAAGTTTAAAATGAACTGCTACGCATATCCCATCATTTTCGATGCTATGAAAAGCAAAAACGATAATTTTTTGTGTTTAGAACTAATGAATTGCAAAACTGTTTATATAAGCAGAAAAGGAGATGACCTTTTTGTAAAGTATTCGGGTATTTGTTTTAATTATACGCCAAAAACATTTAACTTTAGTATTGATACACCTATTTTAAAAATAACCCTTATTGGAGATAAGTATGGAAGTGTATTCCATGATATCTTCAATAAGGAGTATTGGAAAGCATCAACAATTATTCAGAATGCATGGAGAAATCGTAAAATGTAAAAAGAATTTAATTCAACCCGTTGCTTAGGCAACTATACAACACCTTACCTTAAAATTAAATTTCAAAGATGCCTATTACCGAGCTTTCCCTTGAGAGTATTGAGCTTAAATTGCAATTGTTGAATCAAAAGGTTGATAAGTTACTTGAGTTAATGACTCTTCAAACCGAAAAGAAGAAGAAAATGAAGCAAGAAGAAATTGAAACCAATTGGTCCATAGTTGATTACAAGAACAGTGTACTTATTTCATTTTCATTTAATATGGAATTTAAAAATTATATCAAAGAATTGGGAGGTGTATGGATGGTTTCTAAGAAATCATGGATGTTTCCTAAATCAAATGAAACAGAGATTGTATCTCAAATTACAGAAAAGTTTCCCAAATGGAATTTAATTAAAGAAAATTAAGTTAAAATAATTTAAAAGTGAGTCTTAGGACTCCACCCAAGTGGTTAAGTAACAATGAAGTACAAACCAGGTGATTTCTCATTTGTCTATATATATCAAAATATATTTGAATATGATTACTCAATTGTTGATAAAATAGGAAAGTTGGCATGGGACAAATTAAAAAGATTTGACGAAGCTTCTTATAATAATTATATCGTTGAAATTATAAACAATTCACTTTATCCAGGCCATAGTTCAAAAACGTACAAATTAAGTATTCAAAATTTAAAATGTATCGCTATCCATGGATGGGATTACTTTGTTGAAAATTACGAACAAAATTTATTTTAAAGAATTGAAAGTTAAAAAGTTAAAAAGTGACCTTTGGGTCGTATAAAAATGCATAACTTCAAAGAGATGGCTCGGGAATTTATCATGGAAAAGGAAAAGATTGCTTTTGAGGAACTTTGTAAACTCGACGAAACTATAAATCCATGCATTATTGATTTATTTAAAATTTTAGTACTTTATAAAAATCAGTTTTCTCAGCAACTTAATGTTATTGAAACAGGTATGGAACACAATGTAACTGTTCTTGAAAAGAATTGTAAAGAAATTGATTTACTTAATGCTCTTGTTGACAAAGAAATAAAATATACTTTACAAAGTTTTAAGAAATATGAAGAACTGGTGAATTTTGATTTTGACAATCATTTGGAAATAATTTTAGATTACAAAAAAGAAAATGAAAAAATGGTAAATGAGCGAATTGTTGAAGTTATGGAATCTGTTGCCGATGATTATTTATCTTTAAAACGTTCTCAAAAAGTTCTTGAATCGAAATGCGATAAAATTGTAAATACACTTCAAAAATCCGTTCAAATTAAAACTGATACTTTGGAAAATAAAGTCGAGTCATTGGAAGATAAGATAAATGAACTTGAAATAAAACTTCTCAAGAAAAACACTAATTATATTAATTGGTTTTGTTTGGGTGTTTTATTTCTTTGTTTTAATTACAAGTTCTAATTATATTAATGAAAAAATATTTTGCTTTTGGTCTTCTTCTTTTAGGAAATGTTATGTGTAAAGTACTACAAACCTGTAAAATAACACATTCTGGCAATGGATGCGTATCATTTACAGTAAGCCAAGGAACTGGTTGTTCGTGGATGTGTAATTATTGTGCCAATTCCTTAGGGACGAGTAATTATTATTTCACCACGCCAGTTTGCACCTACGAACCGGGTGGATGCGTTGGAAACCCAATTGCCGGAGTTGAATACAGCTGTTGTTCGGCCTAAACAACCTTTGTTGCAGTGCATAAACGGAACAACCTTTGTTATTCCGCTTAATTTAAATAATTGTTAAAGTTAAAAATGTTTTCCAAAGTTAACGAATCCATAAATTCACCAACTTTAAAAAATAATAATTCTGTAGATGGAATAAATAAATCAGGAACAGCTTGTACCGTTGCTGCATGCAAAGCACCCTCCTCAAAAGATTGTATTATTATGTAAAATTTTTAATCAAAAGCTCATTGACAATTGAATCGGGTCGTTTACTGTTAATTGAACGTTTAGCTGGAATAGTTTCAGAGGTACAATTTGAAGTATTTTCTCTTACAAATGGAACGTCAGCGTTACTCAAAAGATAACGGTATTTTGCTTGTTTTAAGGAATCAAATAATAATTGGTGTTTAAAAGGTAAAGAAGTGTACCCAACAAAAGAATCCTTTGCAACGGGTGCATATGGAGGGTCGAGATATACAAAATCTCCAGCTTTGGCTTTTTCCAAAGCTTCTGTAAAATCAAGTGTTTCAAATGTAACACCTTGGATAAGTTCGTGAATTTCTTCAAGGTGTTTTTCATTTATTATTTCTGGATTGTTGTAATGACCGTATGGAACATTAAATCCATTCGGGCCTACACGATACAACCCACGAAAACATGTTTTATTTAAAAAAATAAACATAGCCGAACAAAGTATGCTTTCACGGTCGACTAAAGCATTAAACTGGTTTCTAATATAATAATAATAACTTTCTTTGGATGTTTTTGCTTCCGTTTGTAAGTGAGGATTGCGGCAAATGATGTTTCCATAAATTGCATTAAATTCTTTTATAATGATACTCAATTCGTTATAAAGTTCCGTGTGTCTATTTTGAATATTTTTGTAAACACCGATTAAAGCTTCATTGGAATCGCTTGCATAAATGTTATTTACTACAATTTTACCTTCATTAATTTGGTTCAATAAATGGAACAAAACGCTTCCGCCTCCCAAAAAGGGTTCATGGTAAACTCCGATTTCTTTGGGAAAATTTTTAAAGACATTTTCAATAATTTGGGTTTTACCACCAACCCATTTTAAAATTGGTTTTGTCATTTACACTTGTTTTACTTTTAAAACCTTTAAAACTTTAAATTTATTTAAGGTTTAGCACATTAAAAGAATAAATCCCGATGTCAGTTTTAAAAATTTTTGTTAATAAACATTCATGGATTATTAAGAAGGATTTTTACGATATACTTATTGAAATGTATCACAATGCAAAAGATAAAGATTATACAGAAGTTATATTGTATTTTCCCAAAACTATATTACCTGAAGATGTTATTTATTTGAATAGTAAAAATATATTTGATAGTTTTTTTTTATGTTGTTACGTAGGCGATTATTATTGTATTTCATTTTCAGTTAAATTTATTAATTATCTTGAAAAACAAATGGAACAAAGTACTGTACCGTAACGTTTTTTAACTTTTAATGAATTATAAACAAATCGTTTTGGTACAAATGTATAAACTTTCCTTCGTTTCACCATATCACCAAGTTCATCGTATAAATTTTTAAGTGCTGTATTTGAAGTTCCACGACCTGAGTATTCCAAAACCATGGAACCTTGGAGTTTATTTTCCATAAAAACTTCAACAACAAGTAATCCACAGCTGATAAAACTTCCTTTTCGTCCATCATTCCTTGCCATTATACAAAAAACGATGTCTCCCCAGTTTTGGGGTTTAAAAGGTATTTCTTTTGTACCAGGTGGTATCATGCTAGAAACAGTTACGACATTTATATTTCCTATACCTGCATTTACAACAGCATCGTCGTAACTTGTTGTTTCGTTTTTAGAATTTTGTAAATTTGATTCACCAGAGCCTTTTGTTATAAAATAATGTTCCATTTAATTTAAGATATTATTTTAAATTGTTTAAAGAAATAAATTTTTAAAAAAAGAAACATGGAAAATGTAACAGAAAAACTTTCTGAGCTTCACGGGGATAAAAATTATTCGGATTCAGAAAGTGAAAATGACGATATCATGAAATTTATAAAGCCCAGACAGAAGGGCTTGGATTTTGAGACAAAGGCGTATCTTTTTAACAAAAATGCAAAGCTGCGTACTGAACTTGCACGTTTGGAAGAGCGTATGAGGTATCTTCAGCTTGATTACAGCAATTCTCAGGTTAAGTTGGAGGAGCAAAAGCTTCTTTTAACGAATTTAAAATCACGAGAAGTAATTAATTACAAAGTAATGAAGGATTTAAAAAATACAAGTTACATCGTTCTATGTTTTTTGTCTGTAAGTTTAGTTGGAAATGCAGTTTTTTGTTTAATGGATTCTTTTGGAGGTCCTCGCGTGATTTACACTTAAAAAAATACTTAAGAATTTGTGCTTTAATAAAAGCAAAGCAAAAAGCTAAATTTTCAAATGACGAGTTACATTGTGGATGAAGTTACGCTTGAATTGAATAATTCAGCATTTAAAGAAAAGATTCGGTATGAGCTTCGTAAAGAATTTTGTGAGGTTTATTCTAAAAACGAACATTTTTACCAAGAACATTTTGCGAGATTAAACAAAATTATTGAAGATAAGGATACAGAGATTAAAAAATTATTGAATATAGTTGAAATTTTAAGTAAAAAGGTTAATAGTAATTAACGTAAATTACAACTGATTTAAATAAACAAGATTTAAATTTTTTAACTCTTGTTAATTAAATGGAATTTGATTTAAATCGTTATTTTACAAACGACCAGCTTCAATTTTTAGCTTGGTATGGAGTTTTTTCCATAGGGTACCTTCTTATTAAATTTTCTAGTAATTTAAAGGTAGACGATTTAATGCCGAGGGGACATCGTTATTCTGAATTTACCGATTCGAGTGATGAAGAAGTTTCCGAAGAAATTATAATTAACGAAAGTTCCGAAAGTTCCGAAAGTTCTTCCGAAGAACATGATGACCCATCTGACACATCTTACGTACAGCCGAACAATTATACATCAAAACTTCGCAAAAAACAAAAACTTATTTAAAAAAATAACAGCTTAATTTACAAAAGAAGCTTTAAAGAATGAAATATATCATTAGCATAGAGGGTAACATTGGTTCGGGTAAATCAACACTTATAAATCTTCTTAAAGAATATTCTTTAAACAATGTTATTTATTTGCCTGAACCAGTTGATACATGGAATCAAATCAAAGATTCCAACGGAATTACAATTTTAGAGAAATATTACCAAGATTCCAAGAGGTACGCATTTCCATTCCAGATGATGGCGTATATTACTCGACTGAGTCTTATACGCAAAGCAATTGATACTGCACCTGATAATTCAATCATTTTAACTGAACGGTCAATTTATACGGACCGTGAGATTTTTGCCAAGATGTTATATGATTCTGGTAAAATAGAAGACATCGAGTATTCCATTTATCTTCGATGGTTTGAAGAATTTTCAGAATCAAAGCTCGATGGAATCATTTACGTGCAGACAACACCTGATACATGCGTGCATCGGATTGAAAAACGCAATCGTAAAGGTGAAGAATCGATTCCACTTGAGTACCTGAGTGAATGTCACCGTTACCACGAAAACTGGATAAACAGTACAACGACCCGAACATTATTTCTGGACGGGCAGCCCGAACAATCCATGGAAACTGCTGTAAAGATTAACGACTTTTTAGATTTTTTCCAGCAAAATTCGCGGTGTCCTTCTCAATTTAATTAAATTATTCGTTAAAAAATGTAAAAAAATGTAAAAGTAAAAGTAAAATGTCTAACTCAGCCGAAAAACTCGTAAAGCAGACAATCAAGCTTCTTTCCAAGACCCAGGACCTTGATTATGAAGAACTTAAAATGGATGCCAAGAAGCTAATCCGTGCTGCTCGTAACTTCGACGAAACCCTTCTTGGAATGATGGAAGAAATCATGGACCTTGGCAATGTTGGCGCCGAAGAAGAACTCGAGGAATTCAATCCCGAAGTTCTTAAGATTTACTGCCGCATTAAGGAAATTGACGATTCTGGTTCTGACAAGTCACTTCGTGCACGTGTATGGAATCACATCGAGGAAGAATTCGAACTATCCGATGACGAAGAAGAAGAAGAAGATTCCGAAGTTTCAGAAAGCGAAGAAGAACTCGAGCCCGAACCGGAACCGGAACGAGTTGTTAAAATCAAGAAGTCTAAGAAATCAAAGGAGCCCGAAGTAGTAGTAATTAATTAAAAGTGTTTTTAACCAAATGTGTTTTCAGTACCATAAATGACATACAGAAAGTTGTCTTCGGAATGGTATTGATTGTATATTTCTTCAATGGTATTATTCATAGGTACTAAACAATTATTAACAAAAACAAACAGTGCATGTTTTTCATCTAAAATTATTTTTTTTCTGATTATGTAAACAAGGTCTGACATTTTTAAATTTTTTGGCATTAGGTAACGTTCTTTATCCATTTCCGGAACGTTTTTACCATTTGATTTAATAATAATAGGCACACGATCGGGGTATTTATTTTTTAGTGTTTCGGAGTATTTTTTACGCTCTTCTGGGGTATTTCCCGAAACAAAATCGTATGTTATGCTAGGAGCCCTTTTAAAACAATTCATTCTTTTTAATACTGGTTATTTTAATTTAAAAAAAATAAAAGTAATTAAAAAAGCATATCAATGTCAGTAAATATATACGATTTATTGGCAGCAAACTTAACAGTTACTAATAGTTATCATGTGAATATTGACCCTGTTTCTATTGGATACAATGCAGGTGAATTCGGTCAATCAAGTTATAGTATAGCAATTGGTTACGAAGCAGCTCAAAACTATGAATCCTTTTACAGTGTGGCTATAGGATACAAAGCCGGTCAAAATTATCAAGGACATGACGGTGACGATGCTACATACGGAGTCGATGGAGCAATAGCAATAGGTAAATATGCCGGGCAAAATACTCAGTCTCCCCAGTGTATAGCTATAGGAACAAGTGCGGGTCAAAATAACCAGTCAACTGGTGCAATTGCAGTTGGTTTCAATGCAGGAACATTTACACAGGGATACTCAGCCATTGCAATAGGTAATTACGCAGCCCAAACAAATCAAGGAATTGGTGCAATTGCTATAGGAGGAGTTGCAGGTAGAGTCAACCAAGCAATTGGTGCAATTGCTCTTGGTGATTTTAGTGGGGAAACAAATCAAGGAGCGTACAGTGTTTCTATTGGATATGAAGCAGGTAAAACAAACCAAGGTGCTGCTTCAATTTCAATAGGATACCAGGCAGGTATTAATAACCAGCAAGTAAATTCAGTTGCATTTGGGTCAAATGCAGGAAGTTACAATCAGCAAGCGCAGTGTGCTGCATTTGGTACTTTTTCGGGACAGACCAATCAGCAACAAAATAGTGTTAGTATTGGTTATTCTGCTGGTAATTTTAACCAAGGATTATCGTATTTTGGTGGAAACCCTACAACGGCGCAATTGGGACAAAATGCAGTTGCTATAGGTAATTTTGCAGGACAGACCAACCAACATCAAAATAGTGTTGCAATTGGAGCAAAATCTGGTATTTATAGACAAGGAATCTCTTTTGTTATCGGTCAAAATGTTATACAAGAAGGTCCTGGTGGTAATTGTGTTGCAATTGGAGACAGTGCCGGCCAAACAAATCAAAAATTCAATTCAGTTGCAATTGGTTCAAATGCAGGTTCTCTCGAACAGGGAGGAGTTGAAGACATTAATCAACCAATTTATGGAAATTCGATGGCAATTGGTTCAAATGCTGGTCGGTATTACCAAGGCCAATTGGCTATTGCAATTGGAAACAATGCAGGTCAAACAAACCAGGCATCAAGTGCTCTGGCAATCGGAAATAACGCAGGTTCTTTTACACAGCTGGCATTTGCATTTTCAATTGGAAACAGTGCAGGGTTTTTAAACCAATCGACGGGTGCTCTGGCGATTGGAAACAGTGCAGGAAGTTTTACCCAAAATATTTATGCAACGGCTATTGGAAATAATGCCGGAACATTAGTTCAATCAACAGGTGCACTTGCCGTTGGTTTCAATGCCGGGTCATTTACCCAAGGGCTTTATAGTGTTGCTATTGGATTTATAGCAGGACAAACAAAACAATCTGATTATAGTATAGCTATTGGTTCAACCGCAGGCAGTCTACTTCAGGGTACAGGTGCACTTGCAATTGGGTATGGTGCAGGTTCTTTTACCCAAGGAACAAATTCAGTTGCCATTGGATATCTTGCCGGACAGGGATTTACGAATCCAAGTCCACAACCAGGTTACCAAACTAATAACCCACAAAATCAAAATGCTATAGCTATTGGAGTGCAGTCTGGGTTTGCCGGACAAGGAACAAATAATATTGCTATAGGTACATTTGCAGGAAGTGCTTTTCAGGCACAAAACAGTATTGCCATAGGTGCATATGCAGGTGCTGGTGTTACCGTTCCTGGATATCTATTAAATTCTTATGAATCAGGTCAACGTACTGGTTCAATTGCAATGGGGTATTATGCAGGACAATCGGCACAGGGAACAAATTGTATAGCAATTGGTAATACAGCAGGACAAATATCTCAATCACTAAATTCAGTTGCTATAGGTGACAGTGCAGGATATTTTATACAAGGAACGTACAGTGTTTCTGTTGGAAACCAGGCAGCAGAACAATCACAAGGACAAGAATGTGTTGCTATTGGATACCAAGCAGGACAAGAATCACAAAGTGATGCTTCGGTTGCGTTGGGATACCAAGCAGGTCAATTTGCACAAGGCGCGTTTTCGGTTGCAATTGGAAATAATGCAGGCAATCTAAATCAACTTTATAACTGTGTTGCAATTGGAACTGGTGCTGGAAGTAACGAACAAGCTGAATTTTGTATTGCAATTGGTGCCGGATCAGGACAAGATTACCAATCACCTAATTCAGTTGCATTGGGTTTTGCAGCGGCCCAATATAATCAAGCAGCTAATTCAATTGCTATTGGATATCTAGTAGCACAATATTATCAAGGTTCTGATTCAGTTGCTATTGGTGGAGGAGGGCAAAACCAAGGATACCGTTCTGTTGCCATTGGTTCTGGTTGCGGAGCACAATTTCAATCATACCAGTCTGTTGCTATTGGGTTTGAAGCAGGTCAATTTAACCAAGGTATAAATTCAGTTGCTGTTGGTACCTTTGCTGGACGAACATACCAAAGTACAAATTGTATTGCTATTGGCAGTAATGCTGCTCCAAATTCACAAGGTGCTTATTCAATCGCTATTGGTCCAGGTGCAGCGAATATAGCCCAAGGGGGGTTTTCAATTGCTATTGGACCATCAGCAGCATATTATACCCAGGGTCAAAATTCACTTGCTATAGGTGTAGAGTCCGGTACAGTCGTCCAGGGACAAAATTCAGTAGCTTTGGGTTATCAAGCAGCAATGTTTACACAAGGTCAAAATTCAGTTGCTTTGGGTTATCAAGCAGCTCAAAACTCCCAAGCTACAAATTCAGTTTCTGTAGGATATCTTTCTGGAAATAAGTACCAGGCAGGTAATTCGGTTGCAATTGGATATCAGTCTGGATTTACAGGACAAGGATTTAGTGCTGTCGCAATTGGATATGCTGCCGGTCAAGGAGTAGAAAGTCTGTCATTTCCTGGAACATATTTAACCCAACAAGATTCCGCTGTTGCTATGGGATATCAATGCGGGTATGCAAGCCAAGGTTCTACATCCGTAGCTATTGGGTACCAAGCAGGCTGGAATCAACAAAGTATAAATTCAGTTGCTATTGGTTACCAAGCAGGTTCCGGTGCATGGTACGGGGGTCCAGGTGGTAACCCCAATTTGTATGATCCTTGGACTGTTCCAGATACAGCAACTGGTAATCCAAGAAACCAAGGATATAGCTCAGTTGCTGTTGGGTTTCAAGCAGGGCAATATCTCCAAGGAAATAGCGCAGTTTCTATCGGATACAAATCCGGGCAAACAAATCAAGGTTTTGCATCCGTAGGTATTGGGTATCAAGCAGGACTTAATTCACAAGGTGGTTCTAGTGTTGCTATTGGTCTAAGTGCTGGGACCGGATACCAAGGTAATAGTGCAGTTGCTATTGGTGGAAATGCTGGTTCATTTACACAAGGTAGTGCTGCCATTGCTATTGGATACTATGCTGGTGGTAGTACACAAGGAACAAATGCAATTGCTATTGGATACTATGCAGGGCGATTTTCACAAGGAACTAATTCTGTAGCTATTGGATACCAAGCCGGGCAATCAACACAAGGACAAAATGCTATTGCTATTGGAAATTTGGCAGGTCGTCTAGGCCAAGGTTTAAATAGTATTGTGATAAATGCAACAGGAGCAGATTTAGCAAATACAGTTGCATCAAGTACTGTTATAAAACCTTTACGAGGTGCTGCAACTGCAACAGGGACATTTTCTCTTTTACAGTATAATGTAACAAGTGGTGAAATTGCATTTTCTGGAACAACTGCTGCACCAACAAGTTCTGGAAATTTGAGTAAAACATTTGTTATCGACCATCCGGTTAAAAAGGAAAATTACTTGGTCCATGCTTGTTTGGAAGGTCCCGAATCTGGAGTCTATTATCGTGGTGAAGGAAAGATTTCATTTGGGGAAAGTACAATTATAAAATTACCAGATTATGCAGATGCTCTTGCAACAGATTTTACAGTCCAAGTTACACCAATAGGTAAACCACGTGTTCTTGGAGTTTCACGTGTAAGAAACGGACAATTTGAAGTTTATTGTAAAGAACATTGTGAATTTTTCTGGACGGTAATGGGTAAGCGTGGAAATATTGTCGTTGAACCAAAGAAATCAGAAAGTTTTGTCAATGGAGATGGTCCATATCGCTGGATTAAGTAAATTATCTTAAAAATAAAATAATAGTAAATCGTAAAAAAGATTTAAATGGGTGGAGGAGGACTTATGCAACTTGTTGCCTATGGGGCACAAGATATTTATCTAACCGGGAAACCACAAATAACATTTTGGAAAGCTGTGTACCGCCGATACACGAATTTTGCAATTGAAAGTATTCAACAGGATGTTTTAGGAACTCCTCAATTTGGCGGACAAGTGAGTATTACCGTAACACGAAATGGAGACCTTCTTAAACGTTTATGGATTGAATATTCACCACAGGACATTTTGGAAGGCGTTAAGTCAAATTTACTTGGATATACCGGACAAACAGTTGGTGCAAATATAGGACATGCCATAATTGACAACATTACACTTGAAATAGGAGGACAGATTGTTGACCGTCATTATGGAAAATGGCTAACTATATGGAATTATCTTACAGAACAAAATCCAACTGGAGAACAAGGAGCACTTGATAATTACGCAACTGGTCCTGGTGAATATTCTCCATCGCCTGCTTTTGGACCACCTGGTTCTGGAGATAATTCAGTTGTTGAAGTATACCCCAGAGCAACCAGGTACAATCGAATGGCATATACACACAGAGCTCAGTGTAATGTTGTAAGTAGCCAAGGAGCCGCTCAATTAGCTTGGGTACCACTACAATTTTGGTTTTGTAAAAACCCTGGTTTAGCTCTACCTCTTATAGCGCTGCAATACCACGATATAAAATTATTTATTAATATAGCCCAGCTGGAACAAGTTCGAACTGGTGGACTCCAAACTTTAACTGGAAATGAATTTCGGCGATTTGCTATTTATGCCGATTTTGTTTATCTCGATACAAAAGAACGACGCCAATTTGCCCAAAACTCCCATGAATACCTCATAGACCAACTTCAAATATTTGAATCTGTAGCAGCCATTAATATTAAACTTCCTTTTAACCACCCAGTAAAAGAACTCATTTGGGCTCCCGTTCCTCTTCCAGTTGGAACAACTAACACGGACCCGCCAAACAGAAATAATATTGTACCCGGAGGTGCAACTCCTCATACAGGTTTTACACAAACAACTATCCAAACACCCAATTTGTATAGTTTAGTTCTTAATGGAGCTGATAGATTTGCTCCCCGTGATATTACCTATTTTACTCGTAACCAGGTATGGGAATCTCATACAGGATTTGGTTCAGTTATTTATCCTGATTGTATCGGTGTTTACAGTTTTGCACTCCGACCAGAAGAATTCCAACCATCGGGAACATGTAACTTTAGCCGAATTGAAAATGCACGACTTGTACGGTCCCAAACATTTAATGTCAATACGTCACAAGCAAGTGCCGATGTTATAGACATTTATGCAGTCAATTACAATCTTTACAGAATAGCATCAGGTATGGGTGGAGTCGCTTACAGTAACTAAGCTACGCTTAGTTTATTTAGCAATTAAAAGCGCAAGCGTTGAACTTCTTCTTTGGGTTAATTGCAGCGAGCAGCGTAGCTGCTCTTTTGTTATTTTTTAATTTAATTTATGTTAAATTGAATAAAAAAATAACATTGATTTATAAAAATGGGTGGTGGACTTATACAACTTGTTGCCTATGGAGCTCAAGATATTTACTTAACCGGGCAGCCACAAATAACATTTTGGAAATCTGTTTATCGACGCCATACAAATTTTGCAATTGAAAGTATTCAACAAACACTGGTTGGAAGTCTTAATTTCGGACAAAAAGTTTCATTTGTTGTTTCACGAAACGGTGACCTTCTAAAACGTCTATGGATTCAGTACAACGCAAATGATTTACTTGCTGGTGTAAATAATAATATTGTTGCAGCAAATGTAGGACATGCTCTTATTGATACAATAGAGATTCTTATAGGAGGTCAAATTATTGATAAACACTATGGAAAATGGCTAACGATATGGAATTATCTAACTGACAACAATAACGACGGAACCCAAGGAGCAATTGGAAGCGGCCATGGATTTGGGCCAGGAGAACAACCTTCACCATCTGGAGATACTGCAACAAATACATTTCTTCCTCGACCAACAAAATACCAACGTATGGCATATTGTCATAAAGCAAATACTGCAGTTGTAGATGCTTTAGGTGCTCCACTTTATGCATATGTACCTCTGCAATTTTGGTTTTGTAAAAACCCTGGTCTTGCAATACCTCTTTTAGCATTGCAATATCATGAAGTAAGTGTTAATCTTACATTCGCCCAGTACAATGGTATTACAAATGCAACGCCAACTGGTAACGAATTCGCTCATTTTTCTATTTATGCCGATTTTGTTTATCTCGACACAACAGAACGTCGCCAATTCGCCCAGAACGCCCATGAATATCTTATAGACCAAGTCCAAATTAATAGTAATAACACCAAACCAGTTATAAATCTCAGTTTCGTACACCCGGTCAAAGAACTCATTTGGGCTATACCTCCCCAACCAATAGTATCGGTAACTTATCCAGCTGGTTCTGCAAGTATGCCTTCCGGATTTTATAAAACAACGGCAGCACAGCCAAATAATTATAAGATTATATTTAATGGAACGGACCGTTTTATAGAGCGAGACATAACATATTTTACACGTAACCAAGTATGGGAATCTCATACTGGTTTTGGTTCTGTTTTATTTCCTGATTCTATAGGAGTTTACAGTTTTGCACTAAAACCAGAAGAACATCAACCATCTGGTACAGCTAATTTTAGTCGATTAGATACAGCACAGCTTTCACGGACAAATACAAATCCAGTTGACATTATTGATGTTTATGCAATTAATTACAACGTTCTTCGTATAGTTTCAGGTATGGGTGGACTTGCTTATAGCAATTAACCCTACGGGTTAATTGCAGCGAGCAAATATGCTCTTTTAATTTTATCTTAAAATAAAATACCATTTAAAATTAACGGTATGTCAACTAGTATAGATAATTTAAATATACTAACATCCGTAAACGTCAATCAAAATTTAATTTGTCCTGCAATACCATCTGCGTCTGGTGTACCTGCACCTGTAATTCCAGCAGGGTATAGTTTTTTAGTTATAAATAACTTAACTGGTAAAATTTACAAATACACACCTTAAAAAATACAAATTTACACTTTAAAAAATACAAATTTACACTTTAAAAAATTATTATTATTAAATAAGATGTCAACTACGGTAGGTACTTTATTTACTAATAATTTATCACTTGTGGGTTCAACCAAAGTTACCAATTTAGAAACTGTTAATGACTTGATTGGATTTGAGTATCTTATTTTGAATAATATCAATTTGGTCCATAAATACCCTGGAATTGTTACACCATTTAGTACAAAATGGCTCATAGTTGATGGTGACCGTTCAATAACACTCCCTCTTGTAGACCCTGTATTACTTAATTTACCTGATTCTGTTTATGATTTTATAGTCGATTGGGGTGACGGTTCAACAAGTACAATAACAGATTCTAACTGGAATACTGCATCACATACATATCCTACGGATGCCGAATACACAGTTAATATTACTGGAACTATACAAGCATGGTCTTTTGCATACAATCGAACAAGTAAAGATATAATAATATCAGTAGAACAATGGGGATGTTTAAATTTAAATTTCACTAATGCAGATTTTATTAATTTTTCATATAGCTATGGAGTTGTTATAGGACAATCAATCGATGCAACATTTTATGAATGTTCTCATTTAACTTTAAGTAATGTAACTGATGTTATTAATTTAACTCATATCCTTTCAACTTGTTATATGTTTTATGGATGTGGGGATATTACACTAATTAATAATATTAATAATTGGAATGTTTCATCTGGGATAGTTTATGCAGCTAGCATGTTTCAAGATTGTACCCAATTTAATGACGATATATCAAATTGGGTTTGTGGTGCAGCTTCAGTTGATCTTATGTTTGCTGGGTGTAATAATTTTAATAATGGAGACTTTGCGGGACAAAGTAATAAACCATTAAATAATTTATTAAGTGTCCCTACTTGGATCAGTGCAGTATATATGTTTGAAAATTGTGATTCATTTAATCAAGATATTTATGGATGGAATCTGGTTTCTGAGGTTGGATTTCTTTATTTACAAGGAATGTTTCAAGATGCAAATAGTTTTAACAGACCACTTCCATGGGATACTTCCGTTGTTATCAATATCTCTTTTATGTTTGTTGGTGCAAACAATTTTAATCAACCACTTCCATGGGATACAAGTTCTGTTACAACAATGGAGAGTACATTTGAAGCAACCGACTCATTCAATCAAGACCTTTCAAGCTGGAATACATCTAACGTAACAACAATGCAAAGTATGTTTTATCACGCAAATATTTTTAACAATGGCGGACAACCTCTTACTTGGGATACAAGTGCTGTTACTGATATGTTTAATATGTTCCGAGATACGCAGTTTAACCAACCACTTCCATGGGATACTTCTTCAGTTGTTACAATGCAAGGTATGTTTAATAACGCAACTTTATTTAACCAAGACATTTCTTTATGGAACACAATTAACGTGGTTTTTATGGATAATATGTTTAATGGTGCATCTGCATTTAACCAACCTGGTATAGGACAGTGGAACATTGATTCATTGGTTCCATTAGGTATGTCTGGTATGCTTGATAATTCAGGTATAACAAATAGTAATTATAATCTTATACTTACTGGATTTGATTCTGGAGTTATACCATATGGTATCACGTTGGGAGCAAATAATTGTCAGGCAACATCAGCTGCAGCAATTACAGCCAGAAACGAATTAATAGGCACTTACGGATGGACGATTAATGATATACCTCCATAAAAATTATTTTAAAATAAAATAAAGTTAAATTAAAATGCAACAATTAATTTTGGTAATTTTATTGATTTTATTGATTTTGGTATTTGTTGTATTTTTTGTATTTTTTAAATTTAACAGTACCTTTTCAAACATAAAAAAGAAATATCCAAAAATAAAGTATATTTTTACAGATAAAGACAAATACAGTAATTATAAAATTACATATGGTGAAATGACTTACAACGGAATAGATAAACTTTATAAATCACTTGATTCAAAATTTGAATATTTTTTAGATCTAGGTTCCGGTAACGGACATTTATGTTTATATATGGCAGAAAAACCAGAAATCAAAAAATCAGTTGGTATTGAAATAGTAACAGAAAGATACGAGTTTGCTAATACATTAAAAACTGACAATGTGTCATTCATAAATGATGACATATTAAATATCAATATTAAAGATTTATTTGATAAACCAGTTTTTGTATGGTGGTCTAATTTATGTTTTAGTAAAGAATCAATTGATAAAATAGCTCAAAAACTTCTTTCTGAATTAAAACCAGGCTCAATTATTTGTTGTTCTAACCCAATTAATTACAAATTACATAACAAAAAAAAGGCTCAAATGTCATGGGGTAAAAATAGTGAAGTCTATATTTATAAATTAGAATAACTTAAAGAAATGCACGTTATTAAACAAAGAAATGGGCTACCTGATATTTGATACTGAGACCAATGGGCTTCCGCAATGCAAAGCTTATGGGTTTTTTCCACCCTATACCCAAACAGAGAAATACGCGGGTGCACGAGTCGTTCAAGTAAGTTATATCATTACAAATGAAGTTTACACAAAACTCGAAGAATCCGATACCATTATCAAAATGGATGATTTCAAAATAACAAATTCTGAGTTCCACGGAATTACCGAACACATTTCGGAAACCCAAGGTATTACATTTCAAGAATTTGCCAAAGGATTTAGTAATTCACTTGATTTCGTCCATACCATTGTCGCACATAACTTAAATTTTGATTTTAATGTGATTTGTGCTGAACTTTACCGTTACGGTTTCCATGACATCATTACAAAACTTGAATCAAAGAAACAAATTTGCACTATGAAACGTTACAAGAACCTTGTTTGTGCTACATTTAAATCAGGAACTGGTTCATTTAAAGGAGAACCTTCTCTTCGTTTTAAAGACCCCAATCTCAAGGAGCTTTATACATTTGCAACTGGTGAAGTGATGGAAAATCACCACAACAGTATGTATGACGTTTTAAATTTACATAAAGCAGTTAAACTTCTTGAAATGAAATTCAATTTAACTTAAATTGTCCGCGCGCTCGGATCAGTTGTATTCACCCATTTAGGCATCCAAAAATACGGAACGATTTCACCACAGTGGGCGTAATCTTCTTCGAAAAGCATTCGGTAATACCGTTGCTCTTTGGTTTGGGGTGTATTATGAATATATATAGTTTCCCTCTTGGGGAATTCTATATTTTCAAGCTTTTCTGCTATAATTGTGTACCACGAACGATTTTCCGAACTTACTCCATCACTAAATGCTTCTTTCGTACGAAGAAGTACTTCTTCGGGAAGTAAATCCTTATTCATAAAGGACAATGCGCCTCGAAGTAAAAACTTTTCGGGTTGATTATTATAACGATGATTGCGAAGGTCCATTGGAATGGAAAGGTAAATTTGGACCAGAGAACGGTCTAAAAATGGTGTACGGGGTTCAAGACCATGCGTGCTGATACAACGGTCACTACGAAGAACATCAAAGTAATGAATATCACCGAGCAGTCGTTTGCATTCACGGTCAAATTCAATTTCTTCGGGTACATGATTAAAATAACGATACCCACCCATAAGTTCATCGGCACCATCGCCATTGAAAATAACCTTGGCATCACTGTGTTCGGCAATATACTTTCCAACAAGATAATTACCAACACTGGCACGAACCGTGGTGGTATCGTAACTTTCAATTGCCTTAATTACTTCGGGTATAGCTTCAAAAAACTGGTCTTCTGTTAAAATAATCGATGTATGTTTGGTACCAAGGTGGTCCGCAACTTTTTGGGCGTAAACGAGATCCGTCGACCCTTCGAGCCCAATACTGTATGTTTCGAGTTGTCCTTTTGGTAAAAAGCTGTTTACCAGTGCAGTAATTGTACTGCTATCGAGACCACCTGAAAGGAGGCATGCAATTGGACGTTCTGTTGTGATAACGCGCTTCTTTACACAGTTGTAAAGGGTTTGGTAGAGTACTCCATAAACATCATAAAGACTGTTAAAAATCATTTTGGAAAATCCAAATGAAGTGTACCGTTCATTGCGAATAATTGTGGGATGAAACTTGTTAAGTTCGATTTCCATGAACGAGCCTGGTTGAAATTGTTTAATATTGGTACCAATTTCTTTGATTTGTTTCATTTCCGATGCAAGGGTAATACCACAGTTGTCGTGATAATAAAGCGGGCGAACACCATAAGGGTCGCGTCCTACAAATACCCTTTGGATATTGGAGTCGTAGAGTACAAAGGCAAAAACTCCATCAAGAAGTTCAAAAAGATATTTTATTCCATACATCTTGTAAAGGTGAATAATGACTTCACAGTCGGACTTGGTTTTCATTTCAAAATTTTTAAAAGAGCGATAATTATAAATTTCTCCATTGCAAATGAGGTAAACACCGTCAATTTCAATGGGTTGGTTTGAAGATTCGTCAAGTCCATTTATGGCAAGACGATGGAATCCAAAAAAGAGGTAATTGTTGAGGTAATGTTTAATTAAACTTTGTGAAGATTCGGGACCACGTGACTTCCCTTTGGCGAACTGACGTTCAATAAATTTTTCATTATAAATATTAGTAGGTTTGTTGATATCAGGTGTATTGGTAAGGTATGCAAATATTCCACACATTCTTTGCTTTTAAAGTTCTCGTTCTTTTAAGTAATTTTCAATTTGTTGTGAATACTTTTCTTTAATTGAATAATTATCGATGTCATTGTAAAGAACATGGAGATTTGTATCGAAAGATACATTTATGCCTAAATCGTTTTTTCGGAGTATTTTTCTTGAATTATATACTTCTTCAGATTGGTAGATATAATGGGCTATATATGCAGACACATTTTGGTAATCATCTGTAATTTCTACAAATGGAATACTATCAATTTGTTCTTTTTTTACATTGTATGCTTTTCCATGAATATCGTATGTATGTGGTGTACGTACCAGAGTTACATGTTTAGGACGAACAAATGATTTGACATGTTTATCTAATCTACGTTCACATTTTGTAAAATTTGAAATAATAAGTCCATCAGGTTGTTTTAGTAAATTATTTGTTCCAAACATTAACCAATTAATACTTATTAAATCAGCAAAAGAGTATTCATCTAAAAAAGAAGTGACGTCTTTGTTTAGAATTAAAAATTCATCTGCGTCAAGATAAAGCATCCATTCTGCATTTATTGATTTTGATATAGTTAAAGCATATTTAATACATTCAAATTTTATTCTCGATTCGTCTACATCAATTCTAAGAACACAAATACGAGAATCAAAATTAAAAAGTTCTTCAATTATTGGTTTTTTTGATAAATGGTCGAAAATATAAATACAATCAAATCCCAACAAAAGATGATGGGCGCACCATTCCTTTATACTCAGTTCATCTCGTGCATTTGTAAAAAGTACTTTTTTCTTTTGAACGGGGTTGAATGTATGGAATTGTAATTCGTTATCCGTTTTATTTTCTTTAAGTCCTTGTGTTATGAAATGAGAATATGCACCTCTTGGTTTTAATCCTGGATAATTTGAAATGTATCGATTAATATTAAACATTTTAATTATACTTTTATTTAAAGGTTTTATTTTAAACGTTTTATTTTAAATTTTATTATAATAACACATTGTTTTATTTATCCATACCCATTTATCGGGGTGAAGGTTTTTTATACCAACAATATATTCTCCATCATGTGTCGTTGTATTATTCCACAGAACGCCTTTTGCAAGGGATATATCGACTAAAAACATTGCGGTATCGATTCTTTCAATTGCAACGTTATCTCCACCAGCAATTCTTTTTGGTTTTTGTTGATTAAATGTATAAAATTTCCCAGGTTCGATAATATCCATAAGTTGATAAAAATTTGGATGGATGATATTGTCGTCATCTAAAAAATAAACAAATCCAGATTTAACAAATTGCAAAGCGTAATTTCGTTGGGCCGTTCCCTTTATTGAATCTTTGTCTGTATGGATATGTTCTTGTATTTGGGGATGATTTAATTCTTGAATTTTATTTACACATTTTCCATCGTATACAATTATCCAATTAATGTGTTGAAAATTAATACTTTGTTGGATTGTTTTTATATTTTCTGGCCGAGAACATGGAGTGATAATTGTAATTTTTTGTTCCATGATAATAAATAATTTATTTAATTAACTTTAAATGAACTTTAATTGGGAACAATACATTCAAAATTACCCGGACCTTTCGGGCTTTACTCGGGAAAAGGCGATTCGGCATTATAACCGTTTTGGCAAATTTGAAGGACGCAGTGATAAAATTATTTACCAAGAAAGTAAAATTATTTCACAAGAAAGTAAAAATTTATTTGATATAGTCATTCCACTTGGACCAAATGATATATCTTTTATAGAACACATTGTCCTTCATTGTAAAAATAACATCATTGACTATAGAAACATTTATATCATAACAAAAGACAATAATATACCAACCGATTGTATTTTTATCGATGAAAACAGTTTTCCATTTAAACTTGAAGATTTTAATAGTTTAAACAATCGTAAAAACTGGTACCTCCAACAACTTTTAAAACTGTATGCGTGGACGATACCCGGTATATTGGATAACTATCTTGTAATTGACGCAGATACATATTTTTTAAAACCAACGACCTTTATGGAAAATGATTTATTTTTATTCAATACCTCTGGTGAATTTCATACACCTTATTTCACTCACATGAAAAAGCTCCATCCAACTTTAATAAGAAAACTAGATTGTAGTGGTATATGTCACCATATGATTTTTAATAAAAGTTATATAAATGAGTTATTTGAACTTGTTTCACAATATCATAATTGTGAATTTTGGAAAGCATTTTTGAAATGTGTAGAACCATCTGAAAGTTCTGGAGCAGCAGAATATGAAATTTATTTTAATTTTATGTTAATATATCACCCTGAATCCATAAAAATTAGAAATCTAAATTGGGCTAATTTGCGAAGTTATTCTATTGGAAATTATGACTATATATCTATACATTGGTATTCACGCCAAGTGTAATTCAATGGATAATCTTTTAGGTCTTCCCATTTATCAAGAAGTATCATATGGACTTTGTCTTTCATTATTTCAGTCCATTTGTTTTTTACACAAATTGGTATTACTTTAAGATACACACATTCCCAAAACCGGTGAGTATCGAGTCCATTTCCTTCAACACAAATACAAAATCGGTATTTTGCAAGTGTATCTATATATTCTTGGTATTCTTTATTTTCTACCCATGGTATAAAATTGAGTATATCCCGTAATCCCACTCTTTTTGGTGTTGTGATGTTAAAATTTAAAAAAATACCCATTGTTTTTTCAACACAATCCATTGATTTTTCAATACACTTCATTTTATCCCCAAGAATTTTGGAGTTTCCATGTTTCCAACTACTGTTTGCTTGGCCTATCGGAAGCGTTATCACTTCTTTTACTGTATTGTTTTGTGAATATATTTGTTTTACAAAGGGTACTTTTTTTAGTGTTTGGTACATTTCTTCGGTAAAGTTTTCATCTGAATTGTGAAAATAAATATCAAATGGAAACTCTATTCCATGAAGTAAATCCATAAACTCGAACATACGATGGGTATAACAAAATATTTTACATTCTTTTTTTACATCAGAAGAAAACTTTAACCACTTTTCAGGAAATTTATGAACTTCCAGTTTTATAAGTGGATTAGAGTTAATATCGTATAGTGTTCCGATAAAATAATCACAACGAAGCTGGATTTTTTCACCAGAAATAATACCGTTATTAAAATCAGGGAGTACACTGTCTGTTCTATTTTCTTTTTTACCAAAACGGTTATAATGCCGAATCGCCTTTTCACGCGTAAAGCCCGAAAGGTCCGGGTAATTTTGAATGTATTGTTCCCAATTAAAAGTTTTCATTTACGTTAGTAATTATTTTAAAAAAAATACTATTAACGTAAATGTCTTATCTAGAATCCATTTTTATACACGAAATTAAAGAACCTATAAAAACAATTTTTGAACTAGGAAGTCGAGATTTATTGGATGCTATAAAATTATCCAAACATTACAATTGCAAAGTATATGCATTTGAATGTAACCCAGATTGTTTAATTGAATGTAAAAAAAACCAAAGTGAAAATGTTATTTTAGTTGAAAAGGCGATTAGTTTGGAAGATGGACCTGTAAAATTTTATCCATTTGACTTAAATTTATACAACAACATGGGAAGTAGCAGTATGTTAAAAATTGATTTTTCTACAAGAAACCCGAATGACCCCGATTACAATCGACCAAATCCACAAAAAGAAATCACAGTTCAAGCAACTCGACTTGATACATTTGTGGATTTAACAGTTTTACCTGAGTTAATTTGTATCGATTTACAAGGATATGAATTAAATGCATTAAAAAGTATGGGTGATAAATTAAGAAATGTGAAATACATAATTACCGAATGTTCTATACAATCTACTTATATTAATGGTTCAACATTTGAAGAATTATATAATTATCTTAAGATGTATGGATTTGAATATAAAGTTAGTAATTTGTTTAATTACAGCTTTCCAAATTTAAAATTAAAAGGTTTTACAGAATTTGATGCTCTTTTTATAAATACTTTATAAGTGTTTGTTCTTTTGGAGAATCTCCCTGAAAATTACATAGTCTTTTTGAATGAATATGGAGACCTGCAATTTTATAAAAACGGTCTTCGACTTTTATCATTGGAACAAATAATTCATTTTCCTTCACCCAATGAAATGTGTATTTTGAAAAATCGATGATACAGGTTTCATTTACAAATCCAGGTATTCCTCCATTTTTATGGATTGTGTCTATACCTCCAAGATATTGTCCTATGGCAGCTGCATCAAATATCATTTCAAATGTGTCAAAATACTCCGAATTAAAATGAATTGGAAAACTTTTGACTGAATCGTTGGAATTGTGAAATTTTGCCATATTTTCCATATCGTTTTTAGAAAAATCATAATTATTTATCAAAGGTTCTAAATTTGAATAATTATGAATAAATACTATTCCAGGTATACATCTGTTTGGAGAATCCATGGTTAGCCAAAGAAATTCGCTTTCTTTTAAATTTTTTGTTGAAAAATAAATGGTATAGTCATTTTCTATATGGATACAATTTGTTCGGTTGTACTTTTTCATATAACTGTAAAGTAAAAATAATCGTTTCGAACAATTAGCCCAAAACCCTTCTGGTAATTTATTGTTTTTGTCAAACGTATTTGTTTCTATGTCAGCTGTAGAAACAACGTTAATTTCCTTGAATTTATCAATTAAATGGGGGTCTGTTATAACTGTTATGTTTTCATTTCCAAATAATTTCAAGTTTCGAATATTGTCAAGAATGTATTCCTGAAAAATTCCAATATCTATTAATATAATTTCCATAATTAAAAAGTTATATAAATATAACTATAAATTTTATTTTAATTTATAATGATTTATCTGATAATAACATCGAGTATAAATAACAAAGTTGGAATTGTAAATGAAAATCATAGGAAAGTGACCTATATAAATAGCATATCCAAAGCATTAAATTTATTACCAGCAGAAATAAAACCCATTATTGTGGAAAACAACGGAAATCGTAAAACATTTCTTGATGATTTTAACTGTGATATACTTTATACAGATAACAATAAGCTTTCATGCGCCCATAAAGGTGTAAATGAACTTTATGATATAAAAGAAGTGATAAATAAGTACAATATCTCTGATGAAGATACTATAATCAAATTAACTGGAAGGTATTTTCCCAGTAATAATTCTTTTTTTAATTTAGTTCTGTCAAATCCAGATAAAGATGCACTGTTGTCATTTTTCAATGTATGTACTTTGAAGTATATGGAAAATGATTGTGTACTTGGAATGTTTGCTATAAAATGTAAATATTTAAAGATGTTTGAATACCTTTGTAAGGAATCACCTGAAGTAGAGTTTGCTACATTTGTAAGAAAGAACCTTAATTTTATGGAGGTTGAAAAATTACATTTAACTTGTTGTTTTGCCGATAATTTACGAATTTTAAATGTTTAATTAAATTAAACAAATGTATACAGTCGTTATAGCAAGATACAACGAAAATTTACATTGGGCTGATTTTATTGAAAACAAAGTGATTTATAATAAAGGAGAACCTATTCCAGATACAATCCAATTAAAAAATATAGGAAGAGAAGGTGAAACTTTTTTGTATCATATAGTACACAATTATCACAATTTACCTGATTATCTTGTTTTACTACAAGGAAATCCATTCCAACATACATTTAAACATGTTAATTATCTAAATCTTAATTTAATTAAAAATTTAAGACCAAAAACAATAGAACCATTTTTTACAGACTACCATACCGAACCACTTGACGTATACAAATGTTTAAAAACAAATGAATTTTTAGAATTTTTAAATTTGCAACCTGAAAAAGAACGTGTTTTTGCACCAGGGTGTCAATACATCATTCCTAAAGAAAATATACTCAAACGCCCACTCGAATTTTATAAAAAAATACACTCAATGCTTTTAAACAATACAATAATCACCAATGAAGAAGCTCATTACAGTGATTATCCAGTTAACGAAACAACACTTAATCCATGGACTTTTGAAAGAATATTTAAATATTTATTTTCTTAACTTCTGGGTCTTCTTCTGTGAATTTCATTAAAAGAAGATGTTTATAAAAGATATTTTTATCGTAATCTAAAAGTACAAAGTTATATTTAAGAAGAGGATATTTTTCTTTTATTGTGTTCCCCAATAAAAAGATATCTTCTTCTTTTGTATTTGGTCTTGTTAATATAAAATGAATAAATTTATCGGAACTGAGATATTCTTTTATATTTTGAATTCTTCGAGTATACCTTAAAATAAATTCTTTAAAATTATCCATAATGTAATGTTTTTTTCCATGTTTCCAGTTTTGTGTAATATACAAATTTGCATGGCCCGGGCTTTCATGATTAAAAATAAATTTATAACGATTATTGTATATTACAATATCCCCTTTCCCATTTGTATTTAAGTATGTACTTTCTTTTGGTATTCGAATGAGTTCGATGTATTCTAAATTAACTATACCTTCAAAATCATTTTTTATACATTCTACAATACCTGGATAATTTGTTATCATTTCATCAAATACACATGTTTTATACCCATTTTGTTTAGTAGAACGTATACCATTTGTTACTCCATAACTTGCACTGTCACAATTCCATCCCAATGAAATTGATTCCTCCATTGTTTTAGTAATTTATTTTATTCCATTCTGGAAAAACAAAAATATCTCCATGCCACAGTTTTTTTATTTCTGGAAAATAAACAGTACTTTCAAAACTAAAAGCACCTATGTACCACGAAAATGTACCAAGTGAAAGAACTATTTTCTTACATGAACTTCCAAATTTAATTGTATCGACTTCATCGGAACTAAAAATAAATAACTTGTATTTATTTATCAAATTTTGACAAATTGGGTGTGTTATCGTATCACTTGATATATACCCTTTATCAAAATTAATTGAAGAAAGTGCTTTATCGTAATATTCGAATGGCTGGTTAAGATTATTTGTTATATCTCCTAATCTCACATGAATAAAAACATTATTATTATCGTAAGTGTATGGATTTAAATTCATAATATTTTCACGATATTCATTTATTTTGTTTTTTATAAATCGTGCCGTTTGAGGTGTTTGGAAAAATCCATGGATAAGTATATTTTTTTCAATTTTGGGATTTTCTAAATAAAAATCAACATTAGAATCTGAAATTGTATGTAATTCGGTGTAAATGGTTGTTCCTTCTGTAAAAAGCGGTATCCCTAAACTCGTTATTTCATTAAAATTTTCATAACTAATCGGTAAATCATTTATTCTTGCTAAATAATCAACGATGTATGTAAAAAAAAGTAAATTTCCAAATCTATATCTGCCTACAGGATTAAGAGTTTTAACACCTGTCATATAAACTATATTAAATTTAATTTTTCGACCTTCTCTTCGACCATAACAATCATAATGTTTAATTACCTTTTCTTTTGTTTTTATACCTGCATTCTTTACATCTTGGTGTGTATTTATATATTCATTCTCATCAATTAAAAATAAAAAATCCATTTATTATTAACATTTTATTTTTAATTTACAATTTATTTCTTACTGCGACGTCCTCGCTTGGGTTTAACTTGTTCTGGGGATGGTGTTTCACCTATTGTTATCTCCGATTCAACTGTAACATCATCGCCTTCTTCGGATTCACCTTCTGCTCCGGGTGATTCTGGTTCAACTGGTTCTTCAGCGGGTGCTTCAGCAGGTACTTCAGAGGGTACTCCAGCGGGTACTTCAGCGGGTACTTCAGCGGGTACTTCAGCGGGTACTTCAGCGGGTACTTCTACGGGTACTTCAGAGGGTACTTCAGCGGGTACTTCGGTTTCAACCGGTGCTTCAGCTGGTATTTCAGCGGGTACTTCAGAGGGTACTTCAGCGGGTACTTCAGAGGGTACTTCAGTGGGTACTTCGGTTTCAACCGGTGCTTCAGCTGGTATTTCAGCGGGTACTTCGGTTTCAACTGGTGCTTCAGCTGGTACTTCAGCTGGTGATTCGGCTGGTACTTCAACTGGTACTTCATCTGGTACTTCAACTGGTGCCTCTGCAGGTGTTTCAACTGGTGCTTCAGCGGGTACTTCGACGGGTACCTCTGCGGGTACTTCGACGGATACTTCAGTGGGTACTTCGGTTTCAACTGGTGCCTCTGCAGGTACTTCAACTGGTACTTCAGCGGGTACTTCGGTTTCAACTGGTACCTCTGCGGGTACTTCAGCGGGTACCTCTGCAGGTGTTTCAACAGGTTCTTGGATTTCAACTACAATTTCGGGCTCAGCTTCAGGAATAAAACAACACACTCGTCCTTCGCGTTTACCATGGCGGGTGTAGTGTCTCCATGCCTTTTCAAATGTATTAATACCAGCTGCTTTGAGGTCCTGGTATTTCTCTACATAAAACGTCCAATCAAAGATTTTCATGTCGTTATCCATAATTTGGTACTCATTTGTTTTATTTTTTTTACAGGATTTTTACAAATAAAAAAAAACCTAAGGAAACAAAGGATATAAAATTAAAAACAAAATGCCTCGCCAAGCACCAACTTGTAACATATGCGTCGAAAATTTAAATCAGAGTACTCGTAAGGTAATCACCTGCGTTTACTGCGATTTTGATGTATGTCGTACATGTTTTCAAAAATATACAATTGAGACCTCTTTGGACCCTCATTGTATGAGCTGCAAGAAGACCTTTAGTTATGATTTTCTTAGTAATAACTGCACCAGTGTTTTTATTACCAAAGAATTGAAGTCTCACCGTGAAGACATACTGTTCGACCGTGAGAAGTCTCTTTTGCCTGAAACCCAGCCGCATGTCATTGTTGAGTTGGAGAAAAGGAATCTTAAGAAACAAATTGATAGTTTCCATGAGCGGATATTTGAACTTCGTAGACAAGAACGGATACTTAATAATCAAATTAACGATTTGACTTTTAATATGAATCGTTTGAATGTTAATAATGTTGGTGAAGGTACTACTGTTGAAGAGCGTAAGAAGTTTATTCGAAAATGTCCTATGGGAGATTGTCGTGGATTTCTTAGTACTCAATGGAAGTGTGGTAGTTGTGAAAAACGTATTTGCAATCGTTGTAATGAAGAAAAAGTCACGGGACCTGATGGGACCGAACATCGTTGTCTTCCCGAAAACGTAGCAAGTATGGAGCTTCTTAACAAGGACACCAAGCCTTGTCCGAACTGCGGAACTATGATATTTCGTATTTCGGGTTGTTCCCAGATGTTTTGTACTGATTGCCACACTCCATGGGATTGGAATACAGAACGGGTCGTTACTGGTGTTATCCACAACCCCCATTACTACGAGTTTGTAAACCGCAATGGTACAGGTGCTCGTAATCACGCCGATATTCCATGCGGGGGTCTTCCTGATGGATATGATATGAGGAACATGATGTCAAGACTGTTTAATAACAATCCACCTCAGTATATATTCAACATTTATCAGTGTGTTATGCATATTCAACATCATGAGCTTCGTAACCATATCGTCGAAGACGTTGTAGTAACGAACCGTTCTTTGCGTATTAAGTATCTTTTGAATGAAATAACTGATGCCGGGTTCAAAGCTGTTCTTCAACAAGCTGAAAAGAAACGGCAGAAGGCCATAGCGTTTCGCAATATCTACCAAATGTTTGTTGATGTAGCTTCTGATATTTTTAGACAAATGTACGTCAGTTACAGTGAAAATCGCCTGAGGACTCCTGGTGTAGCTATTGAATTTGTTCGTTCGAATGTTATTATTCTTAATAATCTTGTCGAGTACTTCAATGAAAACTTGCAAAAGATAGGTAAAATGTATAAGTGCGTTTATCCTGGAATCACTCCCGAACGTATATTTACAAACAATCTAGCCAGTTACAAGGCGAGACAAGCACCACAAGTTGAAATTCACCACATTAATTAATAATTTATCCATAAAGTCCTTTGGGAATAAATAAAAGGCATTTAAAGTATTGTTTTGTTTAAAGATAAAAATGTTTACCTTTTCCGATGCCGGTAAAATTTTATTAAACGCACTTTATTCCTTTATTAATTATAATACTACCTTTAAAGTAAAGCGTCTCCACCAAGATGCCAAAGTTCCCCAAAAAGCAGACAGTGGATGTGCCGGGTATGATATCTTTAGTGTCGACCAAATTAAACTGGCTCCAGGAGAACGATCCCTTGTTGCTACAGGTATCAGTACCGAAATCTCCAAAGAATACTACCTCAGGGTAGCCCCGCGAAGCGGTTTGGCCGTTAAGGGAATTGATATTGGTGCCGGTGTCGTTGATAGCAGTTATCGCGGTGAAATCAAGGTTCTTGTTATTAATAACAGTGGTTCGGATTATCTTGTTGAATTTGGTTCAAAGATAGCACAGCTTGTTCTCGAACGTTGCGGTGATGCACCGGTACAGGTAGTTGATATTCTTTCGGAAACGGAACGTGGATATGGAGGATTTGGTTCTACGGGAAAATAAAATAAAGGTGACAGTTAAATGAATTTTCTTTTATTGGTTGTTTTACTAAGTTTGGTCGAATTTATAGGAGATACGAATCTCAAAATATAAGGTATTTTAAAAATTTACTAATTGGTATAATTTCATATATTTTAATTGTTAAATTATACATTGAAGCACTTAAACAAAGTAATTTGATTTTTACAAATGCTATGTGGGATGCTATATCAACGATAATAACAACGGGGTTAGCTATTTTCATACTTCATGAACGACTTACAAATTGGCAACAGTGGGCTGGTCTTATAACTGTAGTCATTGGTATTTTGTTATTAAATTATGGAAAAAAACCAATTTAAATAAAAGAAAGCTTTAAAATAAAAGACAATGTTTGTAAAAACATTAACCTTTGGTAATTACAAGTATCGCATTTTTTATAAATCCAAAGCAATGAGTTGTAAATATCCCAAAGAAACGGTTTCCCCAAGAATACGGTCTCCAAGTAGATTCTGGGTTAATAATAAAAACGAAACAGTTCGTGAAATAATTTATCCAGCCGACCTTTGGTTTAAACCAATTGAACCCGATGACCCAGTTGAAAATTTTATTTTAAATATTTCTTTTGAGCTTGATTACACTAAAATTGAAATTGAAAAAAAAATCACTTAAAAAGATGTGCGTTAATAACTCAAACAAACATGGAAACCGTGTTTATCAATTTACTTACTCCCGAGTTGGTGAAAATTACCAAAAATAAAAATAAACTAATTTCTTATGGGAATTTTTTTGATATCAAATTAGTTTATTCGTTGGCATGGATTTATAAATACTACTTTGAAGAATCTGTTCTTTTATTTTTACCAAGGTGTATAAATATAACAGAATCATTGGAACAATTCAACGAACTTGTTGGTGATTACCCGTTACTTCAAGAAGAAATAACTCATTGTACTCTTGAAACACTTGAAAATACATCTTCAGTTAAAGTTGTCATTTATGGATTTGGTGACCTGATTTTCAATGAACTATCCATTTTAAATAAACGCCGTGTTAATAGCCGTTTGAAAGCTTTAAAGTGTAAAGTCCACATTCTGAGTTATACTTCATTAAAGATACTTGACCTCGTTGCACTTGATTCATTTGAATTGAATTTTAAAGAGTCTTTTCCAAAATTTCAATTTGAATATATAGACTTTTTGGATTCCGAACAAGAAATATTCGATGAAAATTTAATTGCTTTTGCAGATTTTATTTCGGAAAATGAAGCTGAATCAATTTACATTTCCTTGAATATCCATGTTTCTAAAATTCTTACATTGGAAAAATTACTCAAAGAACGCAATGTCAATGTATCGAGAAAAGAAAGCGCCAATGGTGTTGTTATTAATTCACAAAAAATAATTAACAGTTCCTTTTTAAAATACAAGTACCAGCTTTATATCTTTATTACCCAGGATTTTGAATATCCACTGGACTTTTTGTTTTATCTGAAAGAAATTCACAACGAAGCCGTTGTTTACATCGATTCGTCAAAAATAAAGAATATTAATTCGGTATTAAAAAGGATAACAACTGAAGATTTTCCAGAACGAACGGTTGTAAAAGATTCCAAAGAATACCCGACTTACAATGAATTAATAAAAGAAATATCTGGTGAAGCTTTGGTTGTTTCCGAAAGCTATTATCTCTTCGAAGCACCGGAATCATTACAAAAACTAAATCTCAGTAATCTTGCAAAGAAGGATTACGACCTTATCAGAAATTTTGTTAAACTAAAATTAAATACAAAACTTGACAATTTAAAAACTTGTCAATTGAGCGCTCCATGTAGTCCGAAAGACCGTTCAAAAAAATTAAACAGTCTTTCTAACAAAATAAGTAGTTCCGATTATCGATGTGACATTACATGTGAAATATTTAAGGACTATACTATAGGTGTAGTGTTATGGAATGATACATTTTCAAATAGAAAATCTATAAGTGTTTTAAAGAACCAGACATTTGTTTATCAGACAACATCTGGTAAGTGGAAATATACCAGTGTAACGTAAAAAGTTTTAAAACTTTTAATGGATATCAGTTGCCAACTCAAATTAACCAAAAGCTTTAAATTTCCTTGAAGGCTCATCGTAAAACCCAAGGTCATCAGCATTGGGAAAGTTCCAAAAAATCTAAAGATAATTTGAATCGTTTGGAGATAGAGAACGGCCAAATTATAAATTACTTGAAAAAAAGTAAAATCATTTTTTTTAATTTATACAGTACATTTTTACTTTGTGTTTCATAGAAAGAAAACCATCGAAGTTCGCTTTTTTCTTTGAAATGTTTTTCATTTAAAATTTGTTTGTTTATATAAAACTGTAAAAAATCGACATAAGCCGGAAATTCTACAAACCAAATATAAACTGTTTTTCCAGTTGATGTTTTTTCTATAATCGGTTCAATTAAAGTTAATTGTTTTTCTATATATCCATTTGCATTGGTAAATATCGTTGCCGTTTCTTCATGGAATTCTCTAATTGCTGTTTTTCTTGGTGTTTCTCCTGGTTCAGAACCTCCAACAAAACCAGACCATTTGTTGTTACTTGTTTCCTTACCCAATAAAAAATAAGTGTACCCATTTGAAATAGTGTATGGAACTATCCCCGCAGCAAAAGAACTATTCATCATTTTAATACTTTTAAAGATATTAAATTAATATTATTAACTTTAAATAATGGAAAATTGTCCTAAAAGTTCTTACAATGTTTCTCGATTAAAACGCTCAGCCAAAGAAAATATAAAACTAGCTTCCATGAATGAAGGTACCCACGGGCCCTTTTATACTGTATATGGGTCAACTGGAACAATGTATAAAATAGAATGCCATCCTAAAATGAGTTGTACGTGTATTGATTTTAAAAAGAACAATAGATACTGCAAACACATCTATTTTATATTTTTAAATGTATACAAAACAATACCTAAGTTAGATAAAAATTATAATTTAGAAGAACTTAAAGAACTTCATACGAATTTTTTTAGCCATCCGAGTGTTGAAATCAGAGACTCCGACGAACCATGTTCTATTTGTTTTGATGAAATAGTTTCACCTTTTGTTTGTAAAGTTTGTAAACATGGATTTCACAAACAGTGTATCAATGAAATGAGCCGATTTTCTGGAAAGTCGAATTGTCCGCTGTGTCGTTCCAATTTAAATGAAAATATTTTAGATGACCTTATTAAACAAGTTGAAATGTTATAAAAAAATACCTTTTTAATGTTAAATGAAAAAGGTTTTTAAAAAAGAAATTCCAGATTCCGAATTCCATGGAAAGGGAAAAAACTTTGACGAATCTTATTACAAATTTATTATTGATAAAAACAGTGATGGATACTACGAAGAAAATGGTGTTAGCAAAGTTTTATTTAAGTTTCGAAAAAACGCAATAACTCCAAAGTATTCTGATATAGCAATCAAAAGTTTCCTTGAACTTTCCAAAAAGAAACATTCCAACCGAGGATTGGCTGCTGGAATACCCAAAGGACAATCAAATGCTCGTCACACAACTGAATCGGGACAAAGTGAAGGAAGTTATATTGCAAGTAACATATCAGGATATTTTGACCGTCCACTACGCGAACATCGTGGAATACTTGGAACTATCCGTGCTTGTCGTACAACTGCTTTTACTTTGAATAACATAGACCTTTGGAATGAAGGTCTTCGATTTATTCAACGGTGTTCGAAACTTTACCGTCGATGGGGTGGAAGTTATTATACGGCCCAAGAAGCAGAATACAATCAGATAAAGCCACAAATCAAGATACCCAAAACAGTATTTACAACGGTAACGTCAAATTACAATTGGCGTACTGCGTGTCACCAAGATGCTGGAGATTATTCAGGTGGATTGGGAAATCTAGTTGTAGTTGGTGAAAACTTTGAAGGTGGGTATCTTGGATTTCCGCAGTTCAAGGTTTTGATAAAAATTAAGCCAGGTGATTTTTTGTTGATGGACGTCCATCAATGGCATTGCAATACCTATATTAGAATTAAGGAAAATGGATATCGATTATCATTTGTGTTTTATATTCGAGAAGACTCTAAGCTTTGTAAAACAAAAAAGAAAATTGGTGAAACAATTTATTTAATTTGAACTTCGTTAAAATTTTTAATTTCTTTTCCATACTTCATAAAAAAAATCATAACAAGGTTGCCATCCACCCGCTTCTACATAGTCTCTATAAAACCCATTTTCTTTTAAGACGGTATCTACATATATCTTTTCAGATATATTTAAATAATCGTTTTCCATAATTATCAAGTTGATACCGTTAAGAATTTCAGGCATATCAATTAAAATATAATAAAAAGCTGCTTCACAATCAAGAACAAGTGTATCAAAATCAATAGGATACTTGGCTTTTAGTTCACTTAATGTAATGGAATTAACTTCAATAAAATTTTTATCTGAATATTGTTCGTACGGAACAGTAACACCTCCTTCTTCCTTTTGAACTATTTTTCTAAGTGAAAGTGCAGAATTTTCAATAAAAAAGTTAACATTATTTAAATCTATATTTTCTTGTAATTGTTTAAAAACATTTTTATTACATTCCAATGTTACCAAAGTATTTGTTATGGAAGCAATTATTAATGAATTCCTTCCAAAGTGTCCTCCGATTTCCAAAACCTTTTCATTTCCAGTGAGATACCTAACAGCCATCAATTGTTCTGGAACTTCTTCATTAAATGAACCATGTTTTAATTTTAGATTTGATTTTATAGTATTCCATTTGTTAACGATTTCTTCCATTAATAATTAATAAATAAACCAATTGGAGCAAGGTATCCCGAGATACCTAAAAAACTTATATTATTAAAGCTTACACCTTTAAGTAAATTATGTTCGATGTATCCATACATTATAACGTTATTTAATCTTTCCATAATTAATTCAATTTTACTTGATGGAAATCCAAATAACGATGTTACACAGCATTTTCCATTGCTTTGTGTTACTTCTCTGGCATTAATTTCATTTTTATCAAATAATTCAAGTTTAAACTTTTCATTTAAAAAATATCTTCCCGATATTTTAAAAAAGAAAGTATCAGGTGGAAAATTAGTTGAACTTAAAAACATTTTTAAATAACTAGCTTCACCAACACTTTTGTTATAGTAAAATCCATCAGGTGGTTCAAAATACATCATTGTTACATCGTCAAATAAAATATTTTTAGAAGTTTCCAAAACTATTATTTTAGCATTTGGAACAAATCTTTTAATACTTTGAATTGTTATTTTAGTTTGGGAATATCGTTCTTCAGGAGTATAAACCGATAAGTTTTTCACATTAACAACAGATGTTACTATGAAAATAATATTATTCATTTAAAATTTATTTTATTTAATTTAAAATAAATTAACGACTTTTAAAATTATATTATCGGAATTATTTGTATCCAATGGTATATCCATAATTTTAAATTCAAGATATGGAAATTTCATTTCCCACAATTTTACTTGTTTTTCAAATAACGATAATTCATTTCTATGGATATCTTCAATAATATAATACCCATTCTTTTTTAATTTATGTATACTATTTTCAAAAAAACATACATTTGCTTCGAATGTGTGTAAACCATCTTCAATAATTATATCAAATTGTTCGGGTATACAATCCCACATATTTTTAATAATTTCTTTATCTGTTTGGTTACAATAAAAAGTTTTAATTCTATTTGATTCAAAAAGTATATTTTTATCTATATCGGCTCCATAAATCATTGCATTGGGAAAATACTCTCTCCAAGCGTACAACGAAGCTCCTGGTTTTCCATTTATACCCATATTACTTGGTACGTTTATATTGTTACTTCCAATACCAAGTTCAAATATACTCAACTTTTCGTGTCGTTTAAATAAAGTTTCATAAAGAAGAGTATAATTGTGATGTCCGTTTCCTTTATCACTTCCATATTTATTCATGATAGTTGTCAAATTATCTTTCTGGAAATAATTCAATCCTTCGGGCCATTTATCTTTTGAATAATACAGTTCAAATAATTCAGGATTTTTATGATAACATCTCAGAAGAATGTGTTGGTCGTCATCTGAAATTCCTAGTTTATGGAGTTCATCAACTGAGTTGTGATAAAGTTCTTGAAATTCATGGACTTTATTTACCGGAAGTCCATAAAACGTTCCAGTAAATATTTCAGGTGCATATTTAAGAGTATAATAGGGCTCATAGTCAATAAGTTCATTTCTTAGAAATGTGTTAATTTTATTTGTATTAAATTTTGAAATGTCAAGTGTATCTGTTGGAAATAAAGAAACATCGTTATGGAGAATTGCTTTGTGATATCCAAAATCCGACCAACATACAAAATCTGTTTTTATAAAAGGAAGAGCAAATGAAAGAAAATCTATTTTTGCATGATTTATACAATTGTATTCAGGATAAATATTTTCAGGGTGTCCGAGACTTATTCGTTCTTTTAGAAAATTTTTGTATATATCGGAATTTATAATTGAACGGTCTTTTTCAATATTTTTCCATGCATGGATATTTTCATTTAAAAAATTTGAATCGATTACAATAAATGTTTTATTTTTATAATAAGAAACCCCGTTTGTTTTAAGCCCCGAAGGGAGTATATTTAATTCTGTTATACAATTAATATACAATGAATCAATAAATATAACCATTGTGTAATCTAATAAAAGGTAATTTAAAAATGAATCAATATACTCTTTTGATGTTCGACTATATTTATACCAATTAGAACGATTTATATCAAAAAAAGCAGTAACAATTGTAACTTCGTTTTTAATTTCGTTTTTAACTTCATTTTTATTCAAAAATACTTTATTAAAATTTTCCATAACTTTTTCTGGTGTGTACTCACTATAAGCATTCCAATATCCGACAAATCGTTCTTTTGAAGAATTTAAGATTTGTTTTAGACTTTCTTTTGAAGTATAAATTATAGCTTTTTCACCAAGTAATTCGAGGTGGGCGTTATCAACCAAACTCCGTGATGTTATTACTGGTTTATTACAACTTGAAAACTCAGCTATACTTAACCCAAACGTTTCTCCTTCCGTTCGTGCATGTATCATTGCGTCACAAGAGTTTATAAACTTAACTTTATCTTTAAGGTCAATAATTGGTTCAAGATAAATTATTCTTGGGTGATTGTAAAATGGTTTTGTATTTGCAAATAGAAAATAAATATCTTCACGTTCTGAAAGAATTTCTTTTATTGCTTCATATACGAATGGTATATTGAATTCATCGAATCCACCATACCTTCCAAAAACAATTCCGTTGAAATGTTTAAGTTTTTCTGAAGTTTTTGGTAAATTAACCATGTGAGGAATACATGGAAGACCATTTTGACCTTTTACCCATGGACTGATTGTTGCAAGTATTTCATTTGGGTCTGGTTGTATTTCTTTTATTTGAAAAACGATATGCGATAAATTTTTAAATCGCGTTAGTTCATATTTTTCATTTGTTGCTTTTATATTGTAAAAATAATCGAGTTGGTAATTGTTAATTTCATCAAATGAATTATAGCCTATAACTTCAAATTCTTTTTTAAATTTTTCAATTGCGATATGATTTGAATTGATATCATAAAAAATAATACTTCGGTAGCCATTTATTTTTTGATTAAAGTACGCATAGTCAAACATAGCAACAGTTGTCCCTCTTTCTCCTAAATACCCACCTGCATGAAAGCCGATAACTTTAACGGTCTTTATTAAGAATTCCTTGTTTGGTGGAAGGTAATCGTTCAAATGAATTGGAATTTTGGTAATTTTTTCTCCAGGACGTAAAAATAAATCCAAACCATTTTCCATACGAGACTTTATTAAATTTGTTTCTGTAAACTCGGTAGTATTGTATTCTTGGTGACTAAAATTTTCAATTTTGTTACTGATAAATTCGGGTGTTCCAAAATAACTTAGGTGCCACCCTCCATGTTTAATAAAATTAAAACTTTTCCATCGAATTTGGTCTATACTTAATCCTGAAAGTACGTAACTACGATAATCTGTAATTTTAGAATAATACCAATTTCCTTTTCTTGATTCAAGATTATAATAATAAAAATCCTGTTCGAGTGCATAAATATCTTCAAACTGAAAAGTTTGGAGTAATTTAAGTGTATTGGGGTCTGGTATTTCATCGACATCCGAAAAAATAAGGATATCGTGATTGGTAAGTTTTAATTGGTCGAGTCCACGTTGAATACAATTACGTTGAAACTTTTCATTTTTCCATACTTGTTCTTTGGTTGGCTCGATAAATGGAAAATCATCAACAACGATGTGAATGATACGTTCTTTGAACTTTTCTTTTTCAAAATACAACTTTTTAGGTTTACCCGTAAATGTACGAGTTGATTCGACAATAACGAATGTATCGACTACATTTTGAAGTGTATTTAAACGGTAATTCAACAGGTCAATTTCATTGTAAAAAATAAAACAATCAATAATTTTTCGTTTTGAAAATTTAATATTCAAACATTCATTTAATAATGAAATATATCGTTCTTTGTAATTTCCAACAACATTTCGTTTAAGTCCATCAAATTGTAAATAGCTCAAATTAATTTCAGAAGACTTAGCATAATAAATAATGCTATCAACTACATTACCCAATTTAAATCCACACCGTTCCATACTTTCTGGATAAAGTGTTGATTTATGGACTGCTGATTCCAAACAAATATAATCATGTTCGGATAATTCTTCCTGGTCGTTAATAGCTTCTTGAAGTTCGGATGTTATCCAAGGTATATTCATACAATTTTCAGGAAAAGGTGTTGTAATTATAATATAGTCCGATATCCGCAAAAGTTCAGAAAGAGCATTATAAACTTGATCGATGTAAAGATGTTCCATATTTTCCATGGAAAGTGCGATGGTGCAACTTTTATCTTCGAATGGAAGTTTATCGGAAGAACAAAAGTGAATTTCATCGAAGATATCAGTTGTTTTGAGATAATCGATGGTAGCTGGTGAAAAATCAACCCCGACAAACTTTGCATCGATACTTTTTTTAAATTCTTGACATTGTTTTCCAATTCCACAACCTATATCGGCAATTACAAGGTTATCACAATTAAAGCTTTTTATAATAGATTTAACAGGTTCATTTAAGTATTCTGGACTATGTTGTCCGATACTCGTTTGTTTTTTACGATAAGTTCTCATTTTATAAGTATTTGTTTTGATTTTTAAATTAATTTAAACTAAAGAACTAGTTTAATTTAAAAATGAGTTTAATAGTTGTTGATAATTTTTATTCAAATCCCGATGAAGTTAGGAATTACGTTCTTACTCAAAAATTCGAAATAAAAGGAAATTACCCAGGAAACAGGACGCGTTCATTTGCAACAAATGAACTTAAAACAAAAATACAAGAATATATTTTTCCATTTGGAGGAAAAATAATTGATTTTCCAATATCCAAAGATGTCTACAACGGCTCTTTTCAATATACAACATCGAGAGAGAGGTCATGGATACACGTGGATTGTTATAACAACTGGGGAGGGGTATTGTACTTAACACCCGATGCACCTCTTAGTTCAGGAACTGGTTTTTATAAATTTAAAAATGGAAGTACCGTTCAAGAAACAGAACACGGTTCGGAAACCAGTAAATATAGCCAAGATATGACAAAATGGGATTTAATTGACAGAGTTGGTAATGTTTACAATAGGCTTATTTTATTTAATTCTAAAAAGTTCCATACATCACTCGATTATTTTGGGACGGATAAATTTGATGGTCGATTGTTTCAAGTATTTTTCTTTTCAACTGAAAAATAAAGTTAAAGAAATAAAAATTATTAATTATCATGGAATTCATAATACCACCACCACAAGCTGAAAAGATAATTGAAAATCCCAAAATATGTTTTGCACTTGTTTGTAAAGATGAAGAAAAATGCATACTCACTGCATTAGAGAGTGTATACAAATTTATTAGTTACTGGGTTATCTGCGATACTGGTTCAACAGATAAAACGTGTGAACTTATTGAAAACTTTTTCAAAGAAAAGGAAATACCAGGTGAACTTTTCCATGAATCATGGGTTAATTTTGGATATAACAAAACATTACTTTTTGACAGATGTTACAAAAAAGCAGATTACATTCTTCATTTTGATGCCGATGATTATTTTGTAGGAGATTTAAAATTTGTGGGAGGTAAGACACAATACTACATTAATGTTAAAAAAAATGATGTTAATTATCCATGTTTTTTATTATTTGATTGCAATTATAAATGGAAGTTTTGTGGAGTGGCCCATACAACTATAAAATGTTTAGATAATGACAATCCAACATTAGGATATTTAATAACAGATGATTTTTATATGTATTCATCGCCAGATACAGGTGCACGAAGTTTTGACCCAGAAAAGTATAAAAAAGATGCTGAAAAACTTAAAACACAATTTTTTGATACATTGATATTTGACCCGGATAATCTAAATACACGTTCAATATTTTATACAGCCCAAAGTTATAGAGACCATGGAGACCTAGAACAGGCTGCAAAATGGTACAATCTTTATTTAAAAATTAAAGATACATGGATAGAAGAACAATACATGTGTTATTTTAATCTTGGAAATATTTATAAATCATTAAAATATGATTTTAAACTTATTGAAAAGATGTATCTTTCAGCAATAGAACTTATAAATGACCGCGCTGAAGCATATTATCATCTTGGAATTCTCTATAATCAAACAAACAATCAAGAATATTCTTATAATTTACTTTTAAAGGCCAAAAACATAAAATTTGAAGAAACCGTAAAAAAGTACGTTTTATTTTTAGATTCAAGGTGTTATGGAAAGTACATTTTGGATGAACTTTCAGTTGCCTGTTATTGGACTAACAGAATACAGGAAGGAATCGAGTATCTTTCTCAGATAATTGATGACCCTGATATGGACCAAACTCGTTTACAAGAAAACATGAAACATTTTAAAAATAAATTAAATACTGATTAAAATCTTTGTAATATTCGTAAGCATTTATTTCATCTATAGATGCTTCTGGTATATTAAACTTATTTAGAATTTTAAAAACTCCAACACCTCTATAATTTTGATTATTGTAATATTTAAATTCAAAATCTGTTGAATGGTATTTTAACATATAATATACAACTTTCCATACATCACCAGTCCATGGCTCACGATATTTTAAAATACCATTTTCATAAACATGTTTATTTGGTATTTTAAGTTGTTCGTTATAATTCAATGGCAGAATATCATCAATGAATATCACCCCGTTGTCATTTAATTTTGAAATGCTATTGTTAAAGTCTCTAAGTACATATTCTGATTGATGCATTCCATCTATAAAAACGGTATCAAAAAAATCACAATTTTTTCCAAAAAAATCGTCAGATGTTAATTTAATTATTTCATTTTCGCATTTTGGGTCTGGGTCAACTCCTATCTTTGTTTTAAAATGGACGTTATTAAAATTATATCCAGTTTCAATTCCAATTTCTAAATATTTTTGTTCGGGAGTTGTATTTTCATTTATAACTAAATGTCTCTGGGATAAATTGGTATTGTAATTATCAATAATTTCATAGTTATCTGTTGATTTATACATCATTAAGAAATAATTAAGTGCTTCTTCGATAGAAACAGTGTAACACTTAAAATTAAGTTCGTATTTATCAAGAACATTTTGAATTTCTTCGATATTTACAGAATCCAAGAGTATAAAATCATTTCGTTTATTAAGATACAATTCTTTGATGTATTCCAATTTATATATTAAAGAACTAATTCCAAGTATACAGTATTGGCCGTCATAATCTGGGTTTATAATTTTATTTGAATAAAGAAATTTATAATTTTCACGTTTCCATATTTGTGAATGTTCGTAAATGTATTTAGGGTCTTCATAACAATTAAGTTCTTTGCATCGTTCATCTATTTTGAAAAGCTCATAAAAAATGGGTTGAATAAATCCAGGACCAATTCTATTAATTTCGCTATTTCTTATAAGTGAAAAATTGTTATTTGATTCATTCATATACTGAACGTACCCTAATTTATGGATTTTAGCCATTTTTGTAGTACAGAATGTCCGAAGAAGTATTTCATAGTCATCACAAATTGGTAAAAACTCAGAATAATTTCCTGCTTCTAAAAGTGATTCTCGTTTCCATATTCTTGGGTGGTTCGGACAACAAACCAAACTTGATAACGTTATATTATTGATATTTGGTGTATTATAAACGTAAACCCATTTATTATTGTATTTTTGAGAATAATAACTTCCATATCCTTTGCAAATAAAATCACCGTAATGAAAATTATTTCCATTTTCATGGATATTTATGAAATCCATGTAAATAAATCCAATTTCAGGATTATTTTCAAAACATTCAACAGAATCTTTAAGAACATCTGGTAATATTTCATCATCGTGGTCGAGTTCAAGAACATACTTTCCCCGACAAAGCGATACAACTTCATTTTTAACATTTCCAATATTTCCACTGTTACAGCTTCTTTTATAAAGTCTTACTTTGTTGTTATTATCGAAAAGCTCCTTTAAAAAAGAAAAATGCGAGTCATCTGGAGAATCATCTAAAATTACCCATTCATAGTCTATAAATGTTTGTTTTTTTATGGAACTGTAAGCGCGAAGGATTTTGTTATATGAATTATATGTACTTGTAAAAATTGAAAAAGTTGGCCGTACGTTTATCCTTGAAAGAGTACAGTTATGAATAAAACAATAATTTACAGCATTATTAAATCGTTCGATTGATTCGATTTGTTTAAAATGAATCCAGCGGCTTCTCATTCTATTTGCAATAACTGAATTAAGATTTGGTTCATCTGGTCCATATGTCACAAGTATTTGGTAATTTGGATTAAATAATTCATTTAATTTGTTATTTGTAAAGAACAAAGTACAGTTTAATTCTTGATTATCAAAAAAAGAAATTATTTCAGAATCATCTGAGTAAAAAAGTACAAATGGGTACTTCATTTTAAGTTTAAATAACTTAAATTTTTAAATCGTTTAAACTTAAATGGAATCGTTTATTTATTTATATCCAAGAGGAGATAGACTAGGAGGTCATCTAGTACAATACCTTAGCATATTAATTTATGGATTTTACAATAATTTGTATATTTATTATGATATATCTGAGTTAAAATATACTGAAAGTATTTTTGTTAAACAAATTCTTTCTTTTATAAACAATTGGAATACTAGATTTAATACACCAAATACAAGTAAACCATATATTCAGCCTTATTTTTTAGATTTCACTAAAAAAAATGATAATTCCTTTTTTTATTCAGAAGACCTTTGTATATTATTTACCCAGGTTGTTTATAATATTAAATCTGACCTCATAAGTTATTTTAAAAAATACATCATTCCAAAAAAACCGAGTACCCAAAAAACAATAGCGATACATCTACGCCTCGATGATGTTTCTACACAATCTGATTATGACGGAATGGTATGTGGAAATTATTACAAAAACATTATAAATGAAAGCGAAATAGTTTCGGGAATCGTCCAAAAATGGGAAACATTGTATAATACACAGCGACCATTGTCAAAAGATAAATTAAATTTGGTAATATCCCAAGCAAAAGAAAAATACCCAGATCATGAAATCGTTATAGTTACATCACCTGGTGAAAAAGTTGATTTTGATTACCCGGTTATTACTCATTCAAATCCAGACGATGATTTGTCGTATCTTTGTAACTCGGATGTTCTTATTTTATCGAGAAGTACATTTTCAATAATTGCTGCTTTTATGGGAAATGCATCTGAAATATGGTGTCCAGTGTGGGGCCATTTTGTTTGTTTGGGACTTAATACAAAATACGATAAATCAAAATTTAATTATTTTAGTTAACAAATGGAGGATAATCAATATATATTTCATCATTTTCCAAAACATTCGGATTATCAAGACTACTAGGTATTAGTTCATTATTTAGAATATAAGGCAGTGGGTAATATTTTTTGTGTATATAAGTACATTCAAAAACATTTGGTATATTAACACCTTTATGAGTTCTAGAACCACATGCATTATTTGGATGAAAATGTACTAAAACATGTAAATTACTAAGTTTATTAAATACATCGAGTTCCTTTTCACCAAAAGGATTATGAAATTCGATTACAATTTGGCTAAACTTGTTAATTTGTTCTAATGACAAACTATTTATCCATGGAATTTCGCCACCTTCAATATCCATCTTTATAAATATATCATTATTGTTATTTATTATATTGTGTAGATTCGTACAATATTCTGAATTTGTATCAGATATGTATTTTTTAACAAAAGTTATATTTTTATTTTTAATATTAATTGAATCAATAGAACCATCATATGCATAGCATTTTATGTCTGTGTACTTATTACAAAAATCTTCTTCAAATGAAATATCATCTAAAATACCACCTGATAAAAAGATTGAATATTTAACATTAGGTATATCACATAAAATATATCCACCATCGTATTCTTTTCCTAATCGTATTTTATTATAATTTGGCTTGTAAACTGTTAAATGTTCCGGATGTATTGATTTGAATAAAGGAAGTTTAAATGTTACAATATTACAGTATCGATAATGGTCGTAATATTCATTTAATTCACATAAACCATTGTTATATAAATAATAAAATGTTGAAAATCCGTATTGTTTTAATAAATTTATTATGTCTATTAATTTAGTATTATTATCTAAAAATGTCCCTCCGTATTCAAATTGAATAATATTAACTTTATTTAAATATTTACCAAAACCTTTTAATACATTTAATTCATAACCTTCAGTATCTATTTTTATAAAATCAATAACATCTATATTATTTTTAAGTATATACTCATCGGCTCTTTGTAAATTTAACGAAATTCTATTTTCAGAATCATCTACTTTACAACTGGTTATTCTATTATAAAATGATTCATATCTTGGATAATAATTAGCAACTTCTGATTTATCAGATAATCCAAAATTATTAAAATAAGACCTTTTATTTTTATTTTTTTGTCTGGATAAATCAGTTAAACTTGATAATACAGGTTCAAAATAATGAACTTGGTTATCAAAATCTAAAAATAAAGAATCATTTCTAGAACCTATATCAAATATAACAGTAATACTAGATTTTATGGAATTATAAAAAAACAATTCTCCATTTGTTAAAGGGTCTCCGTTATTAAAACAATATTCCAATTCATTTTGAATAATAACTTCATTGTTTTTTATATATAAACACTTATGGTGATTTATTATATATTCTTTTTCATTCATATAAACATAAATACTTTTAACTGTTCCATAAACAGGATCTCCAAATATACTAGCTCTAGTTTCATCACCCGATGGTATATACATATCTTGAACTTTATCTGTAATATCAATAAAAACATCTTTGGTTCCGTACCTAATGTATTTTAAATTATCTGGTCTTTTAATATAAAAAGCATCACCCCAACCATGTGTTGTCATACATGTTTTTACACGAACTAAATTAAATTTTAAAAGATAATCATCAATTTCTTGCAATAAAGCACATCCTTCATACACTTCTATAACATTAACTTCGATATAAACATAATCAATAAAATTTAATATAGCACCTGTGCCTTTTAAAGCCATTAATTCGGCTCCTTGAATATCCAAATTTATAAAATTAAATTGACTGTATTCAAAATTATTTTCATTATAAAATGTTTTGAGTGTTTTTGTTTTAAGATTTATCCTGTCAATTTCATAAATATCAGGATGTTGGACCAAGTGCTCTTTTAAATTTAAAAAAGAACTTGATTGATAATTATTTGTAATTTTAAATTCAACATTTTCGTTGTCTTTATTACTAATACATTCGTTGTAAATTTTTATTGTTGGATTTCTATTTTTTATGTTTTGAACTTTTTCTTTTAATGCATCTATCCATACAATTTGATTATCACTTACAAAATTTAAATAATTTGTTCTTTCTTCACATTCATGTGCTCCTACATGAATGATACCATGTATTTGTTTTTTTATTGGTAATTCTTTTATATTTATAAGCATTTAGAAGTATAAAAGAATTTTAAATATTATTTAAAACGAGTTAAATCTTTCTTTTATAAATCCTAATTGATAACCTTCATGAATAATGACTACTTCATTTTTATTAATAAATTCTAAAAATGTGTTTTTCCAATTATTATTATAATCGTCACACCATATTATTCCTCCTGGTTTGATATATTTAAAAGAATTTTCCAAGTCGTTTTTAATTTGGTTGTCTGAATGTTCTCCATCTATATATATAAAATCAAATAAATCTTCATTCGTTTTAAAAAAATCATCTGAATACATTTCTTTAACTTCTATTTTATTGTAATTTTTTGATTTTCGTATGTTGTTATAAAAGGTACTTTTTAAAAAACTGTAATTATATGGATTACATCCATCACTGACAAATGGATCAACACATACCATTTTAGAAATTTTTAAATTATCCGAGAAAAAACAACTACTGCATCCTTCAAAACATCCTATTTCAAGAATAGAATATTCTTTATCTTCAAAATTAAATTGTTTTAATTCGGAATTATTAAACCATGATTCTGATATTTTAAAATTGTAATTAAAGTAATTATCTAATAAATTTTCATTTTTTCCAATAACAAGGTCTTTAACATTTTTGAAAAATATTTTATTAGGGTCATTCAATATATTAAACCAAAATGGAGAAAATATTGTTTCTTTGAAATAACTCGAGTAAAGTTCTTGGTCGTTATCAACTTTTATAATAAACTTTACAAGTTCTTCAAATGATCCAAAATCATTTGCATTTATAAATGTACTTGGATTAAAATTGCGAGATACTTCTTTTGTTCCCCAATAAATTGGTATACAATTTGATTTGTAGATATCAAGTATTTTTTCAGTTACGTAACCTGGATAATCTTCATTTTCAAATGCTATCGAAAATTTATAGTCATTATTAAAATTTATTTTTCCGGAACAATCCGTGCCCCTTGGAACAATCGGTACGTTATTTAAATACATCCCTCCGCAATCTATTCTCTTGTATTCACTTAACAAAGATATAATTGTTTTTCTATGAGTTGTTTTAACTTCTCCATTCGAAATAAAAGAACAAAATTTATTTTTTACTGGAACTTCTATTCCTCCATTAAGCCTATTACTGAATAAATAATCGTTAATATACATAACCCATAATGGAATTCTTGAATTATTTAGTGAATTTTCATCAAATGTTAAATTGTAATTAGCATCCACTCTCGCAGAAAAAGGTTCACCCGAATAAAATACTTTTCTTTTGGCGTTATAATTTTGGTGATTATTTCCAAAAATACTATAAAATAATACATCTGGATTATCTGATGGCTCAACTACAATTACATTTTCAAGTAATTTTGTAAAAAAATTATTTTGCTTGTCAAATATTCCTCCGCAATATTCATCTTCCCACCAATCACAAAAAGCTATTGTAATATTTTTTGGAGAACTTTGAAAATTAAATGAATTATAATTATTTTGAATATCTGTATCAGTACGGTTTTGAAAGAGTATATTTTGATTAAGATAATGGTATTTTAATAAATTTCCTGTTATATAAGGATTATCACATGCAGATTTTATAGAACATTTATTAATAAAATCAAGAGATTTTTTAGCAGCAGATTTACTAATAATATATCCAAATGTTAAATTCCATATTTTATATGGCTCTTTAAGAATGGTATACAACTTATTATCTTTATTTAAATTATTATCATAACTTCTTCCTAATGCTAAATGTTCCAATTTTTGTTCTAAAAACAATTGTGTAACGTAATTTATTTTTTCTTTAAAGTTATCACATAGTGTTATATCATCTTCTAAAATAATATAATAATCGTGTTCCGATTCCACAAGTTGTTTCCATAATGTTATATGACTTAGTGCACAACCAATAACTCCCTTACGATAATTAAAATCATTATTTTCAAAAAGAAGTCTTAATTCTTCTGATTCAACCAATTCGTTACCATCAACTGCTTCAAAAAACTCATAATTTAAAATATTTTCTTTTTTAAATTGCAAAATCATTTTTTGTTTTCTATCATCACGTTTTTTCAAATTAATAATTTTTATTGTATTGAATCCAAAAACAGAGTTCCATTTTAACATACGATTGTCCCACGAACAACTTTCGGCATAACAAAGCCCATTCTTACGAATTTTTATTTTTTGTTCTTCCGATAATTCCATTATCTTTTCAATCTCGTTTCCATGTGAAATTTGTATGCCGTAATTTCCAAGTGTATCACACAAACCTCCTAATGGATAATATAGACATATTACTTCGGACATCAACATTTCCATAGATGTAATACATGATGTTTCATTGAAATTAACAGTATACATCCAATATTCACATTTACTCATAAGAGTATACAAATCAGTTTGATTTAATTTTCCATAATGTGTTATACTTTCATAAGAATTTATAATAGTATTCATATTATTTTCAGATTCATTTCTAGGAAATTTAGTATACGTACAAATATGAAGTGTTGCATCTGGCATTTTGTTTAAAATTTCAGGCCAAAGTTCAAGAAGTCTATCAAGTCCTCTTTCGGGACATGATGAATAAATAAAACTGTTTTTGTTTTTTAGATTGTCATAATTAAACAAAGTAGTATCAATTCCATTGTTTATTATTGTTATTTTTTCAGAAATACATGGATATAATTTTTTATATTCATCGGCATGCCATTTAGTTAGACAAATACAGTTAGTTATTGAATCTTTGTAAGTATTTACCAATGAAAAGGCTGATTTATTACATCCTTCGAGGTTATTTAAAAAACAAGTATCGTGTGCTTGTAGTATTAGTTTATTACATTTAAAATATGGATACAGTGTAAAAAACGAAACATATCTTGAAACAATTATTGTATCAAATACGACATTTTTCAAATTAAAACGATTTATAAATTTTACATTGTCTATTTCTTCTTCAAGTACGTCTCCTGAAATAATTACAGAATATTCTTTTGGTATTCTTTTATATAGTTCAATTGCAGCTCTTTCTGAACCACCTATTGCATTACTTAATGAATATGTTAAATTCCACCTTGTTTCACTAAAACCTGTATAAATTAATATATTTTTAAACAATTTATATCTATCAATTAATTGTTTTTTTATTTTGTAATTATGATTTTTTTCAATAAACAAAAGATACTCTGTTAATTTATTATAAAAATCTTCATTTTGTTCTGGATAAAATTGAAGATTATATATTAAATTATCTATATACCATTCTCCAGTAAAAGTCATTTTTTCAAAAATAATGGTATACATTTTAATACCAGTTGAATAAAGTTTTAATTTTTCAGACACTATAATCATAAAATAAGCTAAATAAAATGAATAATCCATTGTTCTTGCAAAAAGTCTTGTTGAAAGGTCATCTAAAATGTATTCATTTTCATAATAATCTTTTATAAGTAAATAGTAATTATTTGCTAAAATGTACTCTGAATTGCAAACATAATATTTAATTAATTCAAGAATTCCTTCAACTCTTCTTGAATTATAGGTATAACTTTTTACAAGGTAATAATACCTTGAATTATTTTCCGTAAGCTCATAAATTTTTAAACAACTGTTGTATTTTTCTTCACTCCATCCATTACATGTTAATGTTTTATGGTACCACTTCAAAGCATTTTCATTATCCCCTGCATCATGATAACTATTAGCACAATAATAAACATATCTGTTATACAAAGGGTCATTATTTTCTAAAGCAATATTATAAGCTTCTTCTAGTATTTTTGCATCCTCTAGATATTTATTATTATTTTTATTTCTTGCACTTGTTCTTCCTGAAATAATGAAATAATCACCATCTATACTTCCTTGTGTTACTGGAACATCAGCTGATATAACTTCATGTAAAACTCCTCGATATTTCCATTGAATATTTCCTTTTACCAAACACAATCTATTATAAGCACTGGTTTGATTTCCAAATTTTAACATATAAGAATCTAAAACAAGTTCAGGTAGTTTAAAATTTCCTTCAATTGAATCATCTGCATCAAAAATAAAAATGTAATCTGCTTTGTTAAATGCATATTTTAATGCAATGCTTCTATTAGTACCAAAATCTTTCCAAGTGTCTTGATGGATTTCTCCTGGAATATCTTTTTCTTTAAAAAAAAATTCAATTAAATTTATTGTATTATCCGATGAACCAGTATCCGAAATTGCATAATAATCAATATTTATCTTTTTTAAAAGTTTTGAAAGTGTATCTAAAATAATATGAGATTCATCTTTAACTATCATATTTAGACATATTGTCATTTTTTACTTTAAAAAATATTTTATTGGATGTTTTTAAACTCATTAATAAATATTTAGTAATTACTAAAGATGTCCCATGTAGGGTGGTGTTATGATGAAGAACAATGTTGTCCACCACAAAATATTGTAATAAATACTGGAGTAACAGGAGCACAAGGTTCAACTGGAGCTCAGGGTTCTACGGGAGCTCAGGGTTCTAGTGGTTCTGGTGCAACTGGAGCACAAGGTTCAACTGGAGCTCAAGGTTCAACTGGTGCACAAGGTTCTACTGGAGCTCAAGGTTCTACGGGAGCTCAGGGTTCTACGGGAGCTCAGGGTTCAACGGGAGCACAAGGTTCTACGGGAGCTCAAGGTTCTACTGGAGCACAAGGTTCTACTGGAGCACAAGGTTCAACTGGAGCTCAAGGTTCAACTGGTGCACAAGGTTCTACGGGAGCACAAGGTTCTACGGGAGCTCAAGGTTCTACGGGAGCTCAAGGTTCTACGGGAGCTCAAGGTTCTACGGGAGCTCAAGGTTCTACGGGAGCTCAAGGTTCAACTGGTGCACAAGGTTCTACTGGAGCTCAAGGTTCTACGGGAGCTCAGGGAAGAACAGGAGCTCAGGGTTCTACGGGAGCTCAGGGTTCAACGGGAGCACAAGGTTCTACAGGAGCTCAAGGTTTACAAGGTAATTTCGGAGGAAATACTTTACTTTATAATGCAAATGGATCATATTCTATCCCGGGAACTGCACAGCCACCAGTTGGCTCAGGTAATTTTAAATTTGGATATGAAAATTTTAACTCTTCCCAAATGCAATGGTATGAAGTAGTGGATATGAGTTATACTGACGCTCAAAATGCAAATGAAACAACTTGGTTAGATAATGTAAAAATAAATGGATATTTTAGATTTTCATTACAATCAGATTCATCAAAATTCGCAATTTATCAAATTAATACAGTTGGCAATTATTCAGCTGGTACTGTGTATGAATTCTATCTAACTTATTTGAGTTCTTCTAATCCAACAAATTCAACGACTACATTATTTGGCTTAAATAGTGTAACTATATCTTATACTGAATCTGGTTCAACTGGAGCACAGGGTTCAACGGGAGCACAAGGTTCTACGGGAGCTCAGGGTTCAACTGGAGCTCAAGGTTCTACTGGAGCTCAAGGTTCTACGGGAGCACAAGGTTCAACTGGAGCACAAGGTTCTACGGGAGCTCAAGGAAGAACTGGAGCACAAGGTTCTACGGGAGCTCAAGGTTCTACGGGAGCCCAAGGTTCTACGGGAGCCCAAGGAAGAACAGGAGCTCAGGGAGCAACTGGAGCACAAGGTTCTACGGGAGCACAAGGTTCTACGGGAGCTCAGGGTTTTACGGGAACACAAGGTTCAACTGGAGCTCAGGGTTTTACGGGAACACAAGGTTCTACGGGAGCTCAGGGTTCAACGGGAGCTCAGGGTTCAACGGGAGCACAAGGTTCAACGGGAGCACAAGGTTCTACGGGAGCACAGGGTTCAACTGGAGCACAAGGTTCTACGGGAGCACAGGGTTTTACTGGAACACAGGGTTCTACGGGAGAACAAGGTTCTACAGGAGCTCAGGGTTCAACGGGAGCACAAGGTTCAACTGGAGCACAAGGTTCTACGGGAGCTCAGGGTTCAACGGGAGCACAAGGTTCTACGGGAGCTCAGGGTTCAACTGGAGCTCAAGGTTCTACTGGAGCTCAAGGTTCTAC